CACCCCTCAAAGTCTTAACATTGCGTAAAGGGAAGCTAGGATTCGTTCGGCATATAACACAATCAACCATAATCTCTTTAGAATCGCTCATCTTCCCACGAGTATCTGTATAAATATGCTCTTTGCATTGTGTACACTTGTATTCATAGATTGGCATTATCGAGGAACTCTCCTGAAGTTCACTTGGAAGCTCGTCTTGCTAGGCATGCGCCTATGCTTTGTCTTCTCTTCGCATTCAGGACAGTCTTCTTCAACAATGGGTTTGTAGTCTTTGAGCTTAGTGCTCTTTTCAATCACGTGTTCTTCACAGTCCTCACAATTGTATTCGTAAACAGGCACAGTCTTCTCCTTATCTACAGCGTCGTCGTCAGTGATATTCCTATTCCCCATAATTCTCCTGGTGAGACCTCGGGGTAAACCCAAAGGTCTGAGATAAGCGGTATGTCTAGCTTACCTAAGTTAAATCCGATGGGGGAAATTGAGAACCTGGTTGACTCTCCGAAATTGACAGATCCCCGGAGAAATCTCCAGTCCTGATCCAGATTTGTAGTACCGTAACCTCCAACAGTGAAACCAATGCTGCTAAAAGCCCAGCTAGTGGAAGTAGGATTAATAGTAGGGGTGAATAAAGAAAGACCAAGATCCACATGTGGGGACCAGAGGGTAAATCTTTTTTGGAGTTCGTTACGCTTTCTGAGGACGGTAAAATCTTGGACATGTAGGGTCTCGACAGTTGCTCCTGAGTCTGGGTGCACTTCTCGAAGTTCAATCGAGGTATCAATGTTCCCATCAGACTGTTCTGTTTCTACAATATCCAATTCAAATGTCTGTGACAAGTGATACTGAAATGATTCTGAACATATATTTGTCAAAGCTGTGATCCTGAAGTCACTGTAGCCCCACCCACAGTCAACTCCGGGTGCTAGCTCAGCAACTTCTGGCTCTCCGCGATGAGGAGGGTCGTCTCCTGGAAGCCCCTCAAAATCAGGGTCCAGGGAGGCCTCACGAATGGGGCACTCCCTTGGGACCCTTACAACTCTCGTCCTTACGGGCGTGAGTTTTCCTCCTCCAGAGGAGTCATGAGTTAGAACAGCATGGCCAACAGAAACAAGTTCTTGCTCAAGTTCTGTGACCTTCTGTTCTAGATTCGTACGTTCGGAAAGAGCTTCTTTTAGTAGATCTTGTGACCTGGTGATGCTGGTTGCAGCAAGGCCAAGGTCCTCTTTCAGTCTGGTGATCTGTTCAACTGAACGATCATTGGCATTTCTTGATGAATTCTTGCCATAGCCATAGGCCAATCCGGCAAGCAACAATGCAAGTGTCAAAGATAGGATCTTTAATCCATGCTTAGAAAGGAATGTCACTGTCTAGCTCCTTTTTCTTGCTCTTGTTCTCCACCCACTGACCCTTCTCCCAATGTCCTGTCTCTTGTGCATTCTGTTCTTCGGCGCTTTCAATTCTGCGCCGAATCACGTCAGCTGCTACAGGTACATAGAGTGAACGCTCTGGGTGGAAATCATAGAACGTGCTTTCCATCTTGAAGTCCGTGATCTTGTTCTTCTCCCAGATGAACTCAATGGTTGGCTTTCTCTTTCCAATTCCATTTTCGTATCCGTGAAAACACTTGGTCTTCTCGGGCTTCCCGATCTTTCCGTACTCATCAACCTCTGAGTATAGATGGCCAATGAAGTCTGCATCATATTCCATCTGTACTGTTTCAGAGAGGTTGTTATTACATGGGCGAACCATTGGAGCCAGCTTGTGATACTCCATAGTCGCAATAACTGTGATATGGAGTTTCTGTGCTATCTCCTGCTTGATCGTATGAGAGAGTTTCTTGAACTTGATTCTCTCATCCATATTGGAGAAGTCGGACACCTTATGAAAGTTGTCCAAGACATATACAATATGCTTATTAGGATACTTCTTACGATAGTATCTACATAGATACTGTGCGTAGGACAAGGATGTCCCGTGCTCAATATCTTTAATGACGAGGTTGTTCTTCATAAGTTCACGAAGAACTTTATAAGCCTCGTCTCTAACAAACTTCAAATCATCGTTCTCACCACTGTGATTCACATGCTTGGTGAAGTAGTTAGGGTTAGACATCTTGTTAAGTGTGATGTCTACGCCGTACTTTTCAGCAAACGGCAGTGCAAGTTGAGTAATCCACCTGTTGGCAAACATCCTGCGCGTGTCATCGATAGTATGGACTATGACAACAGTATCATCTGGATTACTCATAGCGAGGTCTAATGACAGACCTGAAAATAGAGCCGTCTTACCGGTGTTTGCTTTGCCGCCGATAACAATGAGCTTCTGCTCACGCCAATCTCCGTTAAGATTTTGCTCTATATCGCTAAAGTGATGGAGCTTGAAGCCGGCCAAGCCGTCCCCTCTCTCCTCTTGTTCCTTTTTCATCTGATCTAAGGCAGAGAGCACCTCTTCTGCAGAGAATGCACTCTCTCCTACGATACCGCCTAAAGATTCAATGCGCCCTAGAGTGGTTTGCAAGATCAGCTCACCACCATCAGGATTCCTTCGAAGCTCTCGAAGGGCTTCTTCGGCAATCTCAAGCTTCTGTTCTGTCAGGTCGTTCTCAAGACGATTCAGCTGCCTCTCCATCTCATCAGAGATGGCCTTTTCAGAGATGCCTGTATGCTCAGACAATGTCGACACCATCATCTCTCTGCGAACCATGTTTGATTCACTGATGATCAATGGAATAGCTTTGGTACATACATCAAGAGCATCTGCATCATGATCAAAGTGTCTTAACACCCACTCAAAGGCATCGACGCACTCAAGCTCTTGAAAAGCGTCGACAGACTCTTCTCTTAGGAAGTCATCGGGATCCTTACCGTCAGGTAAGGTCATGATTTCAAAGGAGATTCCTGTAATTCCAGCCAGTGTGGCTGACTTGTCATCGTCTCCCAAGAAGAGCTTCTTTGCTGCCTCTTGTCCGGCCACGTCACCGTCAAGAACGATGACGACCTTTCTGACGCCAACTCTTTTAAGGACTGCCACATGACTGCTTGTAAATGCCAAGCCACCAAGTGCACAGCTGTTGTGCATGCCATGAAAGACTGCGGTTCCCCAGTCAGCGTACCCTTCAAAGATTAAAAGCTTTTCATCCTCACTCTTTCTTGTTCGAAGATAGTTTGAGAGTCCATAAAGTCTAGACCCCTTATAGTAGACATTACGTCCGCCCTTTGTATTTACATACTTAGGCGGACGTCTACCGACAGGTCTGATCTCATAGATAGCAACTTTTTCTTCATACAGTAGATCTCTTGCAGCAAAACCAACAGGTCTTCCATGCTCATCGGTGACTGTAAAGATAAAGTTATTCGGAGAAAAGAGCCGCTCGTCGCTAAGTCCAATCTCATCGAGAAATCCAGCGGCAAACTGCCGCTTAAGAGTTTCTCTAAATCCTTGGTAATTATTAACAGATCCGATTTGATACTTTCGACAGAACGGTACATTCCATCCGCGACCCTCAATAGCATTCGTAAGAATCTCTCGCTCGTCGAACTGAGAGATGAGCTTAGCTGCATAGGCATAAGCTCTGTAGGTGTCAACGTCAAACTTTTCATCATCTGTCAGCTCCTCAAACTCAATAAGTACGTTGTATTTGTTACACAACCACATGACATTGTCAGTGATGTATCCCTTGCCAGAGATCGGTTTGTTATCTAAATGATGTGCTGCCAACATGATGTTGCCAGATAGACCGCAATTAAAACAGTGAAAGACATTGGCACCGGGAACGACAGACATGTCATCTCCGTCCTTGTCTTCACAGTTAGGGTTTAAGCACTTGAAATGCTTACCATTTCTTGCATTGATTCCATGTTCTTCCAGGTAATCTATAACAAATGGCTTCAGCCTATCAATGGTTTCTTCATATTTAGCTACGCGCATTATACGATAATCTTCTTTTCTTCAGGCACTGACATGCCTAGGGCTTCAGCCCTTGTGCGAGTCTGCTCTTTCTTGAGCCTCTCTTGCATCTCTTTTTCAAAAGCTTCTTGCTTTGCTTCAAGGGGCTCGTCGAATTCAACTCGTCTGATCTCTTTCAGTTCATCAACATCCAACTCTAGCTTCTTGATAAGAGCTACCAGGTCACCGGAGTTTCCGATACCAATATTGTAGTTGTTCTGTAAGAGCTTGAAGAGCCTTCCGTTTCCCTGAGCTCCAATCTCATTGACAATGATCTGTTGGCAGATGGCTAATTGTTGAGCCATCTGCTTCATCATGCCTTCCAGCTGGTCTAAGCGACTAAGTGCACCTACTCCAGCTTCAGTTGTCGCAGCCTGTCTTTCTGCTTTCGGGTTAATATCTAATGGTTTTGCCATTTATTCAATCACATCAGTGTCCGCTTCTTCCAACTCTTTATTGAGTCTTGACACTTCCTCTTGTAGTTCTCTGAGGTAAGCAGTCTTTGCTTCCTCGATAGCTTTACGCTTCCTGATTTGGCTCGCCATGAACCAATTCGCGGGTAAGCCTAGGCCTTTCGCATAATTGCGCTTCATATTCCGCTTGAAGTTTCCCACTTCTGTCCTCCACTTTGCCTAATTTGGGATCAATGTAGCCAATAATAGTTCCATCGACTCCAAAGAAAGCACTTCTCATAAGAGGCCTGTCCCAGAACTCCATGAAATCATTGACGCTTTTCTCAGTGTATCCCTTACGAAGAAGTCCACTTCTACATCTCTCGTCTTGTATTCTTTTGTCATTCCTTGACATCTTAATCCTCCTCGAAAGTAACCAGCCTTGCAAAGGTCATAGGATCACCTTCTTTCATGCCCCAGACCCATTGGCTTGCAGCATCTCCTAAGCCAAGAGACTCCGCAAAGTCATCCTTTCCACAAAGACTTCCGCTTCTGAATACAGGACATCCAAGAACATATTCGATAGCAGGAGTATGCCAATGGCCACAAGCGGCTACGTCATAGTCATGCTGTAACATCCAGTTCTGCCACTGAGCGGCTGGGCTTGGAGAGGTCCCCCTCTTTGCCTTGTGTCTCAAGAGGATTCTTTGCCCCTTCACTTCAACTAAGATGAATTGTCTGGAATTGGGATATTCAATTGAGATGCTTTCAGGAATCTGATCACATAACAGGTCCAAAATGATATAGATCATTTGGTCCCAGTTTGTCAGTTCATCAGCTGTCTTCGATGTACGTCCATGATTGCCAGGACAACCTACCACCCTAACGGGTAGTCCTGTGACCTTGTTCATGCGACGGAGAAGCTCAAAGAATCCCTTGGCGGTGTTCTTGACCTGCTCTACTGCATTCTGTTCGATATGCATTGCTTGCGTGAAGTAGATACCCTCACCATCAATCATGTCGCCGCCCATAAGAACAACGATCTCATCTGCATTTCTCTCAAGAGCAAAACGACAAGCTTCTTCTGCTACCTTTGAGGCGCGTCGTGCACCGATCTCTGGGTTGAAAAGAACTCGAGTCTTATCTTCTTCATCGGTAATGATCTTACCAAAATGCGTATCTGAAAAAAGAACCACAATCGATTCTTTCTCAGATTTTACAGGCGTAAGCTTGCTCTTTGTCGGTCGTGTTTCCTTGACCATCTCCTTTAGAGTTCTCGCAAAGCCTTGTAAGGCTCTACGAACCTGGAACCTGGTAGCTTGTTGAGGAAGAGAGAGATCTAACTGTTCCAGGTCTTCAACGTTTTGTACTTTGATCACACTCTCTGTCGTAACGACATTCTTTGGATCACCGTAAGCACTGTCGAGACTGGCTTCGAGCTTCCTTCTCCTTCTTGTATCTGCGGCCTTGCGAGCTATCTCGCTACGCCGCTCAGCTGTTAATCCCATGTAACTCCTAATATACGGCTTCTATACTCGCGCTTGGAAACGCTTGCTTTACTCTCTTCATACACTCCTGTGCATCTGCTATAAAAACGGGTACGAATGACCCCTGTCCAATGGAGACTCTGAAACGAGTTCTGCCGCCTTCAAATTTTGGAAGTAAACGAGATAAAGAGTCTATATCTTCAAATGTGGAGATCTCGAGGTTGAGTTCTGTACACCCATCCTCGACAACCTTCTCCATACTTTGAACCCCATGGATCTTTAAGCTGTTCCTTCCCTGATAACTATCTACCTTGCAACTCATGAAGATACCCTTCTTCTCTTGAAGTTCTTCTCTGTATGCTTTGTAGATGTTAGGCCAAGCCACTACCTCTACGACACCTGACTTATCACCAAGTGTCACAAAGGCCATGGTGCCCTGCTTGATATTCCTTTGTTTGATTCCGCCAACAAACCCACCAAGTACAATCATCTCACCTGGTACCAGTGAATCAATATCACTGACCTGATGAGTGACCTTGGATTTCAATAGGCTTATATAGGAGTCCAGAGGATGTCCGGTCAAGAAGATACCGAGTGCTTCACACTCGTTCATCAACTCTTGAGCCTTGTCCGCTGGCACCTTAGGAATGAAGAACTCATCAGATTCATTCTCTAAGAGAGTCATCTGTCCTGTTCTTCTGCTGTCTTTGAAATGTCTTGCTTTGTTTACTGCATCCTCATAGCCAAACTCGAGTTGTCCTCGAGTATGACCTAGCCCATCAAAAGCTCCTGCATATACAAGAGCCAAAATGTTATTACGCTTGCACTGTCCGAGGTTAACACGCTTGGCAAAATTGTATATATTGCTAAACGAACCTGACTTGCGAGCTTCGAAGATACCTTTGAGCGCACTTGGTCCTACTCCTTTGATGGCCTCCAGGCCAAATAAGATGTCTCCATCCTTTACGTTGAATCCAATACCTGAATGATTGATGTCAGGAGAAAGAACCTTTACTCCTACCTTCTTCGCTTCTTCTACAAGAACATGAATGGCATCAAAATCACCAGTCTTTACAGTCATGTATGCTGCCAAGAATTCTGCTGGATAATGATGTTTCAGGTATGCTGTCTGATAGGCCAAGATGGCATAGCAGATAGAGTGTGCCTTGTTGAAGCAATAGTCAGAGAAGTTATAGATGTCAGTCCATGCACTCTTGATTTCTGAAAGCTTAAACCCCTTCTCTTGAGCGCCGTTAAAGAACCTTACCTTTAGCGCAGCCATTTCCTTTGGCTTTTTCTTGCCAATCGCTCTTCGCATGAGATCAGCTTCTCCAAGGGAGAATCCTGCGAATTCCTGCGCAATCTTAAGGACTTGTTCTTGATAGACAAGGACTCCGTTCGTCGATGCCAAAATCTTTGCAATCTCAGGTAGAGTCGTCCACCCAGCAATCGCATTCTCCTTTTCTTTTCTAACATCCAAGATGGTACGAACCATACCCATCTTAAGGGGACCTGGACGATAGAGAGCGATGACAGAAGAAAGATCTTCTACGCTCTTGGGCTGGAAGCCGGTACCAAAGTCCCGCATTCCTTTTTCTTCGAACTGGAAGATACCATAGCTGTTACCTTTTGCAAAGATGTTCTCGAAGACCTTCAAATCATCAAGAGGAACATCCTCTATCATGAATTCAGGCTTATCCTTCTGAATCATCTGCACAGACAGATCAATGGCATCAAGAGCTGCAAGGCCAAGGAAGTCATACTTCACATAACCTGCCTCTTCAACCTCGTTCATATCAAACTGGGTTACGGCCACACCAGTGTCGGCATTGACCTTTCCAAGGGGAATCTGATCAAACAAAGGCTGGTCATGAATGACCACTCCACTTGGATGAACAGAGGTGTGTCTTCTAAGTGACTCTAATTGCTCAGCAATGTCACAGACCTTCTTAAAGGTCTTGTCTTCTGAATACTTCTTCTTGAAACGGGCATTCTCGTGACAATAGGCAGCCTTCCACAGACCTTCTTCGTCCTTCTCTGTCTTCTTTGTAAGGGTGACACGATGCCTGCCCTGTCCACCCTTCTCTTCCTCTGGAATGAAGCCAGCGTGTTCTGACTGCTTCTTCCCATCGAATCCCAGGACTCTCGTGACGTCTCTGATCAGTCCGCGAGGCTTCAGGAAGGCTTGGGTACCAATTTGTGCTACACAGTCCTTACCATACTTCTCTGCGGCCCATTGAATCAGCTCGTTTCGTCTTGACCTTTGGAAGTCAGTGTCGAAATCGGGCATAGATACTCTGTGAGGGTTAAGGAAACGCTCAAAATATAAATCATACTCAATCGGATCAACGTCAGTAATACCAAGGCAATACGCCACCAACGAGCCCGCTCCGGATCCACGGCCTGGTCCAACTCTGATATTAAGCGATCTAGCTGCTTCGATATACTCCTGGACAACCAAGAAGTAACTCTCGTAGCCCATCTCTTTGATAATCCTAAGCTCATACTTGAACCTGTCCTCATACTCCCTGCTAAGCTCAGACTCCATTGCATCAGGAAATCTGTTGGCAAAGCCTTTCGTAGCCTCGACCAAAAGCTCCTTCTTCCCCATATTGGGGAGATAGATCTTTGTCTTGCCCCACTCGACCTTGCAGTTCTCTGCAATCTCGTGCGCTGTAAAGGCGGCCTTCTTCTGGCCAATGCCATCAAATGCTTCACAGATCTCATCGGTAGTCTCTACAGAGAACTGCTTCGGTTGAAACTTGTGTCTATCAGGATCATCAAGCATCTTGTTCATGCCTACGCAGAAATTGATGTCCTGAAAATAGTCATCCTTCTTTTCTAAGTAGTGACAGTCGTTCGTTCCGACTGTCTTGATACCAGTTCTCTTGGCAAGAGCTATGATCGCATCGTTGAATGGTGTCTGGTCAGGCTCACCATTGAGCATGATCTCCAAGAAATACGAATCACCCATCAGAGTCTTGTACCTATCTGCGATCAGATCAAGACCAGTGTTTTCATTCCTGTGTGCATCAGCCAACTCAGACCCCAGACATCCACTAAGAATGATGAGTCCCTCACGGTACTCCTCAATCATCTTGTGATCCATTCTTGGTTGAGTGTAGAACCCCTCATTCCATGCCCTGCTCATGAGAGCGGTCAAGTTTTTAAGTCCTGTATTGTCTCTGGCAAGAATAGTCAGATGATTGGATGAGCCCTTGTTGCTCCACTTCCGCCCAGCGACATTCGTATCCTTACCACGACACTTGATGATGTCAGGTACTACATAGGCTTCTACACCTGGAATGTAATTGATACCATACTTCTCAGCAGCCTTCTTCATTTCCCAGATGGAGGAGATGGTTCCATGATCGGTCACGGCTACGTGATCCATACCATTCTCTTTACATCTTCTCATCAAGTCGTCTGCCTTGATGGTTCCATCAAGAAGACTGTGATCTGAATGCAAGTGTAAGTGTGCAAACTTATTCATGAATTCCTTATGAAATATAGCTATCCCAGGTTTGAACGTCTTCTCCCCCTAGCTGCTTCTTTACTTGATTGGCTACTACATGTGCAAAGTCTGCAAAGACTGTGTGATACACATGTCCTTCAGCGATAGCACAGCCTGCTGCACCTTCATGCCCACCGCCCTTGAAGAGGGCAGCGATCTCATTGACCTTGATAGGGCTATGATTTCCTCTAAGGGAAACGTATCCACTCTTTTGATTTACCAAGGCGACTACGTCACCTGTCTTACAAAGAACATACAAGGCTTGCTTGGCCACCTCTGGGTCTTCTGGAGAGATCATCGCCACAACCAACTTCAGATCTCCCTGTAGAACTGGTTCTTCAAAATTCCAAGTGAATATCTTCAACCCTTTGAAATTATAAAGAAAATCTTCATGATAAAGAGGCTCCATCTGTTGAATGTATTCTGCAATCAGATTTTGAGTAAGCTTTTCTTCCGAGCCTAAAAGCTCGGGTGCCTGGTCACAAAGACCCTGAAGAACAGAGGCGAATTGAATCGCTTCAAGACTTCTAAATCTAAAGCCGACAGTGTCAGCCCAAAGACCAGCATAAAGAATTGGATGTACTATTCCGTGTCTGATCAAGACGCATCCTGTTGAAGGCACGTCTTCTACAAAATAATTTTTATCAGGACTGTTCTTATTAAGGTCAGAGCTATGATGATCAAAGACGACTGTAGGAATCGAAGGAGGCTTGAATCCCAATCGATTTGCCGTAGGCTGACAGTCAAAGACAATAAGACTTTTTGCCTCGCCTAATATCTCTACAATCTCACCCGTTGGTGCGGTGCAGAAATCTTCTGGCTCCAAGATCCAGGATGAATCAGAGAACAGAGTGCCTTGAATACGTATATAGGCTTCTTTGTTGTGCCATCTAAGAAAGTCCAGCATGGCTGAAGCGGCAGACAATCCGTCTGCGTCTGGACTCTTGTGAGTTGCGAGGACAATAGGTTCGGGCAGCTTTAAAAGCATCTCCGTAGTTGTTGACATATGTTTCTTCTTTACAGTTCTAATAAACTGATTCTTAATCAGGCTGGTACTTTTTACACAGCTTTTCGTGATGGTAGTCTGCTATGAGAGCTCTGATGATAACTATCTCATCTTTGTCCCATAGCAGGTTGAGAATGAATGTTCCTCTTTCGTGAAGCCACGTCTCAGCTGTCTCGAATTCATGAGAAAGATTCTTTCACAATCCATATGGTGTTGCATTACTTTCCGCTTGATCCAAACCCACCACGACTGATCTCAGCAGCGGGAATGAATTCTTCCCACGCAACATTAAGAGTAGGCCTAAGTACCAGTTGAGCGATTCGATCGCCCTTGTTGATAACCAGTGGCCTCTTGCTTGCGCTACTGGAGTAGTTGATCACATCGATCTTCTTGCCCCTTATAGCGGCATTGAATGTCTCTGCAGTGATGCCGATTCCTCGGCCTGCGATCTTTTCAGAGCCCAGGTTGGCCCTCTCTCTTGGCAGTCTGAAGACAGCGACACCAAGTTCATCCTTGGCACCACAGTAATCAGCATCGATAAGACCGAGGCCGTTGGCCAAGATCAATCCATGCTTTACTGCCATGCTGCTTCGTAAGATCAACTCAAAGTGAAAGCCTTCTGGTGGTTGAACAACCACACCTGTTCTGATGATAGCTGCATCACCAGGTCGTAGATTATAGTAATCAGCTGAGTAAAGATCCCATCCTGCTGACTTCTCGGTCCCTCTCGTAGGGACAACTCCTCCATCTAACAGATGGAACTTACATTGCTTTGGCTTAGTTGCCATTGGTTCTCCTTTATAACTCTTTCAAAAGCTTAACTAACCAGCCAGCAAGATAGTATTCACCATCTTTAAATACAGTTACTCCTGAATCTACAAGATTCATAGTCAACTGAGCAGCTGAGGTATGAGCTTGGTTGTGAATTTGAGAGCTTTCCTTTCTTGTCTTGCCTGCACACAAATAGAGATTTTCTATTCTGTTGTCAGCAGGTTGATTGTTAATATGATGAACAAATTGGTGTTCAGGAATGATATCGTCAAGCTTCTCTTCCATCACCAATATATGCTCTAATACATATGGGGCTGGCTTCTTTTGTCTTTCAGCACGATTTTTTACTCTTGGATGATCAGGAACATACACAGCCGTGTATTTACCACTTCGTCTAAGATGTATCGGATTAGCTAATGCCTTCTCACGAAGACCTTTTGCCATAGATTCTAATCGTGCTTTGTTCTTAGTTGGGTCTCTTTCTGTTTGTTCACGAGATGAACAAGATCTACATATATGTTTACTGTTCTGCTTTGCATAGTGCCAAGAGATTTTTCTAATCTTTTCACACACCTCACACTTAACTTCTACCTTTCGGTAGAACCCTCCAGTTTTTAGATCTTTAACTATCATGTTACCTCCACTAAACTTATTAAGTTCTGTTTTTAGTATAACATGACTATAGTACTTCGGCCACCAGATCAGCGAGCGGACTTCGACAGCCCTTAATTAATTCTATATAACTTGTAAGAGGAGACTCTTTGATCTGTAAGCTGTTGATAAGCCTATACAATCCGGTCTCTTCCCATGTCAGATCACTGTCTCTTTGAGAGGGGTCTCCCATCAATACGATTTTGGATCCTTCTCCGATACGAGTGCACAGTGTCTTCAATTCATGTGGACTGAATGACTGTACTTCATCGGCCACGATAAAGGAGTTGGAGAACGATGCTCCTCTCATTACAGACACAGGTATCCACTTGATCTTTCCTTCATCCTCTAGCAAATCAAGATACTTCAAGCCATGCTTGCTGAGAAGAATTTCTAAGTTGCAGTAGAAGGAGAGAAGATACGGGTCGTATTTCTCTCTAAGATCACCAGGGACTGCACCAAGATTCATGTTTCCTACAGAGGTCATGGGCTTGGTGAATATGATGGAATCATACTTGCTGGTATCAAGAAGCTTCGTGAGTGCTACTGCTGTAGCACAGATAGTCTTACCCGTTCCGGCATGTCCGGTGATAATGTTCATGGTGACATCGTCATCAAAGAGACAATCCATCAACATCTTTTGTTCTTTGTTCCTCGGAGAGATACCGCTGTAACTCATCTCTTCTGGAACTTTGAGAATTACTTCTCCGTTTTTTGATACACGTCCCAATGCACTATGTGATTCACATTCAATACACTTTAATACAATCGACATGTTTGGATAGAAAGGTCCGACAGAAAAGTCTTCTAGCTTAATCGGTCCCTTCCACAGCTTGTTCACCATCTGGTGAGAGACGTGAATCTTCTTCACTCCTGTGTAGTCCATCTTGCTCCCGGAGACGCTTGATTCTGTCCCACAATGCTTTGTATCCATCCTCTAAGTCCATCTCAATCTGTTCTGATCGAGACAGAATGCTATCGATACGTGCGTATGTTGTTGTGGGATTACCGCCGCGTCCGTTCTTTCTCACTCTACTTGGTTTTGTAACCGGTCTCAAATCACAGTTGTAAGCTCGGCCCATCGGACGACCCGTAGGGTCATACATTCTAGGTCGGTGAATCTCACGTGTGGCATACATATCCTCTTTGATATCAAAGAATCTAGTGTATCCACATTGCTTACACCTAAATGTGTATTGAGGAGTGGAACGTACGGTAAGCTCCTCCTTTGGAATAGAAAGCAAGGCGTCGATGACTCTCTCTTGATGGAGAGCCATGTCCTTTTGTCTTTCTAGTTCTTCCTTAGCTTCCCTCTGTTGTTGAATCGCTTTCGTTGTCTGGTTCATCTTTTAATAGTTCGGCACGTAGCTCATTGGCTAGCTCCTCATTCTCCCTTAGATATTCTGCTGCCTTCGCATCTCCTTGAACCTTGAAGGTTCCAAGTTGATACCAAGAGCTGGACTTTTCAATGAGTCCCTTGTCCACACTGAGATCAAGAAGCTCCTTGAAAACATCAATTCCCTGCCCATATAAAATACGAGATTCATATTGCACATATGGTGGGGCCATCTTGTTTTTGACAATCTTTACCTTGATATTGTTACCAATAAGCTCTTCGTCCATCCGAATACCGGCACCGGCTCTTCTGATCTCAACTCTTACAGAAGAGTAGAACTTAAGAGCTCTGCCACCAGGTGTGACCTCTGGGTTTCCAAACATGACGCCAACCTTCTCTCTGATCTGGTTGATGAAGATGACAATACATTCGCTACTTGCTACAGCTCCTGTAAGTTTACGCATAGCTTGACTCATCAGTCTGGATTGAAGGCCCACATGAGACTTGCCCATCTCGCCTTCAAGCTCTGCTCGTGGTACCAAGGCAGCGACAGAGTCTACGACAATCATGTCTACTACATTGCTACGAACTAGAATATCAACAGCTTCAAGAGCACCCTCACCAGTCATAGGCTGAGAGAACACAAGCTTGTCCGTGTCCACTCCAAGATTTCTTGCATAGGTAGGGTCCAATGCGTGTTCTACATCAATAAATGCTGCAGTCCCTCCTGCCTTCTGACACTCTGCCATTGCATGAAGGGCCAGGGTGGTCTTGCCGCTGGATTCAGGACCATAGATCTCTATCATCCTACCCTTTGGCCAGCCTCCGATGCCAAGAGCCTTGTCCAATTGAGGGCTTCCACTTGTAATGGAAGGCCACTTTTCTGACTTGGACTCTCCTAAGATGATAACAGAGCCCTTACCTAGTTTCTTGTTGGCTGATCCTATCGCCAGCTCTAACGCCTTATCTTTTGCAATCTCTGCTTTCGTTTTTGTTGTGACTTCTCTAGTCAATTCTAGTTCCACTAAAATGCTCCACTATAGGATAGATCATATTGTCTTGAACATGTGATGTAAGAATATCTATATCCTCACAGTTGAATACAATGTCATTGAAGACTTCTGATGGAATCTCATCCATTGAGATCTCACTGCTATCCTTGCTGCCATGATAATTTTCACGGCCAGGTCGCTGAATCTTGATAAGATAAGCGTCCTTGGCTTGTAAGGCCTTGATTTCATTAGGGAATCTTACATCAGCACACACAACGATACCCTTTTTTCCTGACTTATCTAAGATTGCGTTTGCTTCAATTCCCATTAGAATCAACGTTGCGTTGTTCAAAAAGTATTCAGTCCATACAGCAGGCCAAATCTCACGCATCTTCATGCCTACACCCTGCAAGATCTCTCTTGGTGTAAGACAATGTCCATCAGGACCTTGAAGATGCATAAGCATCTGCTCCTTAGCCAATGGATCATAACATTCTTCATAGCTAAGTCCGAAGAGTACTTCGGCAATCTCTTTTACAGGAAGGGCGATCGCCAACTTCTCTGCTACAAATTCTTTCGGTAAGTTTTTAATGATCAGATCAGCAAGAGTGTCTTTACCAGACCCTGCCTTCCCTGAAATTCCAATTATTTTCATGTCTCTTTGTCTGGAGCCTCCTTTTGAATTCTTTCTCTCATAAAATCTGGATCGATATTTAATACATCACAGATTTCATCGAAGGTGACTGCCCACGGGTCCATCACCTTGGCTTTTCTAAAGATAAAGTCTGCAGCAGTCTTCCACTCTTGAAACTCGGTACAGCCATCTGAAAACTCTGAACTTTTATTATGACTTGTCGGATCTAGATGAAGATAGTCCTTCATCGCTCTCTCAAGGAAGGCCACCAAGAACTTTTCAAGACCTTCATCGAAAGCGATGGGACTATCCATCATGTCCATTTCGTAATTAAAAGAGATTGCACTTGTCCGAGTCACAGAACTTTTCACCCACTCCCGCCTGTGAAACAACACCAAAGTTCAATGGCTTGATCTCAGCTATCATAGCTTCATAAGTTTCTTGATCTATGGCTTCATATGGTAACTGTGGATACCAATCTGTATTCAGTGGCAAGAAGGAGACACCCTTGAGTCTTGTTTCATAAAGCTCTAAGGCGTTCTTGATATGGGGAGCCTCCTCTGGTGTAAATGTGACTGTCACAGACACTTGATTGTCTGCCCAGTAGTGTTGAATCTGCGCAGCGATCTCAAGCTGCTCCCACATGGAAACATCGTACTTGCTTCTTGTGAAGTCAGGTTCGTGTACTGGGAACTCAATCACTACAGTGCTATCTTCCAATCCTACGCACGGCTCAATTCTATAATTTGCTGCCATAAGGACCGGCACAATGTCATGATTCTTGGGAGATCTAACTCTACGGATGTAGTATTCTCCTTCGGAGTAATGCATGCCAGGGCGTTCTCCGGGAAGCAACGGCACGGTTCCCCCAGGTTTGACTGAAGTCTTTTTGATTGACTCTCGAATGCCGAGCCAGTCTGAGTATACTCTGTCCAGTTGTGTGATGTAGTCATAGCCTCTCTTCATCCAATTAAAAGTTTCGCGAGTGCCAAACTTATCAAACGCACGGGTGATACCGCCCATGGACGTACCAATACGCCTATTGCGATTCATTACGTTGTTTGTCTCTGGAATATGAGTGCCAAGTAAGGTTACGCTCTTTGCATATAGATAAGCGAACTTGAGTGTCTGACGATACTCTTCGTAATTCTCATGTCTTGCAGGGAATGTTTCAACCAGACAACATAGCTCATAAGGTTCCAAGGTCTGCTCTAGACATGGGTTCCCTCCACGAGCCCTTTCGTCTGCCCAGTTCGGAGGATCCATCATCCTACCAAACTTTCTGGCATTCTCTAGCCACATATAGCCAGGCTCACCATTGATTGCAGTCATTCCTGCAGCCAAGGAATAGTCTTGTCCCACTTCGCAGAACACAGAGTTGTTTGAAGCCCACCTGTGACTTGTAACCTTCTTCTTGTCTTGCTTCATGGCCATGTATGGCAGATCGTCAGGACTTCCAAAGGCGATTTCTGCTGTACGACGGACGTTGCCGGCTACAACACACTTGCCAATGAGATTCATGACATCGGTGATGTCTACAGAAGAAAGAGTCTGTCCATTTCTGCTATCAAACAAGTCTCTAAGGTATCTATGTAGATCCATCAACGGTTGAGGACCGCTAGCGGTTCCTCCAAACCCCTTGATAGGTGCACCGTATGGACGAATCTCAAGGTAATCAAACATTACCTTCTTGCTTCCTTCAACAAGATAGGAGTCGATAAGAAGACCAACGGACTCAACCCATCCCTCTCTTGTGTCAGGAATGGTCCATCCATAACTGTTCTCCCAAGGCTCACCAAGAGGCTTGTGTACAGTTACCTTCTCGGCGCCCTTGACATCAAAGCCACATCCTACACCCAACATGGATACATCCATAAGGAATGTGAATGGCTTGGAGAGTTCTGCGCTCAGGTTTTCAGTAGAGACGAATGCACAGTTGTTCAGCGCCGTAGCGCCTCGCTCCCATACATAGTCAGTACCCATCATCCATAAGCCACGGCCAGGAGGAAGGAACTTGAAGTTCCACATCAACTCAAACATCTTCTGAGCTGAACGCTGAGCTCTATCATCATCCCATGGGAGCTGACGGTCGAGACAATGTCTCTTTTGAATGGCGAAGGTTCCTTCTACCACTCTCTTGCAGGTATCATGAAACTCTTCTGTTGATCCGTTCTTCATGATACGAGAATAAGTTCTCTTATAGACAACGTATCCGATAGGGCCCCACTCTGGTTGCTGCCCTACATACTCTTGATAAAACTCTGGCTCTAATTCAAAGTAAAACTTACTCTGAGGCTTTCTTAGTTCCTTCTGCATCTACTTGACCTCCATCAAGGGAAGGCTCTACATGATTCAATAGCTCAGCTATACCAAGACCAATGCTTCGTATGCTCTTTCGAACTAGATTTTCGTGATCGTTTGTCACTTTCTTCACTTCATCGGATCCAAAGCTATGAATGCCAAGAAGAAGAATCTTTGTAAGATTCCCTGCGTTGACTAGCTCAAAGTGAGGTTGTCCATTGTCTAAGATACCTACAAGATATCCAGCCGTCATGGTTGGCTTTGTTGTTTCTTCTGTGTGCAAATCATTTGCAACGGTTTCTTCTGGCATTATTCCATCATCCTTATTTCATGAGCATTCGCTGTGCTTACGTTGTTGAGTGTCTCTCTTATCTCTTTGAGATTCTTTAGAATCGTTTCAAAGAAAGAGACCTCCATGTATCCTCTGCGTAGACAAGCATACTCATCAAGCAAGCTGCCTTTCGCAGCGCGAATAAGTGTTTCTTTCGCAGGACACTTTGTCTTTTCTTCTCTGTAGTGATCCACTCTGGCTTTCACATAGGCGTCCACCTTCGCCGCAACCATATGTTCTAGGTTTTGGGTCGATGATTTAAGCTTGTTGTAATAGAAGTGGGCTTCGTTGATACGTCGTAGAAGAAGTACTGAATACTCATTGATTTGTTTGGGGACCATCTCTGTCAATGGTTCGTCGTTGGCATTTAGAGGGGTGACTGAAAAATATCTTAACCATTCAGAGATTTTCTTTCCTTCGATGACAGTGTTGTCCCAAAAGGCGCTTAGATAAGCACGCCATAAGTTCTTAGACTGGGACGACATCCTTGTTAGAGCTGTCGCTCGACTCTTGATTGCCTCTTGTGTTGTTGCTTCTTCGCTCATTCCCACTTCACCGGCCTACTTAAAATCTGGCTCGCGGAAGTGATCCGAACGAGTTCAGCGCGTTCACGTAGTTGCACCAAAGTCGATGAATTACAATAACTCATCGCAGAACGTAAGCCTCCTTCTATGTCACTCATGATCTTATGAACCCGAGTGTTCTTAGATACTTGGAACTCAACACCTTCATGGGTACGTTCCTCAGTATAGGTAGAGTTGCCTCTGTATGATTCTCCAGGTGCCTCTTCACAATGTGCGAACAGGAATCCAGAGATGACTGCGTCCGCTCCAGCTACGATAGCCTTGGGAATATCTCCTGGATACCTCACACCGCCATCTGACAACAGTTTGACCCTATCCCTCAGCCCTGCCTCTACAAGAGCCTCATGGACCTCCTGGAGGCATGTAACCTGTGGTACCCCGACACCGGAGACGATACGTGTCGTACATGCAGCCCCTGCACCGACACCCACCTTGATAAGATCAGCTCCCGCGTTGGCAAGAGCAACCGCTCCTTGCCCAGTGACCACATTGCCACTGACTATCCAACAGCCCTCAAACCTTCTACGTAACTGTTGGGTTCTCTCAACAGCTAGGGTTGAATCACCTCTTGCAAAATCCAAGTTGATGAACGGAGGACTGTATTCCTTACAGATATCAATCCAGTCATCATTCTCTCCACCAACAGATATTCCATAATTCCAACTCTTCAGATAGTAGTCTTCGTAATCCTGTTCGAATTGTTCTGTCGTATATCCAAATCGAGGAAAGACTGCCATACCCCCTTGGCTTGCCACCTTGCCAGCCATCTCTCCGTTACAGACAGATGCCATGTTGGACAAGACAATAGGAACAGAGAGGTAGTCTCCTGCTCCGATGAACAGAGTAGGGTCTACATCCTTTCTTGATCTGATGCTGGAAAAGCATGGCTTGATGAGTACGTCATCGAATGTCAGGTATTCCAGAGATCCGGGGTTCGCAAAGTTCACTTTAAGCAATGTCTTCTCCTCCTGCTCTTTCATTCCAATAGCTTGAGCTGTCATCGTCCTCGACAAATGTCGGCTGTGTTTTATAAATGTCATCTAAGATTCGATGAAATGGAAGTGCAGGCCCAGGATCAACCTTACGACCAGGATCTATATCCTCATGTCGTACATTGCATTCACGTGGCATTTCAAGTTCAGACATAAGGGAATCCATCAGCTCGGTGTATGCATCGACCTGTAGTTGTGGATAATCTTCCCAAGTATGATGTTTGTTGCTACTTGTTTCAGACCTACCATAATAAAGAGAAGAGCCCTTCAGCTTGCTTCCTGTCCAAGTCTTTGGACCCTCTGGACCATTGATTGTAAGCCAGCCCCAGTTGGCCAGGTCGACTCCGACAAACCAATGATTAGGGTTTCTGGATCCCCTGGCAGGATTGCCCCTCGTAGCAGGTACCGTAAAGGACAAACCTTTTCTGGCAGCATGCCACGTCCTGTCATTAATTGAGGCAAGCTGAATGATATGACCATCTCTGCATACTATGAAGTGAGTGGAGACTGAACGATAGTCCTTGCCCGCTAGCTTGTTGGCATCATGTCTATGAAATCGAGTGGCTGTCTTTCTGCCGTCACCCAACGCAGTATAATGGGTAGTCGTACCAATTAGTCTGTTCTCGTAATTCTCTTTGATTACTTGATGCATGCCCTTCCAAAATAAAACTTGGAGAGGTTTATGCTCAACAGACCAGCGCCCTGTGGTCTGGAGCCATCCATCTTCGTCAAACCATAGCTCGACGAGAGGTAGCTCCGGTGTCAAAAACACTGAAGGAAAGAATGATGTTGATTCAGAAGGGGGTGCGTTCGCCTTTGCCCTTCTGAATAAATTCATGAATGTCATGAGTTCTCTCTGTAATAATCATCAATCAATTCAACACATAGATCGATAACCCAAGCAGTGTTGTTCTTTTCAGGAAGATCGCTTGGTATGGTTTCAAGTTTTTCAAATGCTTCGTAGGACATTTGAGTAAGCTCATCATAAGAATATTTACCACCCCTGATATCACGTAGGACTGTAAGCTCTTCATCAGAACGCGGATGAATCAGATCACCAGTCTCCAAGATGCTTCTGCCTACAAGAAGTAGTCGGTACAAATGCATGGCATGCTTTGTATCATATCCGAACTCAGTTTCGAGCTTGGCTCGGTCAGTGTTACGATTGGCACGCCACTCTTGATAGTTTTCCCATTTCTTTTTCTTCTCATCGTGAAGAACACGATCGAATGGAGTAACAGGACCAAGCTTGGCATCTAACACTGGTTCTGTTGGTGGGCTCTCGATCCACTTGAGATGTCTTTCGATTCTCTTGATCTGTGCCAGTGCATAACTACCATAAGAATGCCTTACTGTCTGAGACAGGAATCTCTTACGATGCGGCCAGATCTTTTTTTGAAACCAGGTCTTGTCTGGTAGAGATGTCAGCAACTTTACAAGTTCGCCTCTGTCTTCTCCAACACCACGCAACTGCATAGCACCATCTTTTCCAAAATGTCTACCTGGTTGTCCAAATAAGATATCTAGAATTGTTGGGTTGTTACGGTTGCAGAGCCGAAGGAACTCTCTGATGTCTAAGAACTCACATTCAATTGACTTGCTTTCGTTCTCAAATCGAATGCCAGACGGCTTCTTTCCTTCTGCCCAAAGACCATACAACTTGTTCTTTGGTGGAATGAAGAGACCTTTTATGTCCCAATCGGAAGTGGGACTTTGCAACCCATATAATCTACTACCGAAGACTCCAGCGTAGACTGTTCCGATCGGAATCTGCTCATAGAGTTCCATGGTAATTCTCCGGTGCCATCGCAATGATCGCATCCTACATAGACGAGCTCACCGGGCTCCCAGTAGAAGCCAAGCCCATCACACTTGTTACATTTCATTATGCCCTGAAGCAGAGTATCTACCACAGAGCTAGCCCCACACTCGAATTAACGAGTTGTGTTCTGTGTCTGATTACGTACGCGAGTCACTGTTGCCTTATAGGCGGTGATGCTACGAAGCAGACGTGCATTCTCAGCCTGTAGCTGAGTTACCTGCTCTCTTAGAGTCATTTTGCATTCTCCTTTTATTTCTTTGATAGTAGACAGATTGAGGTGAACACCCCATGTCTCTAGCTATCTGCATACCACTCTTCGTCCAGTCGATCTGTGACCAATCAAAGTCACCTCTTTGTCCACGACGTGGTGGCACGGTATCGACATGCTTGAGATGTCGTTCGATGGTGAAAGGATCGAGAACCTTTGTGCCCTTTCCTATTCTTCCTACCATCAAGAGCATAGGAGAGGTCTCCATATACTCCAGGTATCTGATTACTTCAAAGTGCATATCTTGTTCAGCCGCTGTGACATTTAGAGTGTCTGCCAGGAACTTTCTTCTCAGCCAATCCCAATCATGCTCATCTTGTCCTGGAACCAGGTCCCAGACAGCTTTGCTCTCTCTTCCACGAAGAAGAGTGACTGCAATGATAGGATCATCACTTCCATTGAAATACATATGGTTGCGAATGAAGTCTTGTAGACCCCATAGCTTGTCAGAATCTAGACAACCACAGTAATCAAACCATGCTAGATTATATTCACCGGCAGCATCGTGGATGTTGCCCTTGTTCATCTTGATGGGAAGCTCTTCTTGCTTCGCCTTCATCTCAATGACCTTGGCCACCTTGCCTTCCCACTCCCAACCTTCCATCTCAACAGAGATAAGGTCACCAACATCTACAAGCTTCTTTTCAAAGCCAAGAGTAATGCCTGGAAGTCCCAAGTATTTGATATCACTGCTAAAATGACGGAGCGTCTCTCCAAGTAGCACTCGTCGTGCTACCTCTTTGACCTCGCCACCACCTGAATACTTTATGTTCACTGCTATGCCTTAGCTACTTTGTAAATCTTAACCGGGTTACCTAATGAAGAGGTCGCCTCTTGGAATTCCTCTTCGGTATATTTCTTTCGTAAAGTACTGTTACCATTGCAGACAGGACAGGTCTTTCGTTTCAACCAATATCCTTCATACAGATAGTCATAACTGAAATCTTTATCACAATTGGTGCACTCCCAATCGTAAGTTGTTCCGAAGAACAGATCGAGGATCTTTCGACCCATCTTTCTAGCTGAGCGATTAATAAAGAAACCACTCAGTGCGCGTGCAAATCTTAATACGACATGTTTATACATGAATGAGATTATAGTACTAAGCATTACCTCCTTTGCGACGTACCCTCACAACGTCGCCTCCCAATGTAAGCACTCCGTATGCAAGAACGACCAACTCATCAAGAGTCAGTTCGCGCTCGCTGTTCCCAGGTCTTTCGTCAGGATATACTGTAATGCTTTCGCCTCGAGAACTTCCTATAGTGAAGGTCGTGCCTGTCTTCTTCCAGTCTTGAACTAACGCTGCTAATCTTTCTGGGGTCAGCGTATCTTTTAGTAGAACTGCTACAGGTACTTCTAATGTTGGTTGGATGGTATGTAACATGGGGACTACCGAGTCTCGCATGTCTACCCAAACCTCCATCTTCTTCGTCTCATCTCTCATGAATGTTCGAGGCTTAGGCCAGTTGTATACTAGTTCATCGCCGTCCACATTAGCATCAAAGTCTGCACAAATGATATTGATAGGGCTTCTTACATCCACCCTGTCATTTTTCTTGAATGTAGTGATTTCAAAATCAGAGGCAGGAATGCCACATGATTCCATTACTTTGTTAAGCTGCTTAACGTCGCTAGCTGATGCATTGTGGCAGAAAACTGCAATGGATCGCATAGCTCCTCCTTTTTCACTTCATATAAATTTTCTGGAACCTCTACTCCTTCGAGTGAGATTTCAATTGCTCTTCCGGGGACCCAGGCGTCTGCTGGGATGTGCCAACCTGGCGTAACGAGTGGAGCTTTTGGTTCTGTTTCGCCCACTGTCCCAGCAACACCTGTCTCGCTTGCCACAGATGTGGCTTCCCGTCCGTCGTCTCTATCTGAGCTTGGAGCTTCGCCATCTTCGCTGACAGATCTCTCTCCATCTCCTGCTTCAACTCCTGTTCCTTCTGTTCTGGCGTCAGCAGTGTAGTGTAGTCTAAGTTTGCACCCATAATTTCCCTTCTTTCCGAAAGCCTCGTCTGTAGTCTCTACGACTTCCAGCTGAAGAAGAAGATCATTTTGCATTCCTTTGAATACAGACTCGACAATCGACTTAGGTATAAATCCAAGTGACTTCCTCTTTCTTCCCCAGTAGTCCTTGCAAAAGACATAGGTTTCAATGGACTTGTTCCATTCACCTGATTCCACATCGTGGTGTGCAATGAGCTCAAGAGTCATAGCGTGAGGCTTTCGGGCCCGATGCAAGCGACTGATTGTATCTATACGACCTTCGTACTGAGTTCCTGTCGCAAAGAACTCGACAAAGGTTCCGTTATCCGTCGTCCCTGTCGGACGATTCCACCATCTTGCGTCTAATAGCATCTAGGATTTCCTTAAACTCTAAGCTTGTAAGAGAACCGTCTTCAAGATCCAGTTGTCTTTCTAATTCTACGGCGGCATTGGTTTGCAGCATATCGATGGTCTCTGTGATCTTGTTGATAAGCGTCTCTGCAAAATCAACAACATCTTCTACGTCAGGAACCTCTTCGACAATCTCCATTCTATACCCACCATCTGTAAGCCAGCTGGAGAGTACGAATCCTATGACGACCAGTCCTATCATCTCTCTAAGAGATCCATAGGGGACTTCTTCGTTTTTGTGGAAGTCTTCCCAGTAATGACCAAAGATGACAGAACAGATAGGAAGAACATTGTCCTTTATCGTATTGTCATCAGAGATCAGTGATAAATTTACACCTTGTAACAAGGCACCGAACTCTTCTTCTAGATCAAGTTCCTTCTCATCCTGAAAGATCTTGATTTTCTTGATCGGATCCATCATCTTCCTCTACTGGCTGTGCCAACACGCCAGGCATCACAAACGTTTGATTAGGGCCACCGCCTGCTACGCCACCAGGAATCATGTTGTTGGAAGCAAGTACTTCATCTTCAATGATCTTAGGTGGAGCTACGGGAGTCAGAAAGAGTTGCACCTGTGCATTGAACACTGTCAAGGCCAAGTCATGTACTCTACCATCTCTCATAGACGGCATTCCTGGTTCACTTTCATCATCAGGGATGATCAGGTCACCAAGCATATAACATTCGCTGGCCAGGACGGCCAGATCATGATCAAGGACATCAAGCCCTTGAATAACTAGACCTGGTCCCATCCTAGCACCCTAGGCACTGCAAACTCTACGAGCTGCACAAAGCTCATGATCTGATGCGTCTTGGCATATACAGATACGAACTTGTTGTTTGCGCCTTCCTTCTGTCCAATTGATAGCTTGAATGAACCCTTGTTTCCGGGTTCGATCTTGAACGTGCTTGTCTTGCCATTGTGGTCATGGACAAGGTGAACCTTGTTGTCTACCTTCAGGCCTGACAGAATCTGTCCCAGGTCTGCAGATCCAAGAGCCATGATGATCTTGTTTCCCCAGTCACAACGCTCTCCGTCGTCAAGGGTCGGTGCGGCTTCGATGAAGATAGCTCCTTCCTTGTCGACCACCTCGAACTGCTTACCTTCTGGAACCTTCCATCTAGGACCCGCAAAGGAGAACTGGAACTGACCCTGCTTCTTCATGTACACACTGAAATTTTCGCTTCTTTTACTCACTGTTACCTCTTTCGCTTAGGCTTTATCTGTGCCTCTTGCGACCTTATATATTCTATTGCTGCCTTACCTCCAGCCATCTCTTTGATGATCTGGGGCGCGGCGCTATCCCATCCATCCTCCGAAGGAGGAGTTATTACATCCTCAGAGAATTGATGAGCGATCTTACTAAGGGCGTCAGCAGACAATATGACTGCTCCACCTAATGTTCTTCTCTTCATGTAGTCAAGACGTACCACGTCAAAGCCGTGGAAGTCACGGTCATATAACGACTGACCTGTCATGAGAATGAAATTGATACACGTATACAACAACTCAAGACCGGTGAGCTTTTCGCTCTCCAGTACATCAGTCAGCATATCTATTGTGTTTTGTACTTTGTTCTTACGAAATCTTTTCGCCATGTAACTTGTTCAATTCCTGCCACATTGCATTGTGCTCACCAAGATTCATAAGAGCTACTCTGAAATCTGGATACTTTTTACGATACATGGAAGCAAGTCCTTCTTGTCCTTCAATGATGGAAGCCCGAAGATTAGCTATTCTGTCAGCAAGTTTGACTGCTCTAGCTTCTGGAGAGGCATAGCGAAGCTTCTCATATACAGCAGCCTTACGAGTCTTTCTATTAGGAAAGCCAGGAGGGTCGGTGACAGCTTCCACCATCTCAGCCACCTTCATGCCAAACAAACCACGGACATCCATTATAGTCGCACTGGTGTATTATTGGACCTGACCAGAGTTGTCAAGTTGGTGGACGTGGGGAGAGTCGAACTCCCGTCCGCAAACACTCATGTGTTCATCGATACAATCATTCCTGTTAACAGGCATAGGGGCGTCGTTAGGACGCCTCCACCAGGGTAGATTTAAGGTCTCTCCAAGACAGGGGTGAGTAGTTTATATCCTCCGCTCTCAGAGGTGAATTTATCAAAGCGACTTTCTGTTCAGAGGCAGTCACCGCCCGTGGCTTTATGCGAGTGCGAGCTCGCCAGATCCGAAGATCATAGCGAAATCGGCCCTCAGGCCAGCGAACACAGTCTCGATTGACTCGATCATATCTGCATTTACTTTGTTTGGGTTTGTATTTAAGTGAGCCAACCCACTCACTGATTGCGATTCATACAGTCTTGTATCCACGTCGATACCTTTTCACGCCCGTACTGTAGAAGTTTTTCATGAAGTAGCACTGCTACTTATGGTAGGGAACTTCCACCAAAAACCCTGGACTGTTTAGAACGGGATAGGAGCTGTTCCACCCGTCACTGCGCCAGTGGTCTCAGTCGTGGTAGCGACTGTGGTTCCACCGGTGGCCTCATTATAAGCTGCCTCAACCGCTTGCTGCAACTCGACACGTACTTCCTTGGAAGTAGGCCAGACCTCATCAAAGTAACGACGATTGGTATCACCTTCTGCCTGTGTGTCATCGAACTTACGGTTCTGAGACTGAGGTAGAGCGATAAAATAACCACTACCATCCTTCTTTCGAATCAACCGATACCTCACGGCGACAGCGTCAGCGATTGTAACAGATCCTCCTGCTACGACTGGTCCATCACCTTCGTTCGGCCAAATTCTAATTCCTGTAATGAATGTACTCATTAGTTCTCCTTAATGTCCATAAAGCCCATCCATTTCAGGGTCTTATCCAGGACTGCATTGATTTCTTTAGCTAATTCCACGTCTTTGCATTGGATAGCTAAGGCATAGAGATCAGTTCCGCTCTTGTAAAATTCATAGGTTATCATCTGGTAATGCAGATTGTCCTTGAGTTCCTTCGTCGTACTCACCTCTATAACTCCTCATCAAGCTTTCATATTGAGAAGGCTTGACTCCTTTGATGAACTCCAGAATGCCAAGCATGCTTTCGTCCATCTCTTCTCCCTTCAGCCCCAAGAAATGGAGCTGTTGGCGCAACTGATTTCTTGTCTTCTTCGATACACCAAGTGTGTCGTTGTTGACTACGATTCCAGTTACAGACTGTCGTTGGAAGTAAGGCATCTTCTTGATCTTGCGATCATTGAGCTTAAAGCCAAATTCCTCAGCTACGGTACGTATCCTGTTTACAAACCAATCAGGTATCTCATCTCCAGAAAAGGTAAGATCATCTGCATACCGTGTATAGGTAAGCTCCTGACTGTCCGCTACTCTTTTCAACTCAAAATCCATAGGCTTAAGTACTATGTTTGAGATGACTGGACTGGTACATGCTCCCTGTGGAAGACATCCATTCAAGGTGCAGAGAGATGTTATCTTCTCTACATCCCATTCATCATTGACATCAAGGTGCTCTTCCTCTCTTGTAAGAGCTTTGAAGATCATGAAGCTGGTAACAGAGGGAAAGAAGTCTTTGAGATCTATATTGATCACATACTTCTTTGCCTTATGAAGCTCAGCATTTGTAAGAATGCTTCTGTCTGCTCTGAAACCATGTGCAGCTGGATGCAAAGGAACCTTATCAAGTCGTTCTTTTGCCAGCTTGTGCCACTCGATGATGTCACCGATAGGTTCAGTGATCTGCCGAAACTTTCCACTCTTTTTCTTTACTGAATAGATTCGATAGTAACTATGTCTATTCGCTAAGATGTCACTGAGTCCAGACATTCTTCTTCACCTGGTAGGAAGTTTCTCCATGAAGAATGAACCTTGCTGACTCCTGCTGTCATTGGTTTCCATTCTGGAATGTAAGGCTTCGATAGAAGTTTCATTCCTGCTTCTTTTGGAGTTCTGTTCCCCTTCCTTTGATTGCACTTGATACATGCTGTCACACAATTATCAAAGTTGGTTCCAGGGAAACGCATGGTTGGATGGTTTCTTGGTATCACATGATCTATGTTGATACGCGGCCTGCCATTGCTATCTCTTCTGTTTCTCTTGAAATCATTACCACAGTACTGGCATCTATAGTTGTCTCTTTCAAAGACACCACCTCTGCTGTATTTCAGTTCATGCCTAGGTAGTCTGTCGTACTTGGTAAGAATGACCACTCTAGGAACTAGGATGGGTGTTCCTGGACCATGCCTAACAAAGTCCTCGAACAATTCCATCTGCTTTTCATTGACTGGCAGAGTTCTCCACGCAGAGAAATCATGAACCATTCCAGTTCTATGATCTAGAGCGTTTACCGTTCCAGAGCATAGTCTTGTGAATGCTCTTCCTACTTCAATGATATGAATAGGAAACCATTGTTTGTTTAGTACTAAAGTATCACCACGGATGCCCATCATCCATCTCCTTTAGGTTGTGGTAGTTTCAGGAATCGAACCCAAATGCAGACAATCCCCTCTGTGTTAACAAAAGTGGAAAGGTGAATTGTGTGCTTACACCAGCTCTACCTTGAAATTCAATCCATAAGCTCCATGGCTTAGGTTCTCTTTGGCAATGCCCTTACTTAGCCTCTAACCATCACTCGTTTAAGAGGCACCGTAGGAATCAGACCGTCGTCTGCTCTGCTTATGAATCAAACTACAAGCAAGGGGCCAGCTGTGCTGAGCCCCTTGTATATGCTTACCGTTCCTTAGAGGTCCCTATTGGTTTGTCTCTGTCCCTCATATTGGGTAAGCAATGCAGTCTAATCAGACTGCCAGTTCTACCTCGGCTACTTGATCCTCAGTCGTCTCTACCACTTCGATCGTAGGAGTCTCTTCGACGACTGTCGCCTTCTTCTTCTTACGCTTTCGTGGATATGCAACCTTATAAAGGTCTAGCTCCTTCAGGGTGGTATCAAAGTTTACGATCTTCTCATGAGCAGCTTGGATAGCTGTTCTGGTCAAACGAACAGGAGTTATCCTGTTGGTGTTAGCCTTGAAGTAGACCATATGATAACCCAACGGTTCATGTCTCAATATTACTTGCAGTGCATTGTATAATACTTGTGCTGCAGTCATATTGACCGAAATACTTTGGGGGTTGGCCAAAGCTCTCATTGCACAGTTCTCAGGGTTTTCTGCTTCGGTGGGCAACAAGCCCATCTCTCCGAAAGCACTTGGGAACTGTTCAAAGAAACAAGGGAGCCTGAATGCCTTTGGAATAGGCACTTCTTCAGAATCTAAGTCTGGGTCTTCCAAAGCAGAGATGGTGTCCCTGCTTTGTCCTTTATACGCGATGACCATTTGACCTGTGAACTGTTCGTTTCCTGAGTCCAACCAGAAAGTCTCTAGGTGCTCAGGTCTCTTCATGTACCACTTGAAGAACAGTGCTCTTGTCTTGTTGTTGTCTACGCATGTAATCAAGATAGGACTTGCGTTGGTAGATTGGGTATAGATCAGAGCATTGATGTCTTCGTTGCTCTCTAGATAGCCATTGTAGTAGGCGATATCAATGCCAAAGGCATTTGAATATCTCTTTGCCATGACTTCAGCTTTGTACTTGTTGACATCAGCTCTTACAAACTGTTGTCTTACAAGATTCTTATCTTCTACCTTGTCACCATCAACCAAGACCAGCCTTAGGCTGTCAGGTTTCTTGTTGCCCATGCCACCACGTCTCAACTTGTTGATGAGTGAGATGTATCGTGCCAGGTGTGGAATCAGATAGCCGCCAGTTCCTCCACATCCCACTACGATGACGACCTTGTCGATAGATCTATCGGAAGGCCCCCGATTATAATAGCCGTGGAAGTTATGTACTGTATTAATTTCTCGCATTGTATCCTTACTCGCCAAACGTTTCGCTTGTCTCGTGAAAATCTCGAAGAGCCTCGTTGATAGTTTCATTGTGACCTATGGCCGCCAATCTACCTACGATATGATAGATGTCATCTTGATCAGCTATGTTACAGATTGCATCGATGTAGTCGTAGATCGCTGCTTCGTCAGCAAGGAGCCAGCTGAACTCTTCGAATTGATCTGGAGGATCAATACCTACCAAGTATTCAGAGACCCAATCTGGATCTTCTCCGAAGGTATAAAGAAGCTCTCTATCATCCTTGCCAAGACCAAACTTCTCCCACCAGTCGACAGTCTGTTCACCAAAAGCATCTCTTATCTTCTGGATCCTGTCTTCTTCCTTCGGAAGGTAGTACGTCCTGCTCGGACCCCACTCCCCAAAGAGGCTCGGATCGAACGAGGACTTGGTCTTGAATTCAACTGGAATTCCATTGACGATTGAGTCTGGTCTGCCTTGAAAGCGGCTCCTTGGCCTGACAACCTGCTTTCTTGCAGCTACGTGTGCAATATTCGCCCGCCATACAGCTTCGGGAATTTCTACCACAGGAATATTTTCCAATCCATCCACTGTGTCGGATTCGATATCAAAGATCTCGTCAAGACTAAGTGGAACCTCTTGACCTGTAACACAGGAGACTGCACGCAAAGCCCATTCAGGCAGAGCTTTCTGGATCTTGCCAACTACTCCATAAAGTCTGAAGGCTTTCTCGTCAGCAGTGTCGGTTCCTGAAAAGTAACCAGACATTGTGTTGTGAGAATGAATCTCCATAGCTGTGATGAGGTTCGGATCCGCTTCTTTGGTAAGATCACGCTCATAACGGACTCCACCCTTGCTGACCACATGCTTGGGAACGTCAATGAAGTACTCCTGCTTCTCGATGTCAAAGTAGATGACTGCGTATGCCTCAGCCTCATTCATCTCTTTACAAATTTTTCTGAAAAAGGTGACGATCTGAGCAAAGTGATTGATTGGGATACGTGGAAGAGTGAGCTCAAAATTAGGCTCGACGTCTTCAGGGTGTCCAGGAATCTTGAACTCAGCTTCTCTTGTTGTAATTGTTCCAATTGGATTGCTTTCAATTACATAGAGGCCATCACCACGGACAATCTTTGTTCGTGGCTTGTCATACGTACCACTCTCAGACACGTCGGTCACATAACCATAGTATCTATTTTGGAGCTGTTCTCTTACGGTGCTCTTGTTCTTTTGAGTTTCCATGACTGCCTCTTTCTTGGCAGCGGATTGCCTATCAATCATATTTTTTAGAGCAGCGATGCTGCCATTCGTACTAGTAAGTTTGTCCACTGAATGTCTCCCTGATTAGATCCTTGATGGTCTTGTTTAGCTGCTTCCCCTCAAGAGGAAAGGTTCCATTCCTGACACATGTTGAGATGAATCCATCAGTGCCACCTAGGTGGCCGTTGAATGGTGTTGAATAGAATGCATTCACAACCCCTCTGCAAGAGGCGATGTCTGTAGCTTCAATACGATTGCTTCCCCAACAGATGGCACCACCGCTATACGTGTTGCCATAGCCTGTGAAGTTATACAGTGTATCGGTATCAAACTTGACGCCATGTTGAAGAGCAAAGACCTTGGAGTCTCTGTATCTATTTGGCTGCCGACCACCTCGTCCTGCTGCCTTGGGTGCACCTAGCTGGAAGGCAAAGATCAAGTGAGGAAATGGCACCTGCTTGATGATCTCTCCGGTATAGCCCCAACGAATGTCCACCTTACGAGGACCACTCTGATAAAGAACTGCCTCTGTGTCACCTTGGCGGCCGACAAAGACAACGCCGGTATCAGAACAAGGCATCATGCCTGTATCAAATGCAGTTTCAGAAAAGAGATACTTCAAGTCATCAGGATTGATGGTCTTGGTAGACTGAGAGTCTCCTCGTACCTCTGTAATTGTGGTTCCCTGCTCATCGATTTCGATGATCAGTTTGTCTGGATCAGTTCTTGGCACTGCCTACTCCAACGCTATGTTCATTAAGGGAACACGATCGAAATCCACTGTCCCCATGTTATATGTTTCTGTCATTCGAAAGGTTACGATGTTTTGATCTGGATCAAAAGCGTATGTCTTTGGTACATTGTCATAAATGACCTTGGGTGCTGTTGTAACAGGAGGCTCCCAAGTACCCTCTTCTGTGTACTTGGTGAACGCTGCTCTCTTTCTCGCTTTGAGTTGAGCCTGCTCTTCAAGCCAATTCTCTTTGTTGTCAGCAATCTCACAGCAATTATCAATAATTGCTTTGATCTCAGGTAGCTTTTCAATAAGACTATAAAGACCACAGTTAGTTGCATTGAGGCTTACAGTAAAGGCTCCATTGTAATTGTCCCAAGCAAAACTGATCTTGTTTGGCTCTGCTGCCATCGTGGTCTTAAGATCATTAAAGCTGGCTCTATGAGCACTTTGCAAGAAAGAATGTGTCCGTCGACCATAGTTGTCAGCATTAGCTCGAGTAGTATCTAACTCACTGATAATACTCCAATATTTTGCTTGTTGTGTTTCGTTTTCTACAGGTGTGGGGTTGGTTCTTTCATATCGACGGGTACGAGGGTTCCAAACTTCTTGATTGCGACGATTGTAACCATACCTATTGTAGACACCGATTTGATAACCACAGACACCGCGAATCTTTTTTATCTCCCAATCAGGAAAATAAAAAGAGATGGCAGAACGAAGTAGTCGACCTGACACTGCATCGTAGGACTTCTGTCCTCCTCTCTCAGCTTCTTGCCAAGAGATCATTTTTCTGTCACGTCCTACAACACCAAGATCTTTCAGCTTCTTATGAGCACGAAGATAGTCTAGATAGTAGTGAAAGGATTTGACCTTTGCAGCTGTATCCATTAGATAAAGTTATCTCCCTCTCCAATGATTGCAGGAATTATAGACACACGAGAAACCCATTTCGCTGCCTGAGTGGCAGTCTCTTTGAGCCCGTCAATGTTTCCCTTGACGGCATCTAGCTCATCATCACCAAATTCGAACTCATCGATTAGGTTTAGATAGTCTTGATGAGACCTGAGATTAACAAGTCTTCTAAGAAATTGTAGGTGTGGTCCAGGCAAGGTTTCAGTAAGCTCTTCACTTTCTGCAACTGCCTTCGCCAACTCTGTTAGAAATGGATTACTCATATGACCTTCTTTGTGGACCAGAGGCTCGGCGGCATGGCCCTGAGCGTTAGCCCTTGTTGCCAGCGGTGACTGCGAAGTCCCAGTACGTAGCATCATCGGTTTCGCTTACACGAACCGTGCTATTTGCTAGCTCCGGGAACTCCTCAGAAAGAACCTCACCGAACAGGCGTGGCGTAACACCACCCGCTGTGTCGACAGGGATCTCTTCACCGTTGTAACGTGCATAAACTGGCTTTGCCATTATGTGTTACCTCCTTATCGGTTTTGCAATCTGGTAACCGTAGCCTTGTAGGCTATGATTGAGCGTTGCAGACTCGCGTTCTCAGCAGTGAGACGTGCGATCTCTTCAGCAAGAGCGCCATCTTCTTCTACATCTACAGCAGCGACACCCCAGACATCAGTCTCGGGCACCTCCTCTGCAGCGAGATGATCAGCTAGAGCATCGCGTGCGTTCTCACGTGCGATCTCTACCTCATCCACTCGTAGAAGCAGGTCCTCAGCAGTTGCCAAGACTAGATCATCTAGTACTTCAGCATCATCACAGACGTTGACCACCAGGGCATTGCCTGCACGACCGATAACACTATGTAGTGCACCGTTCTGCTTGACCTTGAGACTCCACTCACCAAAGTTCTCATCCATATCACTAATGAATTGACTTAGCGTCTTTGTACTCATTACTTTCCTCCACTAATTTCAAGAGCTTATGTTGTTCGTTCAACTCGGGTTCATCTAGGACCCGCTCAAGAAGATTCTTTAAGATGCGACCATAAACAGGGCCAGGCTCTAGTCCCAACTCCTTCAGATCCTTGCCACCTATGGCAAGGTCATTCGTCTTCAGCGCATTGCTGTCTTTGATTGCTGCCTCGTACATATACTTGGCTAGCCTCTGATGGAAGGTGGTTCCATGTTTCTTTCTATTTCCCGCTCTGTCCGCAGCACGAAGCAGCAGCAGGTCATAGAATTGTTGTTCACCACCTACCTTTCTGACCAATCTTCTGATAGCTGACAGTGAGCTCTCATCCGAGATCTTTGTAGCATTGACAGAGCGATCTTCATTACACCTGGAACACTTGTCCTTGTCTGGTAGATACGCTGGTCTGTCAGGTGCATACTTAGAGTAGTAACTACGCCAGATGTGTCCCTTGTCACACTTACTCTCATAAGTTTCACTGTCTAATCTAAAGAGATGGTATCTGATCAGATTTGTAACCCTTTCACGAGTCTTGTTGCTGAATCGAAGCTGTTTAAGCTGCCGATCACCAATAGAAGCACCGATTGCATCATGTGCATAGAAGGTACAGTCTTCAACAACTTCCCTTACCTTTCCACACTTGATACAACCAGTACGATTCTCTGGTGCTCTTTTTCCACAACCTCTACATGTATAGGTGATTCCCTTTGATTGGGGCTTTCCTACATCATGCAGCAAAGCTGCAAGCACCAGCTCTGGATCACTGGTGGTGTTCTTCATCGCTACACATGCCAGGACACTATGAGTCCATACATCATCAGCATGATAGATATTCTGAAGGCATCCGATCGATGGAACCATCTTAGGAAGCAGATACCGTACCGCTCCTGTAGTTTTGACCAGCTCAAGGCTTCTGAAGAGATTATCTCCTGAACCCTTGAACGTCTTCATCAACTCGTCCCTTCTCCGTTCCCAAGACACAACAGACAGACCATCAATATTTTTGGTCATCTCTTTCAGATCTCTGGAACGAATGAAGAAGCCTAGTTGAGATACAAACCTGATCCCTCTTAGGATTCGAAGATAGTCTTCCTGAATCCGATCGGCCGCCGCGCCTACAAAACGAATCGTCTTCTTGTTGATATCTTTGATACCATCAAAAGGATCAACTAGTTTTTGCGATTCGACATCAAAAGCAATGGCATTCATCGTAAAGTCACGACGAGCCAGGTCTTCCTCAATGGTCTTAGCCCACTCTACTGTGGCTTTACGACCATCAGTGGTTATATCTTTACGGAAGGTAGTAACCTCAATGCTTTCGGATTCAGAGAAACAACCTCTCTGCAGAATGGTCATAGTTCCGTGGGCCTCTCCCGTTGGAACCACTCTCCATTCTTTTCCTGCGAAAGCAATACACATCTCATCAGGAGTTGCATTGGTAGCGATATCTATATCGTTGAAAGGCCTGCCAATCAAGGCATCACGAACACACCCACCTACGTAGTAGGCTTGGTAACCGCTATCAATCAGGCGAGTAGCAACTGCCTTGGCTGTCTTTGAAACTGTAATCATGATTATGCACCTACGATTTGATCGACCATTCCCTTCTTACCGTACTCCAAACAATCCTCTGGACTCATCCAATAGTCATGCTTCAAGTCTGATCGAACCTTGGACTTACGTTGTCCACAAGTCTTTGCGATTCGATTTACTGCCTGTTCATGAAGCATCTCTGTCCACCTCATGTCATCTTTCAATTCTTGGTATGTACCCCAAGCTATAGATGATAATTGATGAATCATCATATAAGAGCTGGGTGTGATAACCCTGCCCCCTGGAGCACCACTCATAGCAATGAGAGCACCCATGCTTGCAGCATAGCCTTCTACATATGTGATGACTGGTGAACTGATGGCGTTCATGCAATCAATGATTGCATTCCCATCGATGATGCTACCTCCAGGAGAATTGATGTACATGATAATAGGGGGATTCATATCCCACCTATTATATTCAGCATCATATTCTCTTAGGGCTCTAATGATCTTGGAAGATACCGTCGTTCCAATTGGCTTGTCCAGATAGATTTCTCTTCGCTCATCAACAATGATGATCTCGTTTTGATCTCCACCCAAGCTACTCTTTGTTCCCTTCTTCTCAGAAGGAGTTGAAGAATTAGTAGGCGGTCGTCTGTTCAGTAACCTGTTCAAATCGAACGGGTGAGTTGCGGAGTGACTCAAGTGTATCTCCCTGCTTTACGGATCTGCGATTGACTCCGGAAAGAACTAGATGCTTGTGACCATTACTGGCACGTGTGATGATGTCTACGATGAGACCTCGACAAACGATAGTGTCTTCACGATAGACCAATACGCCGTCGTTGATCTGGAAGTCTGCAAAGTCCGCTGGGGCTGTGAGTGTGAACTCATTGCTGGTGGGATCTACAAAGAACCCATCTACTGTAATTCTATTCATTAGAATATTTCTCCTTCTTCGTCTTCAGTTACAGAGATGACAATGATGTCTCCCCTCAATCTGAAGTGATGTGCCTTGACCTCACGGTCAGGATCTGGGTTAAGGTGTCTTACATAGGCCCGAAGCAAGTCGGTGACCTTGGCCACCTCTTCTTCTGTTACCTCGAATACATCCTTAAATTCTTCTTGAGCAAACTGTAGAAGTTCTCGTTCCCACTTTGGATTACGATCACCTTCCCAGTACTCTCTAGGTGAGTATAATTTTCTCGCCATGTTATGACCTCTTAAGAGGATTAGATCTGATAGAGGATAGGACACTGCCTACCCTATAACAGTCGAGATGTGTTCACGCTGAGGAGCTCAGCAGTCACTGCAGTGATGTCCCAGTTCGAGTCGACGAATCTGTTCGGCGACCTCGAGGACATGTCCTGGTCATCTCATGAAGAGCTATAGTCGTGGCCTTCTCGGTTCCGCGAACTGCTGTGCAGTGATTACGCGAGACCGAGAGGCCGTAGACTATAGCTCTTCCTGTTAAGCTCCTGTTTTCACAGTACACTTTATGGTGAGCTAAGCTTGGGCACTGCCCAACCATAGCTCACTTTATTTAGATATTTTATCTAAATAATAACTAAAGTGGACTGTTGTTTAAATTAAGAGTGAGCTGACTCAGCTGTGCTGACAAAACGCGAACGGGATTTAAACATATGTCTACTTTAGTGACACTAGTCTCCTTCTTTTGGAAGTACGACTATTGGGACCCAGGCCTGGACACCGCCAAGTCTAGGGCCATCTTCGAGCGCGCCGGAGCGCTCTTCGTCCGGCATGCGCAGCTGGCCAAAACTCCAGATCTATATCTGGCGCCGTCGGGCTGCTCGTTTCCCGGATCCGCCACCTGGTGGCGGACTTCACGTCCGGGAAGATCTTCGAAGAGCGAGACCCGACTTTGTCCTGAATGAGAGGCAGGTGACTGTGTCACCGACCGCTGAACATTCTGGATCTTAGTCGGGTCTCTACCTCTACCTCCTGTTTACACAGTACGGTAGATAAAAGAAAGGCCCCGCCCCCTGTGTGCACCGGGGACGAGGCCTGACACCATGGCTATTAAGCCTAGGTTTTCTTTAGAAGTTCTTTCGAATGTATTCGATAGTAGGGGTCACCTTCTTATCTCCTACGCTCTCCAGTCCTTCAAACTGTGCGAAAGTATTGAAGATCTTCTCAGACCATCCAGATACCAGATTCACATTCTTGTCTTCGGACGGAACCTGAGATCCACTTCCGTAAGGCATGAGGTCGACTGAATGAATCTTGACCTCTCTATTATATTTTCTACGATAGCTGTCTATTGCACTGTATAGGGCTGGCGCATCTGCTCCATATCCCATACTTCCATAGCACTGCATGTCGGAAAGGATGACAATCCTATCGACCCTTAGCTTAGAAGCACTAAGCAACTCGACTGCCTTATGAGCATAGGTTGCATGACCACACTTCCTTGCTGCAGTCTGAATCTTACCCATCGTAGCAATGACAGAGTCATTCTTGTTCAGGACTGCCATCGCTGCTGACTGTCCGAATGGAATGACTACTCCATTCTCAGATGCCTTGAAACAGATAGCTCCCATCAACTGAGAGACCTGCGCTGCATTGAGTGAAGACCTCTGAGAGACCGTCGCTCCATACATGGACCCAGAGACATCGACCAGCACTGCAGTGTTACCTGACAGTTCTACGATGTTCTCTACGGACATATCCAAAGCACGTTCAACGGCTGCTTGTAGATTCTGTACTGAGAAATGATTGACAGCCGTTGCTCGAGGAGCAGCGTAATCATATCCACTATAGAAATTACTTGCTGCTGAGAACTTCTTTGTCTCTGCCCCTGCCTCTTCCAATGCGATTCCTGCTGTGAAGAATCTAAATGGAAGCTGACGAGACCTTGCGACCTGCTCAGGGTCGGTAAGCTTTGCAACTACAGTAGCTATCGTAGTTTGAGAGACATTGGCCTGAACCAAGTTCCTTAGGTTACGTAGAGTGGCCATGTAAGGCATGTTAGGCTGAACAGCTTCCCATACCTCTGCCGAGTTACCGAATTGAGAGATGACATTCTCCCAGGTAGCACCAGATGACTTGATCAACTCTAAAGATCTTTTGTCGAGACTGTTTCTCTTTGAAAGCTCCTTGCGAGCAGCGATCAAAGGTACTCCCTCTGGGTTGGAGACTGTCCCCTCTACCAAGAACTCTCTGACTGCTTCGGATACTGGGTAGTCCTTTCTACGCTCGACCATCTTCAATATATCACCAAGTCCGGACTGGTACTTGACCAGACCATACTCATTGAACTTTGTGAAGGCCTGTGCCAACCCACGCTTGAGTGCGTTGGGGAACGGACGTCCATAGAGATTCTGATAAGCAAGGAAAACCTGGCTTAGTTCATCAGCTCTTTGGATGATCGAAGAACAGTACTGGCGTACCAGCCCCGTACCCTTATATACATTGGAGTGTGCTGCGACTGCCAGAAGAGCACAAGGAGTGGACCTCATGTTTCCTTCAGTCCTTGCCCAATGTGCAATTGCCAACAGGTCACGAGGGTTCTCACCGTCTGCAATCTGCTCTGCCAAAGAAAGAACCTTGACAGCTTGGTCAGTCATTCCTTGTGTGTTTGCAACGACCTTCTTACCAGGCTTTGCCACTGTATAGTAGGTACAATCTCTTTCATTGAAGAAAGAAGAGCCTACCATTGTTAGGAGCTCTGTTGTTGGGTCTGCAACCACAAAGGCTTGTCCGCCTGCACGATTGATTGTCTTTGGGACTTGAGATACACGAGTCTGCTTTGTAAACTTTGCCATTGTTATTTTCCTTTACTGTCGCAGCACAGTTTGCATGCTGAAGTTGCTGCGAAGAATTATTTCTCTCACCAGACTGTCACCAGTCTTCTTCCATCCCTTCCAGATAATCTGCATCGGGTAGGCTACCAAAGTAACCTTCCGGGAAGAATTTCTTTAGAGTTTCGATTTCTTCATCGAAAATCTCGACTCGTTCCTTTTTTAGACAAGCTAAAAGTTGCTTTGGGGATTCAAAACAAATGTATTCATTGGTTCCGAAATACCACTCGAAAAAAGAAAATGTTTTGCAATTCTCTACAACTTCTTCGAGTCGGTTCCACTCTGCTTGTGTATAGATTTGAAATCCATACACATCGAACTCGTCAGCGTAGTTTTTACAAAACTTTACTAAGTAATTCATAGTGGTAGTCAAAGGATTTGAACCTTAAACAAGGAGCGTATGAGACTCCTACCCCTCCCAGAGGGTCCGGCTACCAGCCGCTATGTGTCTGCTCTTAAAGCTCTTTTTTTCTAAGAAACTCAGGAACGTCTCTCTTTCTCCAGTTCTTATAGAACTTGTAATACCAACCGAGCTTCTTCAAGTAGATCTTTCGTGGTGGAGCCCCACCAGTCTGATAATGTCCGATCCATCTTGGAACCCCATAATGAATTCTTCCATCGCTTTTTGTCCGCTCATGATAAGTAAGCAGGTGATAATAGATAGCTCTGTTCTTCTTATCAACATATAACTCTTTGCATCTCTTGATCCTGATTCTCTTTGGTACCGGGTTCCATCTCTGAAACCTTCTCCAATTCTTACAGTTGATCTGGTGTCTACCATAGTCACCTGTATGTGATGCACTGTACGTATGTGTCGCAGTATCCTTTCGGCTTCTTCTTCCACCAATATACAAGGCAGAGGCACCAGCCTCTATCCTGATGTGAGCCAACACAAGATAAGGATCTCTTGCATGGTCAGTCGCCCAGGAAATGTCTTCCTGTACCTTTGGATGTGAGAAGTCAGGGAGTGGCTCTGCATGTGCACCAAACACTGCTCCAAATATAAGTATCAGTAATGTAGCAATAGCTACCTTCGTATGTGTCTTCAAACCTTCTTCGCTTCTCTCTCTACCCAGGGTTTTCCGTGAGATATGTCACGTTGTCTCAATCTGACACCTTTGACAACACGGTACCCATTACGGGGTAGACCTAGATTGGAATTGATCGGGTTGCATCTTCTACACCCAACATTCCAACACTGTGGACCTTCACCTGTTTGGTGATCATTGATTGAGACAGAGTCTCTGCTGTTACGACTCTTTACTCGAGAGCCTGCTCTGTTCCCATCATGGCCAGACATCGCTTCGTAAGCAGCCTTTCTTCTTTGGTTCTTGGTCATCCCAGTCACCTTCCTGCCGCTTCTTCCTTTACTCGACATCGTTTCTTCCTTCTGCTGCCCCTACCGCATCATCCTTGTTCATAAGAAGGATGTCTTGTAGGTCTGCCATGCTGGTCGTCGGACCAACCTTGCTTGAAAATTCTTCTGCCAATTCTGTCTCGTTCTCAAAAAATCTGAGAAAGAGTCTCCTTGCCTGCTCTTCGTTCGCATTGTCGATGAGCATCTTCTTGTCTGCTCGCCCTCTTCTTACCAATGCCTTATCCAATCTGTTTGGATGGTTGGTGGTCATGAAAAGCAGACGACCTTCGCTTGCTCCTACACCATCAATAGCATTGAGAAGACCTGAGAATGTCACCTTGTCTGGTGCATCATCGTCCTTCTCTCTCTTGTTGAACGCACAATCAACATCTTCCAGAAGAACAATGCCACCCAAGGGTACATTGGTTAACAGATATTGCAAGTCTTCGTCGCACAACTCACTTGAAAGAGAGAGTGTGTAGATGCTTCTGCCAAAATGACCAGCCAATGCTTGGACCAGAGAGCTCTTTCCATTTCCAGGAGGACCATAGAGCAGATACCCTCTTCGATAGGGGATGCCCGTCTTCATGTACCACTCTGCAGTGTTCAAGAACTCTTGAATGTCTGCAACGATCTCCTCTTTCACTCCCTCATGTAAAATGACAGAGTCAAGAGGTCGAATTCTTGCTCGTGCACTTCTAGTCCAATAAGAATACCGTGACGTATACACATTGAGCTTGGGAATGTCTGGAGGTAAGGCTTTGTCTCTTGCAGCCTCAAGCAAGTTCATGATGATCTCTCTGTTGTCACCCAATACTCTGAGAGTGAACGTCTCACTGTTCAGGTTCTTCTTGGTGGCAGTGATCTTGTCACCTTGACTCACATTGCTGGACGAAGAATTAGAGTTGCCATCGGCGGCGTTCTCTTCGTACCTGCAGATCTTGACGAGATGGCCTTGGAATCGAACCCAATGCTCACCTACATCAGGGATCAAGACAATCCTGGGTCTTGTATCCTTGTTAGGCTCTTCAAGAAGCTCTTCTTCCAAAGAGGCTCCGACACTTAACATATCTCTGCTTACAGCCTCAAGTGTTCGTGCCTTCTTGGTGTATGGATGATCAGCAAGCCAGATCTTCAACCAGGCAAAGGCGGGGTCGGCAGAGTTGATAGAGATTACAGTGGTAAACGTATCAATGATCAAACAATTGATACGCCCAGGAATGCTTTGAATCTGCTCTGCCAGTGCATTTGTCACTGACTTAAGTACAGCTTTCTTCACCGTCTTGGGAATAAACATTCCTATTCCTTGATGCTATTCGTAGTCTCTGATTACCAGACCTACTGGAAACATTGGGATGCCAGCCTCACTTAGCTCTTGATACTTTACCGTCAGCATCTTGCCAAGAAGACTTTCTAATGTCTTCCAGTAAACAGAGCGTTCTTCGTGCGTTCCTACCGGACGAACATCAAACTCCTTACCCTCCGTGTCTTTGACACGGAACGTGACTGTTCCTGGATCGCCTTCACACTCTTTACCACCAATGATTTCGAACTCTCCATCGACAAACCTTTTGATCTTGAGGAGGTCTTCAGATCTATGTCCATACTTGTATAGACCTGCAGCATTACGAACCATCACGCCTTCGTACTTCAGTTCGACAGCAAGCTCTTCGATTCTATCAATGGCTTCCTTGTCAGCGCAGTAGCTTGTGTCTACTATCTTCAAGTTCTTTATGCCAGCAGGTCGAAGCCTCAATCTTAATGCCGACAGGTCCTTGCACCTATCTGCAAATTCTTTAGGACTAGGCGCGTCATAGAGATGATACTCAAGGACTTTGGTATCATCTCTCCGCTTCTTCACCGCACTGATGATCTTCTGGAAACTCCAGCCATGAACATACAATTCACCGTCGACAACTTGCCCTTCCTTGAGGACCTGCGCCAGTGAAACGGCTATCTCATCTAACCCATTGAAATACTTTGCTTTTCTCGACCAGAAGACAATACCACCATCCTTCTTTCTTGCCAAGCATCTAACACCATTTAACTTAGGTTGTACATGACAAGGGAAGATCACTTTGTGTGACTTCTTTTCAAAAGAATGTGCAAGCATAGGAAGAAAGAGCTCGACAGCACCTTCGTCTGGAATGCCATCAGGATCAGTGACGTACCCTTTATCAAGCTGCTTGTTCCACTTGGACTGTGCTTCTAATACGGCCTGCTCTTTAGGCGTGGTCTCATTGGACTTGCCAAGGTTCTTTCCCTTGACAGTACGAGGCTTTGTCTGCTTCTTACCATCTACAAACCCATGCTCAGTGATGATGGTAGGACCTTGGGTCCATACCCTCCACTGTTTGATCTTGCCTGTAGAGCTACGAGCATAAAGAGTTTCTAATGTCGGTTCAGTCATTCGTTCAACCTATAAAGAGCATCCTCAATTTCGTCAGCTTTGTTCCTTAAGTATGCACAGTAATCCAAGCCTCTCCATTGAGGATAGTCTCGAAGATTCTCTTGAGCTCTGTCATTGACAGGCTGAAGATCATCACTCATGACTCGAGTGCCTCTTACATGACGATAAGGTAAGCCATTGCCATAACGAGGCTCACGAACCTCATTGCTGGTCATTCGAAAGAAAGAGACGATTCCCTGTCTTACTCTCGCAACTATCTCACCTACCTCAAGGGTAGCCAACTCTTCATTTGTCATATTGTTTTCTTTATTGGAGGGGCGGAGAGAATAGCAGTCGAAGCTAATACCTTTCGGTACGCATTGCTTAGCAGGCAAGCCCAGGGACCCGCCCTAGTTTACTCTCCAAATTAATCGATCATCAGCTTGATCATCATGAGGCTGCTCGCCTCATCAAGCTCACCATTCTGGATGGCTTTCAAGATAATATCATCAATGGGCTGTCTTTCATAGCCATCACATCGTTCATGCTTGCAGTTCTTACACTCAGAGAAGTGATCTCCATTGTACTGTCCACAATGACATGCCCAACCAGGAGCGATGTTTGGATGATTGATTGTTCTGCAAGAAGTTTCAGACATGATATTGACCAATGAATAATAGTAGCGGAGGAGGGAATTGAACCCCCGACCTGTTGGGTATGAACCAACCGAGCTGCCACTGCTCCACTCCGCAACAAAGCAAGACGAGAAAAAGCGAAAAGAGTTTTCATATTCAGGCTGATGCCTGATTTTCTTCAGAAGTATCTCTAATCTGTACTTCGCCTAGCAAGATCGTGATGAATCGAACACCTTGCCACAAGGTTTGGAATCTTGCGTGGATCCAGTCCACATTAGGCTACGACCTCAGAAAAGCGAGAAAAAGCAACGAAAGGTTTGGTTTCATTTAATGGTTGAAGTATCTTTCGTCTGTACTTCGCTTAGTGGCCACTAGAGGGATCGAACCTCACTCTGACATGTTCCTCTAACTTATCGGAACACACCTGACACCCATGCCCGGCCGTATATCATCTCAACACTTTGAAACCCCTAAAGAACTTTCGGTCCTCTCCATACACTGGAATGGATGCTGCTGCAGTCATCTGCATTCCGATGTCAGGTTCAAAGAATGGTTTCATTGAGATGCCATTGAGTGCGATGTCATTCACCGCTTCTTTCAAGGCATCCTCATCCTTGACACCTAGAAGCACCATAAAACAGGTATCTTCCGGTGTCGTGCCCATCTTTTCCATGATTCCACCCATCTCTAGGCTTGCATGGCAGGCTTGGACTGCCTGATAAGACTTATCAAGATCCTTTCTAACTAGTACGTAAACGTAGGGGTTGCCCTAATGCATTTCTTTCTCCTTGGTATTCGCAGAGGGACTCGAACCCTCATCATCGGGTTTAGAATCCGCTGCTCTTCCTTTGAGCTATGCGAACAGTTGCACAGGTACTAGGATTCGAACCTAGAATAGAAGCTTCAGAGGCTTGCGTGATGCCGTTTTCACTATACCTGTATCTTGATCAGTTCTTACGTTTGGCTTCGTAAGCAAACTCTATGATACTACCAGCTATCTGAGTTATCAACTCATCTTTTGTCATAATATCACCTTCGATCTTTCCTAGAGATTCACATACATGTGTAAGAAGAGGCATGGATACCGCCAAATCAACATGAGGATTCCCGTCATCATCTGTCGTGATGCTTATGTCAAATAGTGATACCGGATCGTATTTCATAGTGTATCCTACTGGACTTGAACCAGTGGTCTCTAGCGTGTCGAGCTAACGCTTTACCAAGCTAAGCTAAGGATATGTGTGGGAGACTAGCTCCCCAAGGCTTATGCCTCGATATTTGTTTCTGGCTTTAGCAGATCCATGAGGTTGTCGAGAGCACTCCCGATCTCCTTGGCCTGCTCCAGCTCATCGCTTACACCCTCGGTGACACCACGAGCTTCAAGAAGACGAGGTCCGAAACGATCCAAGGTCTGTTCAAGAGTCAAGTTCTGATCAGTGATGGCATCGCTAGCCTCCTTGATGATACTTTCAATCTTCTCAGAGGTCTTCTCGATCTCTACAACTTCATCGATCCACTCTTCAACGAGAGAGAGGTCAGAGATGTTATGAATATCAGTATCTGGCATCACTTCGACAAGACACTTGCCAGCAAGACGAGTCTTGAAGAGACTCTTTACAGCATGAGCAGTCTCCTGATCAGTGCAGATAAAGAGAAAGGGGGTGCCTGCGTTGTTTGTAACGATAACTAAAGAAACCTTACTCATTGTCTTTTCTTGCTTGTTCGGCTTCATCAAGCCGAGCTAGATGAGGCTTGATCCACCTCATGTGTGTTAATGCTTTCTGTTCCGCCAAGAAAGTACCACCCTTTGTGTCTTCGACAGGGATTGGATACTCAACATTGGTTTCATCCACCTGATAAAACAAGTTTTCATCTCGATAAAAAGTAAACCGAGCCAGTCGTTCGTTCCTGACCAGATCGGTCATTGTATAGTTTTTCATAGTGATCCTGGAGGGAGTCGAACCCTCAACCTCTGGAATTTGAACCCAGCTCCTCTGCCAATTGGGATACAGGATCATCTCTTGAATTTCACTAAGAAAGAAAGATAGTTTTCTATGTAGATCTTTTCTATCTCTCTTGTTAAGCTTCCGGATACCTGTTGGCAGCCCAAGCTCGTACAACACGTTTTCTTTCACTGTTTGTAAGGTGGTCGAGCATAGTCTTGCCAACCAAATGATCCATCTCATGCTGTACTACTCTTGCCTCTAAGCCTCTAAATGAGGAGAGGTATTGTTCACCTTTCGGACACCGATATAATACCGTTACTCCTTCTGGTCTTGCTATCTTGATTCTTAAGCCAGGAAAGGATAGACATCCTTCTTCAAGCTCTATGCTCTCATCTGTTTTGTTCTCAAGTCTTGGATTGATGAGCGTGGTCTGTCCAAACCCAGCATCCATCACAACGATCTGCTTGCTGACTCCTATCTGGTTCGCTGCCAACCCAATACCGCTTGCAGCATACATCAGCATGCCCATCCTGTCTACGACTCTTTGGAGCTCATCTCCAAAGACCTCAACAGAATCGCACTCTTTTAACAGAGCTTTGTCCGGAAAAGTCTTGATCACTTACTGCCCTTAAAATTTTTTACACTTTTCAACACTCGCGCGCGTTCTTCTTCGGTAAACAAAGAGAACAGTGCCCGAAGATAAAATTTCTCCGCTGCAGTACGACAATATTCATTAGCAAGAAAATCCATGCTCTGAATAAATGTCATTGAATCATAGGTCTCTTGCTTAAGAGTTTTCTCTGCAATCAGAAGCTTGAAGATTTTCTTCAGCTTTCCTTCAAGGACTGCAGTCTCTCCAACAGTCAAGGCATATAAATCTTTGCTGCTATCGGTCATGAATCCTCTCGTGAGCCCACGGTCAGAATTGAACTGACGATCTTCTCCATACCAAGGAGGTGCATTGCCTCTATGCTACGCGGGCTTGTTGCTGTCTTCTATCAACTCAACCAATTCAAGATTGATCTTCTTAATTTGGTCAGCGATATTAGATATCTCATCATCCCATATCATTGGGATTCTATGGCTTGTTGATCGAGCAACATCAGATCTGTTGTTCAAGCCTCGAACATACATCTCCAAGCCTTTAAGCTTGGCAACCTTAAGTGCTAGTTGAATATCAATACTCATAGTAGCGCGACAGAGAATCGAACTCTGATTAGAGGCTTGAAAAACCTCCGTCCTAACCGTTAGACGACCGCGCCTTGATCCTCGTCTTCACCCCATCCAAACTTCTTATCGAGTACGAGTCTCAACATGATGTCTTCCACACAATTGGAAGCGATATGCCAGACATGACGAATATCATACCCGTCATCTACAGCTTCTTTCAAGATGAGTTGTAGATTCTCGCTGATAACCCATTCAAGATCCCGAGCATGGTCCGTCCATTCTTCCCCATCACAAGTGAACAGCTCTTTGGGATCTTCGTCGATCAAAGGACCATCATACATGCTTTCACTCCCATGATGAGTGTACCCATCACTGCTGTTGCTAGTCCAATCCATTTACTGAACTTACTAGCGTTTACCTGATAAAAGTACAGGCCGACCAAAGTCCAGAGCAATGCATACCAGAAAGAATCCATTACTTATCTTTCTTTTTAGACTTCTTTTTGGGCTTCTTCTTGGGTTGGACCAATTTGAAGTTGCAAGAACAGAAGATATCCTTACAAGTACCCATGAAACAATCCATGATATTTGAATCTCTATCTTCTTGAGAGATGTGGCCTAATAGTCCCATAGTACCCCCGGCAGGATTCGAACCTGCACAATCATAATTGACACTTAATACAGGTTCAATTAGCCTAGAAGGGCTGGCGGGAATTGAACCCGCATGTATCCAGTTACTCTTTCAACAGCTTAGGAGGCTAAGGAGATACAACCCCATGAATTGTCCTCAATGTAAAACTTACACAAAGAACCCTAAATTTTGTAGTCGCTCGTGTGCTACTACATTCAACAATCGCTTATCCCCGAAACGAAAGAAACGTAGTTGGTCTTGCGAAAAGTGTGGAACAGAAACAACTTCACGCCGTAAGTTATGTGATTCCTGTCGACCTTTCCTTTCTCTCTTGACCAAACAACAAGCTTTGACTTCAGACACTCAAAAGTATCGCCGTATTCGTGATCACGCTCGTCGAGTAGCTCAGACAGCAGGTCTTCTTGATTGTTGCTTTGTCTGTGCTTATTCAACTCATGTTGAGACTTGTCATATCCAGTCGATCAAAAGCTTCTCTGATACTACAAAAATCTCGGTTATCAATGCTCTTAGTAACTTAGTAGGACTTTGTCCCAACCATCACTGGGAGTTTGATCACAGCCTGCTGAAGCTACCTATCCGCTAGACTACGAGGGCATATCAGGGCAGACGAGCCAACCTCACAGTATCAATGTGAAAAGTCTTCTCATCGTCCAACGCCTTGTCTGTTTCGATTCCCCACTCCAAGGCTATCGACTCACAATCCTCAAGGCTGAGAGGAAGCCAATCATTATGATAAAGAGTGGCATTCACTCCTCTGCCCTTACCAAAGCCATGGGCAATGGCATTCCCAATAAGAAGTTGCAGGTCTGCAACTCTTGCATTGTTGACTTGATCAAGAGCGTCACCTCTGTTTGGCCAAGCAAAATTGGTATCAGCCAAGACTTCAAAGGATGATCTTAGATTATGGGTTATTGTGTCTCGATAGACACCAGTGGAAGGTTCGATCAATGAAACATCGAAGTGTTCACAGGTACTGCGAAGAAACTCCAAGCCGCCAGATACATAGGAGTGATTGATATGCCAAGCGAGTACGCTCTCTTGTCCAAATGCAATTCGTGCGATACCAAGGGCCACAACACTTCTGATGTCACCTTGCTGTCCCATCGCAAGCTTCCATCTGCCCAGCTCTTTGCACTGTCGACGAAGCTCGTTCACCTGGCCTGTAATCAGGGCCTTGATAGTCATTGCTCTTCCTTTGTTGGAGTCGATCCTGAGACTCGAACTCAGTTTTTCGGGTTTGCAATCCGATGCCTCGTCCGCTTCGGCATGATCGACTTAATCGCTTGAGTCTACCTTGTAGACATACTTACACGTCGTACACTTGTATTGCATAAGACAGTTTCCAATGGTGACACCCTCTTGTTTATGCCCAAGCTTTCTACAAGCTTTGGTCGTTGGATGGTCATAGTTATACTCGGACCAACCATTTGCAAAGCCTAGATTGGTATACTTTTCTTCAGCCATTTTCTTTATCCTGGTTATACACCAACTGTTACCGCACGGCTTCGTACAGTAGGAACACTTATCCATAGCGGAAGGTAGAGGAGTCGAACCACCAGCTTTCGCCGCCTTCGGGTTCAAACCGAATTGCCTGCCACCAAGCGGTACCTTCCTAAATAATACAATCTATTCTGTCTTGTGTATCGTCTGCGGTCAGGCTTTTCAAGACTTCTCTTTCCTTATCAGAGAGCATCATCACAGCTCTACCTGGCAGACACCTCTCTGGTATCTCTTGTCCTGCGTCGACAGCTCTCTGATACTGTCTGGTTTGTGGGTTCCCAGTCATATGACCAAGAGCATAACCCATTCTTGTCAGTCTCAAAAAGATCTGACGTGGTGTCTTATCTAGCATCACAGTAGCTGCAATCATCTCTGTAACATGCTCTATGACACTCCAGACTATTCTTCTGCAGCATCACATTGACCTTGTCCTTCCAACACTGACGAGCTCTTTCACTGTCTTCGTTCCCACGAAGACAAGAACACATCTGAGTTGAAGGATAGGAGTATACACTACAGTCCTGAGTCGATGCACATCCTTCGAGCAAACTACTCAGAAGGAGGAGCATTGCAAGCAGCAAGCTCTTCATCGCACCACTCCTGTAAGCAAGCGGAGTAAACCTTCCTGCCAGATTTTAATTCTTCAACACACAATAGCTCAGCACATGAGCCAATGTCCTTTACCAAATCTTGGTCTTCTTCTGAGAGCTTATCCAGCTCACTTTGAAGACACATTGGATTTGCATTCGGGCATAAATGCGGAAGTTTGGAGAAAAAGGCACCACAAGTACCTTCGTCCTTGATAGGATTTTCGAACTCTTCATAGTGAGGAGAGATCACCTTAGGTGATCCAATGATGAATTCTCCTTCTCTCAAGTCCGTGATGTCAAGACCTCTTGTCGTTGCCAAGTCCGAACCAAGATCAGCTACCTCTGCCTGACATCGGTTGATAAAATCCCAAATATCAGAAGCTGGAGTGTTGAATGCCCAGCGAGCTGCCGTCGAGGTACGAGTCACGACACCAACAACGGCTCCATTTTGAGCGAAGCTGATACCGCCGCTACCGCCTTTCCAAACACTCGTGTCTGTAATCAAGCCTCTGGGATAGAGACCTCTGGTGTTTTCTTTTACCTGATACCCTGCAACGATGCCTTTGCTTAGAATCTGATGAAATTCATCACTGTTCCCAATAGTCCATACTTCCATCCCCACAGGAGGATCTTCAAGTGAGACGGAGGCGATGTAACCTTCTTCCAAGCCAAAGTTCTCTTTGACACCTGCTTCCTCTATAGCCAAGAGGACAATATCCCATCGTGCATCAAAGCAGATAGGTAGAGCATTGATCCCCTTTCTCCACATCCTCTCTTCGGGTGGCTCTACAACAGGAGAGACTACAATTCTGGTGGCGAAGGAAGCTCCGCTCTTGCTTTGTTGATTTCTGTCCCACAAGATATGCCAATCAGAAAGAACCAAGACATATTTCTTCGTAGAGTCGAGTCCGACCATCACTCCAGTACCAGAAGACATACCTCTGAATTGACTTTCGTCTTCCGGCTTTGCGTAGCTATATACATGAACTACGCTTCTCTTTGTCTTTTCAAGGACTTCGGAGACGTTTAAGCTTTCTACTGAAGGGGAGATGGAATGAAAACGTGATGCCGTACAGCCTGTGCTGCATCCAGACAAGAGATAAAGTAAGGAAAAGAGAAGAGCATATATTTTCATCCTTAAATTCTCTCATAATGCTAGAGATTATTGCAAACTATTTGTCCGCGCGGTGGGATTTGAACCCACATGCACCAATTACCCTGAGATAACGCACCGCTTATAAGACGGCTGGGATACGCGCAGTTAAGATCCTATTGAGCTTCCAGCTTGACGCTTCCCCATGTCCAGGGCTTATACCAAACAGTTGCACTTACTTCGTTGGCAACCGCATTGACCTTCCAATTTTTGGCACCGCATTGTGGACATGGAGATCCACCAGCAAGGCTGGGGTATTTAGATACATAGATATGTTTAAGATAATGAACAGGAGGATTGATGTATTTACAATCTATACAGATGTCTACGCTAATGAACATGATTGGCTCCTTTACACACAAAGGTCATGGTGCCATCAGATTCATGAACCACGGCTTCGCCGTGCTTGCAGTGGACAGCTACCTCAAAAGTCTCTGTCCTGTAAACATGATGATCCTTTAGAACATAGTTCCCACTAGGAACATAACAAGAAGATAGTAGGTGAGCAAGAAGAACAGCGAATGCAATGAGAAGTTTTCTCATGATGATTCCTTTTTTTTTTGGAGCGGGCAGAGAGACTCGAACTCTCGTAGCTAGCTTGGAAGGCTAGAGCCTAAACCACTCGGCCATGCCCGCAATCTGTAGTAATAAGTTAATAAACTTTTAAACTACTAGTACAATTTTGTTATGGCACATCCAAGAAATCCTAAAAACTGGTGCTCTTGTGGAGCTAGATGTAAAAATTCAGCAAGCAATCTTTGTCAGACCTGCTGGTCTTTAAAGACGGCCGCTGAATACGGAGAAAGAACAATTAAATCCCTTCCTCATACATCTGCTCGACATAGGTATCAAAATCTTCGTAATCATGCTCAGCGTATTGTTAAGCTTCTTAAATGGCCAATGATCTGCAAGGTATGTAGTTATTCAAGCCATGTAGAAATTTGTCATCGAAAAGGAATCGCTTCTTTTTCTGAAGAAGCTAAGCTTTCGGAAGTCAATGCACCAGATAATCTAGTACTTTTATGTCCCAATCACCATTGGGAATTGGACAATAGACTTCTCATCTTGCCCAGATAGAGAGAGGATCGGGTTACAAGCAAGCCCGTACGTACGTAGGCCAATCCTGCCTTAACACACCCTATCCTCTACCAGTATCCCGACAGAGTATTGATCTCTGGTTTCTAGATTGAGAATCTAGGGTCCTATCCATTAGACGACCGGGACAAACGATCTAGTCGCCATGATGATCAACAGGGACGTATCCTCTGTCTCTCATGATTTCAACTAGTTCTTCATAGGAGTATGGCTCGTAGTTTGGGTGGGTGTCAACACCCACATCAATTCTACGTACTCCTGTATCTGGAAAGGTACCATGACAATGTCCGTGAAGCTGCCAAGCTCCACGATGCATGCCATTCCATGAGGCGATAGGATAGTGGCACATCACCACCTTTACTCCATCTGGAGTCCTACTCTCATAGTAGTCTCTTGCCCAGTCAAAGCGATGCCAGACTCCCTCAAGGGGTTTGTCATGGTTCCCTTTCATAAATCTGATAGTGCCATTCAATTGGTTTAGAATTTCATGTGCTCTACCCGATCTACCGAACATGAAATCTCCTAGATGATAGACGATAGCTCCCCTCTCAGGGACCTTCTCGTTCCATCTTCTGATCAATTCCTTGTCCATCTCCCATTTATCGACGAACGGTCGATTAGAATACTTGATTATATTCTTATGTCCGAAATGAGTGTCGGACGTGATGAATTCATTTGGTCTCATCTTTACCTCCTATATTATTCAGAGGTTCGAATCCTAGAAAAAATCCAAGTGAATTCTACAGAAAATCGGAAAAAGGTCATGCCCTCATTCCGTCTGTAAAAATTTTTCAGGTTTTAGGTTCCCACAGGACAATATTTGCGTTTGATGTTAATTTCATATCCTCTTCCTAAGCCTTTAAAGAAATCAAGAGCTTTTTGGCCTCGAATCTTTGTATCGTCCTCAAACCATACATAGGCAAGATCCAAGAACTGTTTTTCAACGCCATGTCCGCAACAAGCGAATTTCACCTTGGATAGATTCTTGATACAAGGGTCGTGGCCTGATTCATCATAATTGAGATTGCAATGACCACATGATGTTCTTTGGGGGCTTACAGGTTCATGAGTGTCGGCATAGACCCATTCTCCAAATATACATACGACTTTATGACCACGTACCCAACTAAGTCCCATGATACGATTCCTTTTTTTAGTAGGCCTTCCCGGGATCGAACCGGGGAATTCGGCTGATTAAAAGTCAGGTGCTTTCCCATTCTAGCTTAAGGCCCATGTGCTCATGCTTGGTCGTGAGAATCAAGCATGAGCGAAGATTAGACGCGAGGTCGAACCTTCATATAGTCATATCCACATCCACTACAGAAGTTGTCTCTGTGCTTCCTCTTCTTTCCGCATTCGGAACAGAATTTGGGAGCTTGGGTCGCTACGACCCCAGGAGCCCCTATCATCTTGATCTCAAGTACGGTACTGCCGAGTTCAGTGTCGAATCCGGACTGCATCGTAAACTTCTGATCGCTGAACCCACCTGCTACGGTAGCACCGATCTTTGTTTCTCCATATACAACTCCAAAGTCACCATCCATTGAAGTGTTGCAGTAGACATCATGACCACGGACGGTAGTGGAGCCATAGGTACCTAAACGATCTTTGGTGCTCTTGGTCCAACGACCTTGGTTGTGCCATCCATAATCGGTAGAAGGAGGACTCATCAACCAATTTGGTAGTTCCTTCTCTTTCTTGAACTCCACTCGAATGATTCCATTCTCTGAAGAGTGAGGATCTTGGACGCCAGGGTTGGAAGCTTGAACAAACTTCAGCTTACGACCTTCAGTGAGTGATTCGGTTACGAATCTTTCAATGTTGACAACCTCTCCTGCCTTCAGAATGATGTTGCCATCACCGACAGAACAAAGTGGCGTACCATCTATCGTGATATGCGCTAATGCTCTACGTGCCTTATCTCTGTTTCTAAGCTTGATCTTGTATTCAGATCCGAAAGGAAGAGCTGCTCTTCCCTCGATCTCTCGGACAGGTCGTCCGTCTGCACCCAAGATACTAAGTGCGAATCCGTTACTATACATCATTATTTACTCCGGGCTCCCCAGCTAGCCCTTATTTTGTGCTGGAGTCATTGGAACTCGAGGACCATCGTCTTAGTTGTCCTCGGTACTTGCTGATCTTCTCTACCAACTGACTAAGATACAGTTGGATCTGATGTTTTTGGGAGCTTGAGGGTGGGCGTTTTCCTGATGGGTCCAGTAGGTAGAAGTACAGGAGACTGTGGGCTTTCGCCATCTCCCACCATCCTTTGTCCAGCTGTGCCATCACTTCGGACAACGTAACCACTTGTGTTGTACCTTCCTCTGATCTCTCCTCTGATGACTTGATGATCGAGGATGTGTCCTCCGAGGACGATTTCTCCGATTCTGGTGGTGTATTCTCTGAGGGCATCGTCATAGTTGTTGAAAAAGCAGACAGGAGAGGTGGTGTTGGCTGTGGTTGTCACACTCCAAGCACATTCTTTCTCTGATACAGAAAAAGAGAGCTCCACTTCATGGGCTCTCTCTCCTTTGAATATCGCTTTTCTAAGAAGAAGGATCATCCTTCTTTCCTTGTGGGGTCGGCCGGGTTTCGCAACCAAAGACATTGTTGAGGAATACAGTCAGAAACGGCCGATCCGTTGAAGTAGCTCACTGTCGTACTTCACTTTCGTGAGAAAACCCTCTGTCTATCTAGGGTAACTACCGAGAATCGAACTCGGGTATACGGAATCACAACCCGCTGCCTTAACCACTAGGCCATAGCCACCATGTTATTTAGCTCCAGAGGCTGGATTCGAACCAGCAATCATTACGTTAACAGCGTACCGCATCGCCTTTATGCTACTCTGGAATATCAATTCAATTTCATTGGATCTGTAGGACCCTCAAGCTCCATCAGGTACCCGCCTGCCAAGGTCTCATTCAAGAAGGGAACATCATTCACTTCAGCGAGACACATGCCAAAGAACCTGGCGATCTCTTCTTCGTAGAAGATACCTGCCACCTGAAACTTCACATTGGAGTTCTCAAGGTCTGGCTGAAGCTCCACCGTATCTGTGGCGATGACTGCATAGCCTTCACGCCACTTCACCATTCGAAGATTACACCACTCAGTCTCTTGCTCTTTGTCCTTCATGACTTTCCCTCAATACTCGAGCTTGCCAAGTTCCTTTTGGAATATACGTAGTCACATGTTGATAAGAAAGAATAAGGATATTCTCATCCAAACCTGGATCATACTGTCCTAGCACGGAACGTGCTGCATAATAGACAATATCTCCGGGTTGAATGGTCGCGTCGTCCTGATCTCTGCTATGAAGTGCATTTCGGGTGATACGCCCTGTCTTCAGGACCACACCTTTCATCCAACCTTCATTCATGGACTGAGCGATTATAATACCACCACCAGTCTCTTGACCAGCATCCATCTGTTCTACAAGACAGTACCCATCAAAGGGTTCCATCATGAGTGTTCTGATTCTTTCCTTAAGAGGATACTCAAAAGGGAGATTGTTCTTGATTTGAATCTTCATGCGACACTGAAGGGATTTGAACCCTCGTCTTCATCCTCGACAGGGAAGAGCATTACCTTATGCTACAGTGCCAATTAATGCGAGAAAAAGCGAAAAGAGTGTATTACGCGCTTTAGGCCACTAAGCTACCCCACGATATGCTGTGGGGGTGGGATTCGAACCCACGATCTCGTCCTTAACATGGAAGTAACTCGTCTCTGTACTGCGTATAGTGTAGTAGGAGGGAGTCGAACCCCCAATGCCTCAGCGGCAGGTTTACAGTCTGCTGTACTTCCTATTGTACGTCTACTACGTAAAACCAGGTACTCTATCGATTAAGCTACCTTTCACCCAGCTTTCGCCATGGGCTCATGGATGGGATTCAAACCCACATCTCCTGTAATTTGTACGCCCTCCCGGCATCGAACCGGAGAATTCTGCTGCTTAAAAGGCAGGTGCTTTCCCAATCTAGCTTAGGGCGCGTGATATTACCATCTCTTGACACCACAATAACAATACTGACTGATGCTTCCGCATTCTGGACAGTGGTTATCTGGATCTCTTGGACCTTCTGGCATATTGAATTTCAACATAATCACCTAGTCCGCCAGGGTAGAGTTGAACTACCGTCTCACGCTTATCAGGCGCGCGTCTTAGACCGTTGGACGACAGGCGGATGAAATAGAGAGAAAAAGCGATCAAAGCGTTATCGTTATGCTACCATTACACCATACTCTGCTTTCGCAGAGCACTCGGATTCGAACCGAGACCTTTTAATTTCAAGTTAATTAGAAGTAACTCTAATCTGTACTGCTCTATAGAGCCGCCGGAAGGGATTAAGCCTTCATCTCCCATGTAAAATACGGGGCTCTATATTGAGCTACAGCGGCAAGAATACGAGAAAAGACGAGAAGAGAAATGCTCCCAATGAGCAGTTTCCCCATATAGAGGAGAAACTCGGAGTTGAACCAAGAAGTAACTCTTTTCTGTACTACGTATAGCCACTCGGGTGGGAGTCGAACCGCACGCCTGACAGCCAGCCTGGAACCAGGGGCTATCTGCTCTACACTAAGCTACCGAGTGATGGTGGGTGGTGGGTGCCTGAGAACACCGACCTCCAAGGATTAACTTGGCGCTCTTCACATCTGAGCTACAAACCCGTAATCGTTTAACATCTACAGAAGAAGTCTCTGCACTTTCTACAATACCATAGTAGACCAACTACTACGGCAATTTCAATTCCACATGCAAACTGCATCTTCTTTCCTTTGTCGGTGTAGAAAGATTCGAACTTTCGACCCCATGCTCCCAAAGCATGTGCGCTGCCAGACTGCGCTATACACCGATTCTTGTTTTAATCGTTTTTTTCAGCGCAGAACCAATCTTGAGAAACGATTGGAACTGGATATTCTGAACCACAATCTTCAGAAACCGCCTTCACACCACTTGTAATTCCTGAAGCGACTACCCAAGTGGGAAAAAGAGCGATACATAGATAAAAAGCAAGAAAGAAAAGTCCGATTACTACTCCTGTGATACCTTCTACAAGTGAGTTGTTCTTATTCCTATAAGAATTGTACATATCATACCTTTGATTTAAGAAAGATTCTTTCTTGAAATTTAGTGGAGAAGGAGGGATTTGAACCCTCAACCTTCAGCATGCAAAGCTGCTGCGCTCCCAAATTGCGCCACATCCCCCAATCATATAAATAGAACGGTGTGCTACTACGTCAAGGAGGAATTTAGACCTTACCGTCTCCGGGGTATCTGCATGCTTTCCGCATCTTTAGTATCACGTGCTTTCTTAAGGCGCTTCGCCTCTCTCATTAAGGGTGGCTGCTTCTAGGCCAACCGCCGTTCTGGTGGACATCATGGGAGTTGAACCCACAAATTTAACTGGTGCTCCTATCAGCTTTCGTCAGTCAATTCGCCTTGAATGCCCTTGATTCTTGGATATAGACTTTCTACATATTCTTCTGGCATCGGCTTTTCACGTCGCCAAATAATATAAGAATGTCCAGAACTTGAAGTCCTGGTTCCAATTGGTTCCCAATCTTGTCCGATTGGAAATCCCTCTATCTTATCAATTCTACTTTTATATGCTTCAACGACCTCCCATCTTCTAGGATTTCGTTTCCATTGCTTAAGGGCTTGTTTTCTTGCCCAAATTTCATAGTCTAACTTACCTGGCATAAGACTTTAAGCACTTATCTCTTATGTGTCAAGATGCCAATAGCTTCGGCAGCCTTGTCTTCTGTCAATCCGTCTTGAAAGACGGTATGTACGAATCGATCATAATCGATTCCTTGCATGTCATCAGAATCATCGATCACGACATAGTTGGGCTCAGGTTCCCCTGTGTACCCATGATGGTTGTTCAACCAAGTACGGATACAGGCTCCACGGGTCATATTTGGTGGCCGCTTCCCCGTAACTGAGATGACTTCGCCTTCTACACCTACCTCTCGTAGAATAAGCTTCATCATCTCCCAACCATAGATTCTCCAAGCAGAGGAGACTACGATCTTTGCATCTGTTGCATAAATGATTCGATTAAGATTCTTGACTAGCTGTGGCTTGATCTTGGCATAATGATAGGACATCCTATTCATCTTGCCAGCTTCGACAATGTCACTCATTCTGTCACTTTCAGAACGTAGCCATTGTTCGTCATTCAAGACGCCGTCTATGTCTAAAAAGATTATATTCATTTTGTACTCACACTAGGACTCGAACCTAGAATAAGAAGTTCGTAGCTTCTCGTGATTTCCGTTTCACTATGCGAGCATGGTTGTGGTGCTGAGAGGAATCGAACCTCCGACGCAGAGCTTTTCAGACTCCCGCTACTACCTGCTGAGCTACAGCACCGTAAAACTTTAGTTAGGCAGGGCCTAGGGTTTCCTAACCCAGTTTTACCCAAATGTGGTCAAGAACCTGCGCTTAAATACCTTATATACTTATAAAAATGATATTTTAAATAATAAGGTTATTACCGGTGTTGACTTGCGCGATGAAGAGAATGACTAACTCACGATCTCTGCAAGGCATAGTCGTGATTTATTCCGAGAAACTGTGTTCCGGAATGCAAGGCGTAGATCTTTGATCTAATCAAGCCTTGCAGTCGAGCTCTTCATCGCGCTCCCTTGGATGACTCTCCTGTTCTGGGTCAGAACAGTAAGAGTTAACCCCTCTTGCCCTTAGGCGTGAGGGCCATGATGGCTGCGATGTGTGCCTGTAGCGCCACATCACGCGGAGAGTCGGCCGCAAACCCTTGTCGGATCGGCTCTCCTGCCTTCGTCTTTCTTGTTTCGACGGTAGTCACCGTCTTGTTCTTCTTCTTTGTGGTCACCATATGTGACCTTGTCTTGCCTGCATTGAATCTTGAGATCTGTCGAAGCCTAAGCCTCTCAAGCTTCTTGACGACTCTGCTCCATTTGATCTGCTTATTTACCAATGCTCTTGCAGCATTCGTAGCGTATTTCGCTGCAGTCTTCTTCTTTTCTCCCATCTGTCATCTCCAGACTTCGATTGGTTCTGAGTTGTCCCAGTACCAAGCAGGTACGGTATACAACAATCTTTTGTTTTTAGGCTTGTCAGGATCACTTGCCAAGACTTGAACAACCACCCCTGGTTCATCCTTGCGAGCTTGTTCTTTGTTTATGACAGACTCTTTTCTTCTTATCAATTTCTTTTCAGGAACTGTAGGCAGAAAATCTTTATAATCCATTTATGCGGTCCAAGACTACGGTGATAAATGTGCTCATTATTCCTTCTCATACTTGTAACTGAGAGCCTCTACGGCCTCAACATCTGAAACAAGTTCAATATTGCATTTCAATTCTTCTATGACATCTTCGAATGTCATATCAGATTCATGGTAATCAAGAAGTGCTTCATCACTTAATGTAATTACATATGTTATTTTTAGCATAGTAGTGCTGGAGAGACTCGAACTCTCATGCCCGAAGACATAGGTACCTAAAACCTACGTGTATACCAAATTCCACCACAGCACCATTACCAACAAGTCTCCCAACATGGAAGACAAATCATACCACCCCAAGAAGGAAGCCTCTTCCTTTGGAGAACTACTTTGTTGCATTTCATACAGATAAGAGTTGGTTTCTTTTTCTTTCCACACTCTTTACATCTGCTTATGCAAGTCTTGTTTGTGTTAAGAGCCACTTGTTGAGAGTCGGCTAATAGTCACTGTCCGCGTCCCGTCCGGATTTACTCTTTCTGGGTGCTGCCAACTTCTCTTTGTACCATAACCATTGATAGGATATCTCTTAAGAAACAGAGCTTCGTATTCATCTACCACATCTTCTTCACCAGTGATGTGATAGAAGATGAATCCACCCTTCGTGTCTTCAAGAATTGTCACTCTGTCATCTTTTCTATAAATCTCTAACATGGTAGCTCCGGAGGGATTCGAACCCTCAATCCATTTCAGGCACGGGATTTTAAGTCCCGAGTGTATTCCATTCCACCACAGAGCCAAGTTCTATTGTGGCATCTGTAGCGTCTCCGCCACGTTACCCCATCTGTGCTCTATCATAAGAGCCCATTCTTCATCTGCCATGACATCAGGATTTAACAAAACTTGTATTTGTTTGTCAAAATCCAACATCAAAGGAAGATTCACAGCTAGATTGAAAGCAGATGAAAGAGCTTGTCGTCGAGCAATCACTTCATACTCGGTCATTCCAAGATCCAGCATGATCGCTTTCCTGACATCAGGATCGTCTAGATTATCCATCTGTTGTACTCAACAAAGTGTTTATCGCTTTGATGGTCAGACTGAATCTATCTATGCACCTGTGCTTTGATTCACCTTGGCAATCTTTATATTCTTCTACCAACTTGAATGAGATATCAGGACCAAAGCCAGTTGCTATATATCCTGGGAAAAGAACTTCAACTCTTTTACCAAGACCTATCCAAGCATCTGCATAGACATCAGGATCTTCTGTAGCCTTGCCATCAGGCAGACGATAACTTCTAGTTCTTTCCACCGCGTATCAACCTTTTCAAATCTATTGCAGCTGTCTCTTCTTCCGCAGGACTTCGTTGAGAAGCTCTTAATACTACATGAGCTACCTCATGAGCAAAGTAGTCATCTCCTGCTGTAAAGCAAGGAGAGATGATCGCTTCTCTTCTGGTATCACTTATCCAGACCTGACATACTTTGAAATCAAGTTCGTCATATTCGATATCCCAGGTATCCAGAACATCAAATCGAGATTGGATCGCAGCGATCTCTTGTTGAGGAGTTTGAGGTTCTTTTTTATAGAATAAGAAAGAAAGAGAGACGGCAGCGACAAGAAGAGGGACAAGGAACTTTGCGACAGTCATCCTCTTTCCGTTCCAGGTTCAGGCTTGGGAACCGTGATGTCATGAATCCAATTGGACAGTCTTTCCAGTTTGTTTCCTGGAACAAGAAAGCCGATCAGATGAACAACTTCAGAAAGGGGATGTGCGATCATATTATGAACGAACCACATCAAATGAGTCTTCATTGTAGCCCTCCTGGGATTCGAACCCAGACTATACGCCTACTCAAGACGTTATCTCTGCCAAATTGGATTAAAGGACCATTTGCCCCGGTACTAGGACTCGAACCTAGATAAGCTGCCTCAAAAACAGCGGTCCTGCCATTAGACGATACCGGAATACTATAGGCCATCGAAGGGGATCGAACCCTCACCTACCAGATTACGAAACTGGTTCCCCGCCTTCAGGGACCCGATGGCATTATGCAAAGAGATCTCGACTATACTCATCGAGATCTTCTGTTTTGCCACGAACATGTCTATCAACAGTCTCTTTGACCAATTCATCTGTAAGAACTTCATCGACAACAAGGGAAAGCTTTTTCACAACCTTGTCTCTTATCTTGTTCTCGATAAGCTCAGAAATGATATAACGAGCTTGCTGTTCGATCTCTTCTACAATAGCTTTTTTCAAGAGATCTTCTTGTAAAGAGATGAGCTTGTCGAGATCGAGCGCCTTCATGAGCTCAATAGCTTTGTCTCTCAGTTGAAAAGACACCTGTTCTGCAGCAACTGTGTTTCGACCATTACAATGATCGATTTCGATCTCACCGAATCGAGTATTGAAACCAAGAAGTCTCAGTGTCATTTCCCGAAGCTCTTCATGAAAAACGCGTTCGACACTCCATGTAGAGTTGGTTACAACATCTTCGACCAATGTCTTCATCTGTTCTTCTTTGGCCTGAACCAGATTACGAACTTGATTTTGCAATTCTGTTTTCAGATACTCATTTCTACGCATTTATATTCTTTTGTTTGAGAGCCAGCCACGAGATTCGAACTCGCTACCTGAGCATTACAAGTGCCCTGCACATCCCAATGTGCTTGACTGGCAGTTACCACTTGGACCCGCTACGTTCTGTTTTACAGACCGTACAACGCCATGTGTTTTTCACTGTACCGTTATGAACCCGGATATCTCTTCCGTATCTCTTGTTCTGAAATTCAGAATTACAGTTCGTACCAGTACACTTCAAGCGTGCTGCACCTGCACTATTCTTTTTCTCTGTTGCCATCTACGTATTTTCCTGAATAAATGTATAGGTTACTATTACACCAGCATAAAGAATGACCAAGCAAATTACAATTGCTGCGATAAAGGCCCAAGCTTTTATGTTGATAAAGCCCAAAATGAACCACATCCAAACCAATGTAGCTAAAAAGATTCTGAAAGTCTTTTTCTTAAGCATTTTCTCAAGCATTACTGTTTCAACCTTTTCAACACTCTCTTTTGAAGCCTCTTTGCAAGCCCATCAAGAGCTTCCGCTCTATCCTGCTCTTCATCTTCATCAGTGATGGCAATGCCCAAAGGTGCTCTGCCACCCCCGATTCCGCCCTGTTTAGAACCAGCAGTTCCGTGAAACTCCGCCCCAAAACAATCTTTGCAGAGCTTGTCGACGTCGAGGGTCGGATCTGTACTTCTGACTGATGCATCTACATGATCTCCGACAAAGGCGAATACGACTACGGCATTCACACCTTGCATACGTAGCATATCATCAGCCACTTCGGGCATGACGTCACGCTGTCCTGGTGAAATGTCACCAAGATATGTGACAAGCTTTGAGTCTTCTACGACTCTGGCCTTGATAGCTTCCGCTTCAAGATCAAATTGATATGCAGGAATGGGATAATTGAAGATTTCTTTCAATCGTCCTCGGTCAACCTTGCCAAAGAGATCCTGGAAAGCCTGGAAATCTCTTTCTGTCGCACCTGGCCCTCTCAATCCGTCGGTATCAGAGTAGATTCCCATAAACAGTGCAGTCGCGACTGTTGGATTTTCAGGGAACTTACCCTCCAACTCGTCACGAATGAGCTCCCATACAAGAGTTGCACATGCACCTACATCGGCATGAATAAGAAACTCTTTCTCTACTTCGTAAGGGCCCTTATGATGATCGATGATTACATCGATATTACATTCGAATCCTGTATTAAGCAGTGGAGAATCCATCGCAACATAGAAATCAGATTCTGGAACCTCATCTACTCTTTGTAGGTTGATTCCAAGAACATTGACCATGGCTCTTGTTTGAGCATGGCTGATAGGAGCTATGTGAAAGAAGCTTGATTCAGCACCATACTTTTCCTGTAAAAACCAGGATAGACCTGCTGCACAACCAATTGCATCCGGATCGGGGATACGTTGCAACAAAATAGCAACTGTTGAGCCGTCTTTTAGTTTATCAAACATATGACTCAATAACTTTTAAATTGGTAGGGGTACTCGGATTTGAACCGAGGACTTTCACGGTGTAAACGTGACACTCTCCCGCTGAGTTATACCCCTATAATACTATTAAGGTTTTATTACAGAGAACACAGACCTCATTGGTTTCAAAAGAGTCTGTTTCGGTATGAGGACAAGTTTTTTGAAGCTTTTCAGCTAAGTTTTGCACCTGTATTTGAAGATCATCTACAACTTTGGATGCTTTACAAAGTTGCCGTACCTTCCTATCCAATCGTTCTTTTGTGATTTTATAGGACATCAGAAGTCTTAATCAAGACATTCGCAGTCTTCAAGAGAATAATCACAATAGAGGCACCAGCTGTCATATTCTTCGCAATCACAGCCTATATCATTTTCGGCTCTGCCTTCACAAAGTTGAATTCCTTCTCCATGTTGCCCTTTGCAATGCTCACACCTGGTGGCGGGGCCACCATTGCAACCACATGCACTCATATCCTTATGACAACCAGGACAAGCTCGGTTGAATGGTGTCAAGGCACCATCATTGACTACTACGATAATACTCATTTGTTTCCTCCAATCGTATTTGAACCTTTTTTAGTTCTTGTGCCGTTTGATTACGGCTTGGAGGAACCAGATGACTAAACACAAATAGTCGGTTCCCTAACTGTTCAAGATTTCGATGGCCTCTTCTACATGTTCATCCAACAAACCTACTCTTTCTTGAGTTTGAACTACATGAGGATGATGGTCTGGATCTTTTACCCATACCTGATCGTCCAGAATGACGTAGTTCTCCACGTCATTCTCTTTCAACCAAGCTAGAATCTCCTTTCCTCGAGGCATGTACATGGAAGAACCAAATCCACCTCGAACCATAGGAGTGTAGTCGACCACCTCTGCTTTCAATCCGATCAAGGACAGGAAGTTCGCACCTTCCTTGAAGACCGGGAAGCTTTCACGCCAGGTCGAAGACCAGATGATCTTAGCCCCTGTCGCTTCGGTGATGCGATTTACACGAGCGATCATATCGTCATTCGTCATGGATCTCCACCATCCGAACGACTCTCTTGGGTGACCAGAATCGAATGCCGCTTGCAGGCCCTCAGGACCGTTCAGGACACCATCCATGTCTAGGAACACAACCTTCATCGGCTTTCCTTCCAAGGGCCTCTACAAGCTGTCCTGGAGGCCTTCTTGCGTGCATCGCCGTGATTCCCGGAGCCCCATGAGCGTCTACGAGCCATTCGTGCGATGGGATTATTTTTCTTGGGATTCTTCATTGAGTTTCACCTCTACAATCAAATCTTCGAATGGGTCTTTAGCTAGAAACTCTTCTACCTCTTGTATCGCTTCGATATCAAAACGATCTACTTCTTCAAAATGCTCTATCTCAATTGGCAAAGGTGAAGCTGACATCTCTTCTTGATATTGTTCTTCTGCTGTCCAAAAGGCATAACAAAGTATGTAGATACCTATTTGGACAAGAATAATAATTGTTTCTGGATCAAACATTTAAGTACCCCAGCTGGCACAGGCGGTAGGATTCGAACCTACGATTTCAGCTCCGCTACGGTTCGACAGTTTAGAAAACTGTGCCGGCTACGCCTGCTTGAGTTTTATAGTATTCGAACATACAATTAAACTATGAAATGTTTAAAATGTAATTCGAAACTAAAAGGTAAATACACAAAGAAGTTTTGCAATCGTTCTTGTGCTACCTCTTATAACAACTCTCTCTTTCCCAAAAGAAAACCAGAGAATAAATGCGCAACGTGTTCATCGCTAATTAATTCTCGAAGAAAATACTGTTCTTTAGAATGTAAACCTCAAGGTCAAGATATGACTCTCAAAGAGGCCATTTATGTTAAACATCATAAATCTTCTGCTTTTGCTCTCGTTCGTGCTCGAGCTAGAGCTTTATCCAAGAGATGGGAGATGATTTCATGTGAAGAGTGTAACTATTCAACTCATGTTGAAATTGCTCATCTCAAATCTATTTCAGAATTCTCTGAAGATACTCTTCTTTCGAAAATCAATGCTAGAGAAAATCTTCGTGCATTATGTCCAAATCATCATTGGGAGCTCGATCACCCAAAGCAAAAAGAAATAAAGAGCTGAGACTATACTCTTTAATGACCACACCTTCAACCCCGTACCTGGTTACGTCCCCGCAACCAGCTAAGGTCTTATCCACGCCCTCTCGAACGTCTGTAATCAAAACCGCCTATTTTGAGTTCCCTGGCGACGGGAACATAAGTCATGATCTGCTTCGATGCTTCCTGTCACCCCCAAACCCGCGCAGGTCTAGGGACTCCGTTCATACATCAACCGCATCCACCTTGGGAGCTTCAACGGCCTCTGTTCCCCCGAAGAGGCAGAGGATTTGGCTTCTTTCGAACCATGACCGACAGGGTCTTTTCATTTAAACAACGAGGAATTGAACCTCACCTTTCATTCCGTAGATGAACGCTCTACCATAGAGCTAATTGTATGACCATGGTCGCGTGCCCTGTCAGTCGATCCATACCCTTTTGAGGCACAGAGTCCAACACGAAACCTGATATTCGTCCTTGCGAGACTTTATCCATGTATCACGGTTGCCGGCCTCTAGGCGCGCCATCCGTTGACAATGCAAGCCGCCCTATCCCTGCGAAAGGATCGGACTAACTCACTACCTTTTGACTTTCAGTCTCCGGCCGTTTGAATGTCACCTCGGTTTTCACACCTCACACATGGCCCTGGTTCACAGGAATCCAAGTGCCTCGCCTATCGACGAAAGCAGACACGACCTCGAACTTATCACCCACCGCAGGAATTAAAAACCTGAGATGAGCGACTACCCTAGATGGGTAGCGTCCTGGCTTGCATAGATGGACCCATTGCTGGGTGAGGGCTTGATGGTCATCTACCCTCTTCCGCCAGGTTGCCCCGACGTTTCCTGATGACCCTACGCGGCCATTATACGTTTACTCCATAATGTAAGATTTTGAGGTGCCCGTAAAGGCATCCTCAGTAATTTCCGCCTCTCTTCGTGGAGTTCTTACATCTTCAAATGTAAGAGTATCCGCGAGGATCTGTTTAGAATCCGCTCGTTGGAAAGCCATTCCCCACTCATTCGAATCACCGTTGAGAGGCACCTCGAACTTTCTACGTGGTTTGATTTCATTCTTGCCGACGATATCGCCATTTTTGTCCTTCTTCAGCTGCCAATAGGCAACTTCGATGCACTTGAATCGCTCTACGAAGACATAGTTTGAAGTATCGGGCTCCTTTGGAAAACGTCGCTTCTTCTTCGAGTTTCCATCTCGACGACCCTTGTTCTTTGGCTTTCCTGACCAAGGACGCTTCTTCCTTGGTTTTCTATATCGAGGGGTTTCCTCCACGCTTTCTCCTATTCGATCAGTCTTTCCCAAACTTTGGTCAAGCCTACAATTCCAATTTCACAAAAAGTGACTGCAAGCTTACGTATTCTGCTTACAAAGATCTTTTCGTTGATGTTACCGAGGTTGATATTATGCCGATCAACCTCTTTGTCAAGTTCTTTCACTACCCTAGCAAGGTGACAGACTCTACAATCGTCACCTTGCCATACCCTTACAGAGTTGCATCGTTGACAAAAGACCTGTCGTCCAAAGAGAACGTTTCTTTCTTTTCTTTCTTTGTCCAGATCGATTATCTCCGCTTCAGTGGAGTCGTTCTCCTCGCTCATCTTCCTCTCCGAACTCGTCATGTCCTCCAGTTATGTTGGACCGAGCTCTTACTTTCGCCCAATATCCTCCTATAGCGCCTACCAGTTGATTGAACAAGGCAGACTTTACAAGAGGAGATGGGTTCTCTGGCATATTCTTCAGACGAATTTGCAGCCAGGGGAACCGGACATTGAACCAGTTCAGTATTTCAGGAGTGGAAAGTTCACTTATATGCTTTTCTTCTCCGTCTATATTCAAGAATGTGAACTCTAGAGGATTCTCTATATACATCTTGCTTGGATCGTCTTCGACTATCTTTGCAAGCTCTTTGAAATCTACTAGTGTTTTCATTCGTTTAGGATACTATGCCGGCAGTTCGAATTCCATGCCAGGATGAAGAGGAGTGTTTGTTGGAAGAGTCGGAAGCGTAGTCGTCAGCTCTTCGATCGTCTCAGGAACTGGTCCTACCAGCTCTTTTGCAGCCTTGAAAGCCCGTGCACAACCGAAAGACACGCCGCCATCAAGAGCCTCATAGTAGAGCTGAACGGTAGCTTCTTCAAGAAGGCTCCGAACATTCTTTTCATAGGTCTCTTCCGTCTCGAAGGTACCTGCGAAAGAACACTCCCTATCTTCCTTGACTGAACGGATACGCCCCTTGACGATATCAATTGCCCTCTTTCGATTGAACTGATCATCACCTCGGGTGATGGATACGCCCCAGGTGCCATCCTGAAGCCAACCGAAATACAGGGTGCGATCGTCTTCCTGAATAAAGACTCGTCGCCACTCTTCATGGGAGCTAAAGTCTCTTCCATAGACAGCGATGCCGTCATCACGCCAGGGAACCTGGAATTGACGACCAACAACCTCGATCTTCATAAACTTGATCTTCTCAAACATTCTCGTTCTCCGATAGATTATTTGTCAGGATTTCCAAATCCTCCAGGTCGTGTCGTTCACCTAGTGTTGGAATTCCCATGTCCTTATGGCGAGTTGTTCGCTCTGCTTCACGAGAGGCCAGAAGAAGAGCACTCAGCTCTTCATCTGAAACATCAGAAGGGAAGAACTCTCTGGCTTGGTCTCTGATACCAGGCCAATCTTCCTCCTCCCAATTGTCCCAATGTCCAAAAAGATCCTCTCCATAGACATCAAAGCCAATAGTCTCTGAGTACCAACAACTATCAAGAAATCGAGAGATCCTCTCAATACTTCCAGTCTTGATATACTCCCCAGTATCCGAATTGATTCGACTATAAGTGAATTCTGCCCCTGTCCAGCTCTTTAGTTCGCTCTCATCGTTATGAGTATCTCCTGAACCCCAAAGATCAGGGGTAGGCATACAATCGATGATATCTTTTGGAACACCAAGACCTAAGGCCAATTGATAGACCTCACCTTTGCTGAGCATGGCAATTGGATTGCAATCTACCGCTCCGTCTCCACGCTTCTGATAGAAGCGGAGGAAGCGGTCTTCACACTCATTCCCCGTACCATATCGGATACCAGATCCGAAAAGTTTTGCCATAAAATCTCCAACTGGAGTTCTTAGACATGAACGAAGAGAGCCAGCTACTGTTGTATTGGTCTCAAGATATGTTAGAAGAACTTGCTCTACATGTGTGTCAGGCTGTCCTGCAAACGCAACCGCAGTTCGCTTCAGAATTTCATTGAGAAGATCAGCATGAATATCTGAAAGATCTAAAGAGATAAGAGGAACCTTAAAGACATCACAAACCTTCTCTGCTCGATCACGAGACTCAATGGATGAGTCAATGTTTGAGTAGACTGCTATGAGATTGCCTGGTCCCACTGCTCTTGTAAGCAGTCCAAGCACAACAGCAGAGTCCACCCCTCCTGAAACATCGATCTGTGCCTTGGTGGCTCTCGCTCTGCCTTGCAGAGCGACAATCTCTGTCACTCTGTTCTGTATGAGTCTTTCGACATCAAGTACGGGCATTGGAATCCTTTGTTAGTTCACTCGAATGATATCGATAGGTGCAGTTGTAAGATCTTCTTTTGTATCAAAGATCAATGCTTTGGGATATTTATACTCACTTGGAATGACACAAGTTCTGATATCACCCACAACAGCATCCCTTCCTGTATGGGTATGTCCTGAAACTACGATCTTGACCTTGGAAAACTTTTTTATGAGGTCACCCATGGTCAGATGGCCAAAATAGGCACTGCCTATGTTCCAATTATAGTCGCCAACACGACGAGTCATCTGTTCTTCAAAAACAGGTACGTGTGTAATGACGACTATCTTCTTGATTTCAGGTGATTCTGTCGCTGCTGTCAAAGCTTCTTCAAGATGATCTCTGCATTCTCTGGCGAATTTCTTATCGCTCCAGTCACCATCTATATGCTCTTTGTCAGCGATGATCGTATGCTTGTTCGCCCAATACCACTTGTCATTTTTTGGAATGTTTGGATCTTTGGCAGAATAGTCGTACCATCCTACATTTCCAAGAATTGCTACATCATCACACTGAACAAATTCCAGTTCATCAAGCCAATTGAATCCATGATTGGTAGCTGCTTTTGGCAATAGCTCATTATAGAGCTTCCGGCTATACCCTTTTCCTTTTCTGCTGTCCTTATAAAAATCATGGTTCCCAGGAAGAACACAGAGTTGAGGAGGAATTGCGTCTAGCTTGAATCTTTCAGCACATAGCTCAAGAATTCTTTCAAAGTCTTTGGCGACTGTCCATGGACAGCTGGTCAAATCGCCAGCTATGGCGAATATATCCAGTTCTTCTTCTGTAAGTCGTTGTATTAGACGAATTACAGTCTTTTCAGTCGTATGACCTAAATGAATATCAGAAGTTATGGCTATCTTTGGCATGGTTGCCCTTGGGGATTTGAGCCCTTTTCTCCTAAATCGCTTAGATGAATAGTTCGTTATATACCAAACTATCAACTTAAGATCTTACTCAGCACGCTTTAGGTATCTTAACCAGATATAGACGATCAGGCAATAGTCTCAGAGGTTTTCCATCCTGAAACGATATGTCACCGCTCTTATTAACTTTTTTAATTTATTAGGTTAGTTAAAAGTATCTACAAGTACTTGCTTGGTTCCCCGTGACCAGGCCTCAAGCTTTCTTCGGAGTATTTTTCAAGGACACAGTCCTCTAATAAGCTCTCCTAACGTAGCGCTCAAATCGTTGTCACTTGGTGGTGCCACTGAACCCGACTCGCTGAAGCAGCGTATCGAGGGTGTGAGCACCTGCATGCTGCAATCGAGGGAAGGCAGCAGAAAGAGCCTTTGCCTGAACCGTCTGAATCTCGACGCTTGCACGTCGAGCACCGGCAGGACCAGCATACTTACCTTCACGCAGAGCCGCAGCAGCCTTTGCCTGTGCAAGCCCCTTGACCTGAATGCCCTCTGCCTGCATCTTTGCAGCAGCCAGCTGGGCCTTCGCCTTTGCCTCTACCTTGTAAGCCTCACCCTGTGCGACCTGCTCTGCAGCAAGCCTGTTCGCACGAGCAGTCTGCTCCATCTTCTGCACATTCGCCTGAGCACCGGCCTTCACAGCCAGAGCATGCTCCTCAGCAGTCTTTCTCTGCTGAATGGCAAGGACAGCCTCTTCCTTTGCAGTCATCGTATCCGAAATGACCTTCTCATAGTCAGGCTCAAGACGAACCAGATCAATGATCAGATCCTCTGCAACCATGCCATTCTTCACCAAGGCAGAATGCTTTCGGAAGACCTTAAATCCTGCTGCTCGAATCTCATCTCGAGAGCCAGCATAGATTGCCTTGGCCTCGTGCTTCTCACACAAGCCCTTCAAGACTCCGGTGACAGTAGGCTCAATCCACTTGCTCTCGTAATCCGTACGAGCTTCTTTGTGAATCAGCGGCATCTTTGTCTTGTCTGCACGATACCTAAACGTACCAGACAGCCAGACCTTTTGTGCGTCACTGGACTTGCAGAGAATCTCTCCGGAATCACGCTCGATCTTCTCTCCCTTTCGCTTGGAGCCGAAGTTGTACAACTGTTCCGACGCATCATAGACGTATACGGTGGTATAGAACGGGTTGATGAAGTGAGTGCCATCAAGCAGCACTTCATCCTGAACTCCGTCCCAGGTCTGGATGACACCGACTTCGTGACCTTCGATGGTCTCGATGCAGCCGACTGCCAGAAAGGATACCAAGAATGCGCCAACAGCGAAAATGGCAAGGTAGAAAGTGGTCTTTGGGGACATACTAAGGTTCTCCTAATAAGAAGTGTTGTTGAGCTCTCTCTCGAGTTCAAGTTGTGCTTGAAGATCCTCTTGGATCTTACGTTCGGTAAGAAGCCTTTCTCTGTTGAGATCTGCTTCAAAAAGTCTTTCATCTCTATTGCGTCGATTGATAAGAGATCGGTATGCTTTTTTTACATATGGCCAAGAAAGCCACATCATTCCAAAGATACCCATCAACGGGACAAAGAATAGAAGGACTTTCATCAAGGCCTTCTTCCCTTGCCCTTGCCTTTGCCCTTCCAAGTCTTTCGGGAGCCAAAGTATCCAGGAGGATTCTTTGCTCGAACCTCAAGAGGTCGGCCATGAACAGGACTTGGATCAACCCAACGATCGCCAATGCGAATCTTGCCGCTGCGCTCATCAAAGCCAGAGATAGGTACTGCCATTCCGCGTTTTGTACGAGAGGACAGAGCTTTGAGCCTTCTCTTCTCAGCCTGACGCTTTTCCCTACGCTGTTCACGTTCTTGTCGTGCCATTGTCTCTCTTTCCTTCTTGAGTTGTTCCCAAGATGTCTTGCTCATGCGTGCCATAATTACCTCATCGTGATAGACGGAAACCGACCTTTGGGTCGATCAAGAAAAGGTGAACAAATCGATTCATGAGCTTATCATCTCTAACATTGAAAGTATTGTTGCAAAGATTGCAAGAATCAAACCTGAAATTGCAACTACAATCAATACTTCAAGAAGATGACTTTTCATCTGCCTGTTCGTTTCGTTCTTTTTCCCATCTTACTCTCTTCTCTCCTGTAACATCGTAATACTTAAAATACAGATCAAAACCAAAGGAAAGAGGCCAAAGAAGAAAAGTGGCAGTTGTTGCAATTATGGGATCATTGCGAAAAGAAGCTTTGAAACTACGATGATCGGTAAGGTATAGCCAGATGCCATAAACCATTCCCGTTGTAAGATAAATAAAGATGTACTTCATCTTACTTCTTTTCGCTTGTCTTTTGTGCCTTTGCACATGCACGATTGATGCAACGTCTAGGAACGATCTGTCCTTGAATGCTTTCCACAGGCTGAAGTTCGAATTCATTCATGTTGCAACGAACTTGGCATGCATCCCATCCACACTTGACCGCACGAGTACGAAAATCACCCGCTCGTCGACGAATGATCTTGGCGGTGCTGGGATTCCTTGTAGTCTGACTCATCTTTTGATCTCTCCAAAAATTAGAAGGGCAATTCCTCAAAATCGCCACCGTACTTTATACTGATGGTTGGTGGATGATTACATGGACACTTGCACCAATCTGGTCCTGCACAACGACGTTCCTTACAGGCTTTCTTGCTACAGGCGATAAAGTTCGGTGATTCTTTTATCTTTGCCTTCCGACAAGAATAAGGATTGATAAGGTTGATTATATTGCTGTTCCAATATTCCCTATATGGAACATACTTTTCCCAATCATCAGGAATGCTTTCCACTTTATCATACCAAGATCCCCAATCAGTGATCACTCCACCAGGCTCACTATTTGGAGGAGCAGTGTTATGAATGATCAGATCGCCAACGACGTATCCATGAATTATGGTCAGACGACAAGCTCGAGAGATTGCCTTCCTTCCTTCAGGTGTCTTGTTGGTAAAATATGGCATTGGATTCCTAAGTTAGAACAGGTAGCCATCAGAGGACTCGAACCTCTCCTTCTCAACCAAGCATCTCGCTTCTCGGAGAACCCCTTCGTACGCAGGTCCGTCCGCCTTACACGACATCCGCTTGTCTTGTTGAACTGCACCCCGTGTGCTGACTGGCCATTACGCCATCATTAAATCAGATAAGTCACCGGAGCAGGATTCGATACCTGCAAGAGTATTGATACAGCGCTATATCAATACCCAACAGGCTCTTCCGTCCTGCCAGCTTTCAGAGGACCTCCATGGATAGTCCTATTTTGCTCACCCGGTCAGAAATGGAGGGGGCCCGGCGGGTAATCATCCCGTGATGTCCGGATTACCCCAGAAAAGTTGACCTGTCGGGAATCGAGCCCGAAACCGAAGAAAGCCTGCAGTCTTTCAGACGATCAGAACACCTACTCTCGAAAGAGCGTTCTCTGGCCAGAAGGTTTTACTTGGTACCAAGAGCTTCTGCGTGACGATCCAACGCAGCATTCTCTTCCCACCTCAGCTTCAAGGTTGCGAGCCTCTTCTCACTAAGATTGTAAGTGACATCATCCTTGAACAAGGTGATGTCTTCACGACAGTTTGGTGCACCCCGTCGCCAACGATTGAAATTCTGGCGATACATGTACTCATTCAAGAGTCCTGCCGTAAGACTCATGGGCCATGCCAAGGCGGTGACGGTGAAATTATCTTCGTCACCCATCGTCTCTTGAAAGATATGTGGTGCTGCAAAGTGTGTGATGATTGCGATTGCTAAATAGACAACAGAAGCAACAAACAAGATATTCATAGAAAACTCCTAGGGGTTTGATTTGAAAAATGGATGACAAACCCTCTAAAAAAACCGATGACAAACCCTCTAAAATAGGGGTGCCCCCGGCGGTATTACCCGCCGGGGGCTTGGGACTGAAGCTGCTGGCCTGCGGCTAAAGAGCCTTCGCCTGGAGCTTCTTCTTGGTGGCGTCGTAGGTTGCCCAGATGGCCTCATAGTCCAACTTGGACAGGCCCTTGTGGTCGTGGAGCTGACGCCCAAGAGCGTCGAGCAGACCAGGCTGATTGAGCAGCTTGGCCCGCTTTCCAGCCGCTCGGATGGCACGCACCAGCGTAGCCACCTGTCCCGGATTCTGGGACGTGAAGCGGAGGAGGAGTGTGCTCCTCATCTGACCACGATTGGTCACGTTGTCGACCTGGAACAGCGTCTTGTTCACTCGGTGAGACATGACGCTCGGCTCGACTTCGAGCCTGCCTTCCCAGGCACGAGCCTCCTTGCTCCCCTCATAGAAGCCGATGGTCTTCGTGACTCCCGGCTTCTTGGGATTGGGGTGCTGGATGGGCTCACCGTCTTCGTCGCTGTCGACGAGGAAGGGGAACTCCAGATTGACCTGAAGGTCGAGGAGGTCGTCAATGCGCCAGATACCGCGCTCATTGATGTTCCTTTCACGCCAACGGTCCCAACGACGGTGCCCACTCAAGCGCCTCCGCCTGATGGCGATGGCGACGGCCGACGCCGTGATGGGCCCGAGCGCCTTGAAGTGCTCCGAGGCGAGCATTTCATCCACCGTGGCGTGCTGGAGATCCAGCCCGTCAGGCAGGGTGAAGCCCGTCTGCAACTGCTGCTTCAGAGTGGCGAGGCGGTCAATCCATTCCTTCCGAACGAGCCAGAAGAGCGCCTTCTTCTGGGCCCTCACGTCCTTCGCCGTTCCATCGGCCTTGGTCACCGAGCTGGTCGCCCGCTGGGCCTTGCCCATGATGCGACCCACCATGCCGAGACGAGAGACGACACGGTCCTTCCCGTCGAAGTCCTTGATGCGGCGATAGCCGTCATTCAAGAACGCACGAACCTCCGGACCCTTGTGCTTCAGGAGCCAATCGAAGGGCTTCTTGAGACTCCCTTCCCACAGCCAGTCATGCTCGGGGATTTCATCCTCGAACTTCGTGACGGTGTGCTCCATCAGCTGCTCACGCAGCTGCTCGAACTTGACGAGGAGCGGCTGGGCGTTGAACTCCATCACACTCAACATGAAGTCGTGCTTGCACTGCTTGCCGTACTCTGCATCGATGCGGTCGAGTGCAGCGATGGCGGCATCATCCAACGGGTGCAGGTATTGCCCATTCCTCATCACGTCAGTGCCGAGAGCGACGTTGTCGGCTTCTTCCGCTTCGGTGATGAACTGGTGCAGCTCGTACCACAAGTCCGGCCACGCCTGAGCGATGGGCATAAGATTCCGAGAAGGATTGAGGTCCTTGTCGAGCTTCTTGTAGTCCCAACCGAGGGTCTTGCCCGTGTCCAGCCGCCAGCGGCAGTACTCGGCCTGCGAACGCCAGGGGATGAGGTCGCTCTCCTTAAAGGAGAACGAATCGGTCGGAACGACCGTCTCACCCACGTCTTCGAAACAACGACGCTTCTCCAGGTACTTCACCCAGTTCTGCGTGTTCTTGATGTCGCCTTCGATGGCGGCCTTCTCGGCCCAAAGGGCCTTCATCGCTCTTCCACCTGCCGTCTTGATGCTCTCGGTGACGAGAGCGAGCTTGGCCTGGAGTTCGGTCGCGACCAGCTCCCAGTCCATCAGGTAGTCCTGGTGCACCTCGATGCCGATGTCGACCATCTCCTCCTTCTGTTTGACTCGCTTGCCCTTCGACACCTGCTTCCAGTAAGAGGTGTACTCCTCCTTCTGGTTGCGAGCGAAGTTGAGGACCAAGTTGATGAGCCACGCCAGGGGGTGCCCCTGCGGGAAGTGGTCATAGAACTGCTGGTCCGTCTTCCCCATCGGGATACTATGGTCCCGTGGGGTGGAGTTGCGGTCGGAGTTCTCGTGGAGCGAACCCAACAGCTGCTGAGTGAACTCCTGCTCTGTCTCTCCCTGAGGCTCCCAGTCTTCGACCTCGCCGTCCTCACCGACCTGCGCGGACCCATAACCCTCGAGCGCCCACTTGGGCGGATGCTCGTGGTTCCGGTCTTCGCTGGTCTCGAGGAAGGCAAGAGCCTTCTCCTGCTCACGAATCCAAGCCTGCACCCGAGCCTCCCACTCCTCGCGGGACTCCAAGGTGCTGTCGAACTCGCCAGGCACGTTCTTCTCAATGAATTCGATGGCGTCCTTGCGGTTGCCGTCGTCGGTCTCGATGGGCTCACCGAACTCATCGATGAGTCCCGCCTCGACCATGGCCTGGTTGGCGATACCGATGGCATCGTCCAGCTTGTAGATGGACAACGGACGGTGCTCCAACTCCCGACGAGGAATGACCTCACGAGGCAGGTAACCGATACCGCCGACCTTCTCGCACATGCCAGACCACTTACGCTTGCACGTATCGCACTTCCCACAAGGGTCATACATACGAATACCGCTCACGACAGGCCGGAGAACCAAGTCTCCATCGTCGTTGCGGGTCAGGTAGGTGTCTTTGGGGTCGATGGTACGGTACAGGTCGGTACCGAACATGCCGTGGTTACGGTTCTGTTCGTAACGCCAGGCCGTGCCGTTGTACACGGCCATGCTCTGGTACACCATGCGGTCGAGCTGAGACATTTCGCTGATGCGGCGAGTCTCGTTCTCACCGACATCGAAGCTTTGGATGAGCTTGCGACGGATGATGCCCGTCTGCTTGCCATCCGAATTCTTCTCTTCGCCCAACTCAACCCATGTGGGAGGAGCATCCTGGGTGAAGATGGTGGATGTACGATTGTTGTGGCCGAGTCGCCCAAGCATGGGCTCCTCTTCTACAAACGTAAGGTGAATAGGTCGCTTTGTTTTCAACTTTCTTTCCTTCTTAGGGTTTCAGCTGTGTCTGTCTGTGTCTCTATGCACTGGAATAGCCCGTGGCCAAAAAGGCCACGGGCTACTCTAGCACTGCTCTGTCTCTGTGGGTCAGATTTCCGTACCCATCTCCACCGTCTCGCCCTCTCCAGCCAACGCCTCGATGTCCAGTTCCTCAACCGGGACCACCGGGACGAGCGTGGTGACCGGAGTCACCTTGCCGTCGAGCTCCTTCGTGATGGCTTCCACCATCTCGATGACCTCGGACTCCTTGACCCGCGAGAGGTTGATGCACGGAATGCCGTGGACCTTCGCATAGTCTCGAATCACCGTGGGCGCTCCACCACCGGGGATGGTGGTGTCAGGCCAGTACATCACCACGTCTGCGGCCTTTTCAGGCGCGCCGACACAGGAGATGTCCACGATGCGGAGCTTCTTGGCGGACTCCTGGAGGTGCTGCCACTGCAGTTCCACCTGGCTACCGAGAGCCTCGTACAGACCGATGTTGATGGGGTTGAAGCGCTGACCGGCAAAGAAGCCGACCTGCCCTTCCGTTCCCACCGACATGCCCTGCTGGGTGCGTCGGGCCTTCTCGGCGTCGGAGAAACCGACGAGAACCGAGAACCGAGTACCGTCCTGCTGGCGATAGCGAGCCAGGTCCAGGACAGCGTTCCGAGTGCGCCGTTCCGCCCGAATGGCCTTCACCTCGGCCTTCGGGTCCTTGTCATCCTTGAGAGTCTGACGAGCCGTCGCGCGGGCGGTCGTCAAACTCTCCAGGTACTCCGTTCCAGCCAAGGCGTATGCCTCCGCTCCACCCTCCGCATCGATGTCGATGTCGAAGTAGTCCGGAGTGGGGACAATGTCCTGCAACTCCTCACCAGTCTCCAGCGAGATGGGCAGAAGCCCGAGCATCTCACGGTAGTGGTTGGCATCGTTCCCGTTCTCGTCCTCGATGGACGGGAGCCAGGCGAGGACGACATTCGTACGGTCGGGGTCGACCTCCGAGAAGCCCTCGAGGAACGCCTGCGGTGCACCTCTGCCACCACTGGTGGTCAGGTCGATGTAGGCGGGGTCGCCTTCCGAGTCCTTGAACTCGACCTCGGCGAACATGCCACCGATGGTGCGCAGGGTGTCCATGCGCTCCGGAGGAATGTTGGCGCCGATGAAGGCGATGCGACCCGAAGGTGCGCTCTTACTGGTGTTGGTGCGAAGCTGCGCCATGACCTTGCGGACAGCGAAGCTGAGATTCGAACTGATGGTCTGTACGTCGGACATTTGGGAACCTCCCTGTGAGTCCTGTTAGCTTACTTATGTCTATTGTCTGTAGGTAGACAACCCTTACGGCCTGTCTACCTTAAATTCTACTTCCTGCGTTCCTGCCACTCAAGAGCGGCCTCAACCCGTTCTGGTGTTGGGTCCTCAACCAGTGTGCACTGGCCTTCGTACCCTTCAAATCCGTTGGCGACGAAATGCCGCTCCTCTTTGAGCTGAATCATCGTCATTGCGTCTCCGGTCTGCTGAGCAGTCCGAGTACCCAACCTTTGTCCGAGATCGTCCTTCATAGCGTCAACTCCTGAACCTTCTCCAAGCCCTCTTTAACTGCGAGGTCTATGACTTCGATGGACTGCGCCCGGCAATACCGGACACCGTGACCCGTACCACCTCCCCAAGGCACGTCGTGATTCAGACGTGCAATGCAGAGTTGAGAGTCACGTACGATCATGATGTTTCTTGCCATCAACTTCCTCACGAAAGCAGACAGCCTCTCCCAAGCACCGTGATACTCTTCAGCAATACGATACAACTCCGGGTCCTGATGCACGCTGGGCGCAATAAGGATGCGGTTCTTCGGATGCTGAGCATGACGCTGAAAGCCCTCGGATGGCAGGCAGAGAGTCACCAGCTCGGGACGAACCCGATTAGCTCCTCTTGCATAAGCTTGGTCAGCACCGGGAGCGTTACCACTCCACAACTCATGACCAGCTTCAACTATCCGAGCACCTAACATCTCCATCAGTGCAATCTCGGCATCACTTGATGCTCTGCTACCGATGCAACTTACCTTCATCTACCCTACCTCCACAAATCAACTCCCACTGTCCTATCCTGAACAGGTGAACAAGTGCCACCAACTAAGATAGAACTCAAATAGCATAACCGGGATAAACTTAGAACAGAGAGTGATACAGCTATACGTTCTAAACTAGCTATTGGCTATGAGAAAGCGAGGCGTGTAAGCCTCTAATGCTACTTGTCTCCTCTTCAGGCTTGAAGTAGTAGTTGGGAGCGGCGAAGGGTAAGGAGTCGCCCAAGCCAATTCTGGCCTGGTGCTCCTCGAAGGCACTGGGGACGCTCCGGTGTACCACCGCAGTGGCAGACACCCCAGTAGTTGTCGTGCCAGGTGTTGCCTTCGACTAGGAGCCTTGTTCCAGTCTCAAGCAACTTTTGGGCGAGTCGTGGGTTGGTGTGCAGGTCAAACTTCTGCACAGTAAGGTCCCACATTATTGCTGCTTTGACAGCGTCCCAGTCAGAGCGCATATCTACGCGCTGACCCAGGCGTTTGGCCTTGCCAGGGGTGGGAGAGATCTCAATTTCCTTACGTTCAGCAAGATTGAGAGTCTTGGCAGCCTGATAGGCATGCTCCGTGGTTGGATAGGAAGCTCCGTCAAGAGTGACGACAACTTCCTGGAAGTTGGAGAGAAAGCAATTGGGACCTTGAAAGTCCCGTAGGTAGGTTGTCAATGGTGCTCCTTGAGCCACGCGATGATGATATCACCATGGCACATCTTCTGATTCTTGCCGGCGTATCGACAGGAGCAGCCCAGGATCTTGTCTTTGAGCCCCACAACAAACGTGGCGAACTCCTCGTCCTTCATCATGGCCTGGAAGTATTGCTCATAACGAGCGATAGACTCCTCCCTTGGCTCATTCGGAAGAACCTCCATGCTGATGCCGACACTGTCAGCAAAGCCAAGGCCCCGAGAGATCGGAACCTCGAACTTCTGCTCTCGAATACATACAAGCTGAGTCATCGTTTTCTTCTATTGTGGAGATATAAGCAATAGCAAAGAACAAACAGGAAGCCAATTGTTTGACCAACTAAGATTCCCGTCATCATTCCCTCCCGACTACAATGATGCCATCATGCATGAGATGGCGAATGCGAGGACGAACCTCGTCTTCCCAGCTCAAGCCTCCCAAGCCACATCCAGGACGTGGCAGGAGACAGATGTCACCAGGATAGGCAAGATCACTAAGATGGTGAGCGCTCCTGACAATCAAATCAAGGTCACTTGGGTTGCGCCAATCAATCTTGGTGGGAAACGCCACCAACTTATATGTCGCTCCTATCACTCGCCCTATGACCGTAGTGTTGAAGACGTGCTTGCGCAACATCTCACCATACCTGGCATCGGGAAGCGGAGTCTGATACTCCTTGGTTGTTACGAGCCTAATATTGTCTCGAACGTGCTTGGCAACACCCGCGCTCATAACTGCACGTCCACTGCCAGCTCTTCGAAGGTTCGTTGTCACGCAGACCATATCCGCTCGATAATAGTCTGCAAGTTGCCACAGATCACCTGTGGTCTCACGCATCTAAGCCTACCTCCAAGTGAACATTCCAATGAATACCCCATTGAAGCACTACATCGCCGACAGCTTCGGCTTTGGTAGCTCCAATGGATGAGTGAAGTACTCCCCCTATCATCACACTCGCTTTGAATGTAGCTCCGATGGGAGTAATCGTGATTCGCATAGGATCCATGTACCAGTAACCTCCAATACCCATCAACTCCAACAAAATGACGGGATAACCTTAACCGACCTACAGCTGAGCAGAAGCGCTCAGCCTAACCCGTGACCTCTCATACAGACAAGGTCACGGGCTAAACTAATGCTCCTTAGCGCCGTGTGTGCTTCGGGATCTTGCCACGACCCTTGCAGGGTTCGCAAGTGGTACGACTAATCACCTGCTTGATGGAGCCATTGCCATGGCAAGGAGTGCAATCCTTGAACAAACGCCGAACCAAGACGTAGCTATCGTCGGCGTTGTAAATCCACACCCCCTTCTCTTCCTGATAGGTGGCGTACTTGTCGAGCACGAACGAGTCCACCCGAACCGCGAACTTGTTACCGAGCTCGCGAATCTTGTCTCCATCCTCCCCACGATCAAAGAAGCACGCACCCTTGGTGAGCCCGAGCTGATACAGCATGGACTCCTGAATCCACGCCAACGCTGCACTGGCAGGAATCGGTGCAATGACCCCCCAATTGAGCGTGCTTAGCACGTACGTCTCAACGCCGTACTCGTTACGTTCACACTTCGACTTGATCTGACTGATCAGGTCTGCTTGGTCCTCGGACTTATCCGAGATCTTGAATCGCTTATCAATCATGCTTGCTCTCCCTTCCAGATGTTGGTGGCGACCAGGTCCTTGAGCGACAAGGACCCCGGCAACCTGTAGACGTCAGCTCGTGGAGGCATGGTCGCCCAGATCTTCTGGGTCGACGGACACACCGCCGCCACATGAAAAACACATGACTTCATTCTCAACCTCTTCACAAAGCTCATCACAACAAAGCTCATCACCTTCAGGTAGAAAGCTCTCCTTACACACAAAACAAATCTTCAACTGTACTTGCTCCTTTACTGTATCTGTACTAGAGTTAGGGACAACTGGTCTTAGTGTCTCCTTGGGTCTTTAGACCCTTAACTCCGGGGTTAATGAATAGACCAATGATCTCAGCAGCTTAGGTCTCTGGAAGGCTCTGTATACTGGGTTCTTGATGGGTTAGATGACCAGCTGGGTCCCCTAACCCAGTATACAGAGAAAGTCCAATGATTCCAGTCACTTAGACCCCTTTCCTACCTCTTCCAAACCCTATGTTCCTTCCTCCTAGAACCCGCTTGGTAGCGGAGTCGTTGAGGTTATTGTCAGTACCGCTTAAGCTTCCCTGCTTAAGCACCTCTGTCCAAACCGCCTCTCCTGCTCTGCCAAGTTAGTAACAAACCCTGTCTTATCAGGCAGTTACAACAAGACGGGTACAAAGGAAGGAACGAATCAGGGTGCTCTTATATAAACCATGGGGACGGTTTACCTCCTTGGTTGGTTATTGTAGCCTAAGGGCGGACTGGCTGGAGAGGTCAGATAGCGTAAATCCGAAGGATTGCAGCACTAGACATCTCTTGACACAAAACGCCCTTAGGTCACTTTCTCCTCTCTGGGCTACTCCTCCAGCCCGGCCTCGGTCTCCTCCTCAGCCACCTCGGTCGCCTCATCCGGCTGGGGCAACGTCATGTACGGGACCCGACGAACGAACTCACGAGCATTCGTCTGACAGTCCCAGAACCCGTTCAAGGTCCCATCATTCTGATTGATCATGGACGGGTACATGGTGTTGAAGTGGAAGGCGACGAGAGCCGACTCCTCCGAGTCCTCATGACGAGACGCCATCGAACCGTTGAAGTACGCCTCCAGATCCAGGGTCATGGCCGCCTGGAACCGCTCCCAGACCACCGTAGGCGCCCAGATGTAGGACTCCGGGGTATCCGCCCCCTGCAAGTCCGCCACATCATACTCGGACCGGCTCATGGAGAGCTTGCCGACCAACGGCATGGCGAACCGCTGCCGCAGGATGAACGTGCCCCAGTACATGCGCTGAGGGAACCGCCGGTTGAGCTCCTGCTGATTGAGCTCCCGACGATCCTGAGCCGACGGGTACTTGATCTTGTTGAAGTAGAAGATGCCCTCGGCACGAGCCGGGACAAAACGAATGGTGACGCCAGGGAAGAAGTGCAGGCGGCTCTGCATCACACCCTTGTCGTCCGAGATCTGGTGCTCACAGAGCTCCAGCTCGTGCTTCTCACGCGTGGTGACCTCGCCCTTCGCCACCTTCATGGCCATGGTGCGGGACACCTGGTTGATCCGCTGCGTGTACTTCCGCTTGGCACGATCCTCGTTCGTGATGGCCTCGTGCTCGAAGGCCGTGTTGAGCTTGAGCAACAGGTCGCTCAGCTCATTGGTGCTCATCGTGGTGGTGTCATACTGCACACCGGCAAACATGATCTTGTGATCACTCATAGCTGACTTCGCTCTCTTTGCTGTTTCGGACGGAGAACATCTCTCCCTCCATGTAGTCCTTGTCGTTCTCGATCTTCGGCTCCTCGATGCTGATCGTTCCCCAGAACTCCTCCAAGAAGTCCCAAGACGCCTGTGTCTCTCCTTGCTGGTCGGCTGTCGCCGCCAACGCCATCTTTTCCTGATCACTCATAACATTCTCCTTCAACTTAGCCACGTATCTATCCTCCAACAGTAGGGAAACCCTGTGTTCAGGGTGTGAAAAAGGTCAATGATAAGGTACAGCCACCTAGACTGCCCTCCCCACCACCAAGCTCCTACCCAAACGATAGAAGCATGGTAATGGAAAGATTAGGTTAGGATGGCAGCACCAAACCATACCTGCTGCATCAACCCAACCCTGTGAACTACAGGGTCAGGTCTATGGGGTCAGACGACTACCCAGCCGCCACCAATCTGCTGCTCAAGGATGATTCCCTCCTTGAGCCGTGAGGTGAATGCCTCCTTCTCGTCTTTGCGTTCCTTGTCCCTCTCAACGGCTGCCTTCAGCCATTCGAGGAGCTCGACCTTTTCCAGCAGCAACGACATTTGCCACTTCATGGCCTCCACATAAGGAGACATGATGAAGAGTTCGAGCATGGTGTCATAGGCGATGACATGGATCACGGTTGCGAACAAGGTCACGAAGGTGAAGTAGAGCCCAAGCCCTATAGAACCAACGTCAAAGGCCGCCAACGCAAGCGTGCCAAAGATTGCTACGCACCAGAACCATGACAGGGTGACTCCGAAGCCGGTCCAGAACGTTGGGCTGACAAGTGTCGCCAACGTAGCCCAACCGATCTTCTTCAGGGTGTTCCATCCTCCCCACTCCAAGGCGTTGTAACGCGCCATGCAGAGGTTGTACTTCGCACCCATCCAGTCATTCAACTTACGGATAGGCCAGGTCACCCCAGCCCACGCCTTGCGAAAGAAGTCTCGCAAGGGTTTACGCCAACAGGTGGTCGAACGCCATGCCGTGCACGATCAGCTCGGCGAGGATGAAGGCCGTCAGGAACAGACCCCAACCCCAGAAGCCAGCGCTGAACAGCATGTAGGCCCACGTGGGCAGACCCATGAGGCTGATCAGGGTGACACCGAGGACGAACATGCCGCCGTACACCGGGCGGTCGAACAGAGCCGCACCGAAACCGGCGAGGGCCTTGCGGATCGAGGACCACGAGGAGCTGAAGAAGCCGTTGCCGGTCTTCCACTCGAGGGCGTCGTACTTGGTGGCGCACCACCCCTGAGCACAAGCCATCTGGCTGCCGAACCAACGAACGGGGGTGGCGATGAAGTTCCAGGTCGAATTAAGGAAGCTACGCATGGTAGTACTGTCTCCGAATCAGATTGAAAGTAATAACGAAAGAAAGCAGGGGAGCGGGATCTACAGTCCCGCTCCCCTTAGACACTACGAGGAAACCGCGGTGGTATCCAAGATGGGAGAACCCTCCTCCACCACGACGTCGTTGTAGCCGAACGCCTCGAGAATGATGAGCCCCGCCGAAGCGATGGCACCAGCAAACACGAGCGTAAACGCCACGGTCATGGTGGGAAGCACGAACGGGAGAACCACAGCGGTCGTAGTGACCACCAGATCCACCCACTTACGGTGACTGACCACGAAACGAGCCGCAGGCGGCCAGTACGTGAGCAGCCAAGCTGCCGAGGCAACCAAGATCACGCCACCCAGGGTGGCAGTGGTCATGGCCATCGAGCCGAAGCTCAATCCCCAGACAGTGAGGGCAGCAGTGCCACCCAGCCACACCTTATCCCGAAGGGTAATGCGTAGCCAGAGGCCATGCGCCTTGTTCCAAAGGGATTCGATCCCTTCGAAACGGTTGAACAGAGCTTGCACTCTATCCTCCTAAGCTGTGACAGGCTCCTGAGAGCCAGTCGGGTTGACGCTCTTCTCCTCACGCTTGGCCTGAACCCAGCGGTAGGTGACGAGCGGGAGAGCGAACACGTAGCCCACCCCGAACATGACCCAGCCAACGACGCCCAGAATAACGTCGGAGAGCATGAGCGTGATCGAGTAGAGGGCCACGGTCGTACGGACCGGGAGGAACGAAATCGTCTCCGCCCAATTGACGGAGGTTCCGTCTTCTTTGTAACGGACCCAGCCACGATGTACGATCACCGAAGCGGTATTGTGCAACCTGAGGACCGGCCAGAGCAGGACATCTGTTGTCCAGGCCCAGCCAGTTTGGAGCCAATTGCGATCTGCCATTGTCTTGTATCTCCTAGCACAGTTGACGAAATGGGGCCTTTTACCGACATGCCCCAGGTCCCGACGACTAGGCTGCGGGAGCAACCTCGGGCTCAGGCGTCACAGTGACGCTGGGCTCGGACTTGCGGTCTTCCCACCGCCCTTTCAGCCACGCGATGCCGCCGTCCGCCATCTCGAGGAGGAGGACAACACCGATGAAGGCTGCCAGCACGAATGCCGTAGCCAGGCCTGCGGTGAGCGCCACGCCGAGCGTGACGGTCTTGAGGACGAGACCCGTAGCCTTGACGGGTGCCCAGAGGGCGGTACGCCAGGTTTTGGGCCACCAACCCTCGAGGGCAGTGCCCTCGCCGTCCTCGCAGACGATGAAGGGACGATCCCAACAGTAGTTGGTAAGACGGGCGAACTGCTGGAAAGGCCAGCTGATGAAGGTCTTGAGCGTATCCATGGATACACCCTCCTATGTCGAACGTCCTTGCTTAAGGGACAAGAAAGCAGAGCGGACACTTAATGACCTCCGCTCTATAGGTCAGACAACGTTTACAGCGCCGGCGAAGCCTCGAACGTGGGCTCCGTGGTGTAGGTCGCCACGGTGTCCTTCACGAGGTCGATGACCTCACCGAAGGCACCCGAACCGTACATGAACGAAATGCCCGGCAGGACCTTGATGGAACCCAAGACGAAGGCACCCACCCAGAGGACAGCGGTGATGGCGGGGCTCAACACCCAGCCGATGATGCGAACGGCGGCACGAGGCAGCGCCAGGGCGATGGACATACCCCAACGGGTCTCACCAGCGTCATCGAGCTGACGGAACGAGTCCTGACCGAAGCCTCCGAACACGATACCGTAACCGTAGGCCACCTTGCGGAAGGCCCAGATCGTGCCGGCCTTGATATTCGTAACGCACGTATTAAAGAAATCACGCATGGTCTTAACACTCCGAACACAAAAAGTCCTTGCCTAAGGGACGAGAAAGGCAGGGTGAACACTTAACGACCTTCACCCACATAGGTCGATCAGATCTAGTCTAGAAGACTAGGCAGTCGCGGACGCGGTCTCGCCGGCGGGGGCGCTGGCGGTCTCGGTCTTGGTCTCGTTCTTCTTGGAGAACAGGCGACCGATGGTCCCGTCGTAAACCCAGAAGCCGAAGCGGCAGACGGCGGCGGCCGGCTTACGCACGAGCGTGTTGAACACGGTGGCGAGGATGGCGGCCTTGTCGGCCTTCTCACCGAGGCCGAGCTTCTCCTTTCGGAGCTTGTCCGTGGCGCGACAGGTCATCGTGAGCTTCTCCTGGAGCTTGGTGATGGCCTTGTCGCGCTTCTCGCTGGCCTCGGTCGCGTACAGCTTCTCGATGTCGGCCGAGATCTTCTCCTCCTTGATGTAGGCCTTCTCGATCTTGCGGTTGAGGACGGACGCGTTGGTCACCTTGAAGTCCATGGCCTTGACGGTCTGGCTCCAGTTGCGCAGGCGCTGGCGGCGGGTCGGGGTGGTGCTGTCGGACACGTTGGTCTCCTTGCTGTCGGTGTTGTTGTCGGTCGAGGTGTTATCGGTGTTCATGGTCTTGCTCTCCGGGGTCTTGGTGTTGGTGGTCTTGGGCTTCACGGCCTTCTTGGCCTTCGGCTCGGGCACGATGATCTCGGGCTCGATGATGGGCATCACGGTCTCCTGGGCGTTCTTCAACTCAGCAGCCGCCTGGGCCGCCTCGTCGATCTTGGTGCTCTTTTTCGCTGTGCTCTTCCGGTTCTTCTTCCGCTTCGTCACGATATTTCTCCTAACACAGGGGCCCATCCCTACTTCAGCCAGAATGGCTGCCAAGCCTTTGGAACCTGGAATGACGGTTAGCCCCTGCCCGAAGGCAGGTTTGTTAAGGTCAGTCCTTGCCGATCAAGTCGACAAAGCCATCACCGCGTTCGTCCTCTTTCCGCTCATTGAACGGATCAGACAGCCACTCAGACGAGTCGTGTCCCCAGAGAGGGTGATCTCTGTTGATCACACCCAAGTACGCATCAAAGCTGGGATTCAGCTGGTTGCGCATCCAGGACATCGTCCAGTCACCTCTCTCGTCATGGTCACCACGACGCCACTGACCTGACCCATTCATGGGCACTTCGATCATGAGCATCTGGTAATCATACACCTGAGGATGACGACTTCCGAACGTCAGCTGCTCCCCCAGGTGGTCCATCTGTTCCCGAGGAACACGATCGATGCCCTTGACAGGCAGGAAGAACTCAGAGCACCTGTTCACGACGGTCGAGGTGATCTCGACTGCCGCTGCCTCGTGCATCGCCTTGATGAACTTCGGCCGTGCCTGTGAGTACCCCACCACATAGACCGTGATGTACCAAAGGTCTAGGTTGCGGTCCTCCTTGTCGGGTATGTAAATCCCTCCCCTTGCGGGGAGGTTGCGGGTGAATCGACCCGAGCCGGGCATCAGTTCTTCTCCTTCAACTGCCTGCAGTCGTTTTTCCGACCAGGCTCATCCGTCTCTTCCATCTCTCGACGAGTACGTGCATCGTAATCGTCGACAGCCTTCTTCACATGTGGTGCTAGTCCACGCACCAATGCGTACGCAGCCGCGAGCAATACTACCGGGCTCACGACTGCCTCTTCCGCTGGTCCTCCAGCATCTCGCTCTCGCACATGGCCAGCACCTCATGCTCCAGCAAGCCAGCAGGCTCATTGGTCATGTACCGAGCCCGAAGGATGTCCATGACGCCGTCACGTTCAGCCTTGAGGTAATCGACGCGATGGAGGGCCTGAGCACGAATGCTCACCCACAGGGAACGGTCGCGAGTCTGTCCTCCAGTCCGGGACATGCCCTGGAGGTTGTGACGTGCAACACGCACCCAGACGAATTCACGATCGATCGCGTGATCGATCAGGACGTATGAACGCTGGACTTTCATCCAGGCGTCCATTTGCTCTTTGTACTCTTGCGGTGTCATTTCTTCAACTCAGCAGCCGCCTGGGCCGCCTCTCCTCCCAACGAGCGTCGAAGTCGGCTCGCATCTGAACATGGGCGCCATCGAGGAACCCCTCGATGACGTCCACAGGCCAATTGCTCTCCTTCAGACCCTCGACAAAGCCGTCGATGCAGTTCTGAAACAGCATGTCGTTGGTCTCCTCAGGCTTACGCCAGAGCATGGCCATACGAAATTCGAACGAGTTGATGGTCTCCTTGAAGTGCTCCGCAACCGAAGCGTGAGCATGATGCCTCATCGGCTTGATGTTCCTGTACGCGAAGATGTACAGGACCATCATGACCTTGTCAACCTTGCCAATGATGAACTTCTTCATGATTACTCGTCTCCCTTGTAGCTGTGCTCATCGTAGTTGTACAGCTCGCCGTTGATGGTGATGCTGCTGATGGTGCCGGTGGCGTAGCCCCTCTTCTCCTGGTCGTTGATGGGGATCATGGCGTACTCGGTCCGGTTCTCGATGGCGTCGGCCAACAGGAGGTCGAGCATGGGCTGCACCAGGACGTGGTGCTTCATGGTGTTCGGGACGTCCAACTGGGCGTACGAGTACACCATCGTGTCGCGGATCACCTGCTGCGGGGTCTCGCACGTCACGCCAGCATGGAGAGCGTTGGCGTAAGTGATGCCGTGCCCGTGCCCGTACCGACCATCCTTCGAGTCAGAGACGGACCAGCTGTACCTGCGGAAGTTCATGAACCAGCGGTGATTGATGTTCGGTCGATCGAACTCCTTGCCACGCATCTCCATGACCCAGCAGTAGGTCCCCCTTGCACCGGGGGTGCTGCCCTTGAAGATGGACTCGGGGCACGTCTCCCTGACGTACTCGAGCACCTCTCCATCGATCTGCATGCTCTTGGCCGGAATCCACTGGAAGTGGATCGCCGGGAGGGCCGGGAGAGTGAGACCGTCGTGGTAGTCGACGCTCGAGTGCTCCCTGAAGGCCTCCCAAGCCACGGGCTTCAGTTCACCGCTCATGATGTCAGTCTGGTCAAATTCGTTGTACATTACTTGGTCTCCTGCGTGCTCTGGGGAACGTTGCCGATCTGGCTCAGCCAGGACATGTCGGCTTCAGTGATCTGCGAAGCGAATTCTGCAACCATCCGAATCCAGGGAAGCGGGTTGTCGTTGTCCTCAGGACCCCTCTCCAAGAATCGGAAGAGGGCGACCCCATTCCTCTTGTGTGTCATCGCCAGCATCGGGTTGGTGTCGAACACCCGGTGGTAAGGCAGGGTGAAGTCAAGAGACGGGTCGGGCTCCTCCTGCAAGTTGTTGATACCAGTGGCGAGGAGGATGATCTCCTCATCAGTCATGCGGCAGATAGCGCTTCCGAGCTCCTGAACCACCTCCATCGTCGGCATCAGGTTCGTGAGGCTGTAGTAGTACTTCGGATCGTGTCGGTTTTCGTAAAGGTTGAGGGGCATGTTACTTGCTCTCCTTACAATGGATGTAACCGTTGACGCCCGTCTCGGTCTTGTGAACCGGGACGAACTCGTGCCCGTTGGGGCACATGTTGTTGTTGTTCTTGTCGATGATCTCTCCACGACCATCGTCGTTCATTCGGCCACAGCTTCCCTGGTGGTACTTCAGGTAGTTGCTGTAAAAGGAAGAGGCTCTCGGGTCGCTGATGTCCAGCATGCACCCGTAGTTGTCGAGCTTCTTGTCTCCCTCACAGAAGTCGCGCGCCATGACGGCGTTGACCTCTCCGTTGTAGTAATAGATCGCACAGTCCCCAACCCAGAGGGACCCGTTCATCATCAGTGCGACCACGAGGGTCACAAAGATGAGGCTGTAGAGTGTGTTCTTTCCCATGTCAGTTGTCCTTGTTGAGCATCTTGCCGCAGCAGTTCTTGAACTTGTTTTGTTTTTTGTCCTTCTTCTTCATGTTCTTCGGGCAGTTGCACACCTGGTTGGCTTCTGGGTTTACGACGGTGTTTCCACCACCATTCCGCTTCCGCTTCTCCTCTTTCACGGCCTCCTTCTTCATCTCTGCGTACGTCGGGATCTCCGGAGAGTCAGGGGCCTCGATGCCCGCAGCCTCAAGCCGAACGATCATCGCGTCCACTTCCACGCCCTTGCGGCGCATCCGTGTCACGAACTGACGCCTCTCGTTCTCAGACTTCCACGTACCCATGGCAGTCTTCTTGTCCCAGATACCGAAGAGCTCGGTCATCTGGTCAAAGGTACAAAGAGACTCCTCCTGGAGCCTCCCCATGAACTCGTCGACGCTTCCAACCCCAGCCTCATCGGCTAGGACCTTCAGCTTGGCGAGCGCCATGTCGAGCTCGTGGATTGTCATGTGTTGGACTTCGGGGAGCCCAGCACGACGGGCGCAGAAGTTCTGCATCCGAGTCATGTTGAGACTGATAGGCTCCAAGAGCCGTGCAGTCTGTTTGGGGGTGCGCGTATAAGCGAACACACACCACCCAGCCATTGCGAGTAGAACAAGGGTCATACAGCCTCCTCAGGCGTACGGTTGGTAGGTTGGCATTTGCTGACACCATTGGCGATCTCCTTGATCGCACGTTCGTGCCAGCCCTTGTCGAACGGCCTGTTCTGGGAGACAGCCGCCATCCAAAGCAGCTGCTCCCCGAACAGGATGATGTCCCCGAAGACCGGGGGGTTACTCCTGACGGACACGTCGTCGTCCCTTCAGCTTGTCGAGGCGGTGTTGCGCCGCCTGGGCCAAGGCCAAACGCCAAGCCGGGATGGCCTGGTCAGCGGGAGCCACGTCAGCGGAAGGCGCGGTGGCCGTCTTGGCTTCCGCTTTCTCCTTCGTCTCCGACTGAGAGGCGTACAGCTTGCGCACGGGCGCCATCTGACGAGCCGGCTTGGTCTCCACCTTGGGGGCGGTGGGCGTCGTGGTGCCGAGCACGGGCTCGGCGATGCGCTCCCAGGAGCGGGCGGTCTCGAGCTCGGCCAAGAACGCGTCCTGCTTGGCGTCCTCTTCCTCGGTGTCCATGAGGACCTCGCTGCGAGAGTTCTCCTGGATCATCTGGTCCCAGCAAGAGGGGTCCTCGTCAGACCACTCTTCGATCCCCTTGTAAGCTCCGGGGTTGACGGCCACGGCGTTGGTCTTGTCGCTGCTCCACCGGTAACCGGTGTCAGCAGGCGTGTTGCAGTCGTCGTCGCTGAAGGGGATGACGATGGGGGTGAAGGACTGACCCACGATGGAGTCAGTGGCGATCTCTGTGTATGCGTCGTACATGCTAGCTGTTCCTCGAGTGAGACCAGATCCCGCTGTGGGGATCGTCGGCGGGCAGAACCATGCCCGTATTCTGGTAGCGCTCTGCAACGTCACCGAAGTTGGCGACATGGACCCAACGACCCAGGCCACCATCCGCGATGCGAGTCACCCCTTTCAAGGTGGAGGCGAGGCGCCAGCCCCACGTTCCATCCTCGAAGCGGCTATCGATGGCCTGAACGACCACCCCGCTAGGGGTAGTCCAGGTCTGCTGCACGAACTGAGCTGTCAAAATGGACATGCGTACCTATCCTTTCCTATGTACAAAGCCCATAGGAGGCAGTTCTTTCAGGCTGCTGCGAGCCTGAGATTGTTGATGCCGCGCACCTCGGGAGCCTCACCGAAGAGCTCACGCTCGAGACGGAGGAGGCGCTCCGTCAGGGTCTCGGGGCAGGGCTCGAGATCGAAGACGGGAGGCGTGGAGATGGGAACGAGGGAGGTGGTCTGGACCATGAGCTCTGACAGCCCCTTGGATGCGGCCTTGGTCTCTTCCTTGACGCTCATCTCTACGTTCGCAGCGTCCCACTCTTCCATGATGAGAGCACGCCGCTCTGCATCACGCTTTGCATGCAACTCTCGGGCATGACGAGCAGCCCAAGCTTCGAGTCCGGTGGGCAGGTCAGCGAGGACGAGATCCAGGCTGATACCATACCAGTGGCTCTCCTGCATGGAGGGCCGGTAGTGGGTGAAGACCATCACCAAAGCGATGACCATGAGGAAGAGAACGGCGAGCATGAGAATGATTGCGGACATGGCTTACTCCTATTGTGAAGCCGTGGGTAGAATTACCCATCCTGCCACACCGCGCTTTGCGGCGGGCAGACGGGGCGCCTGAGCTGTTTAACTCAGGCTCTTGTCTCCGTACTTTCGCTCTGCAACGTCACCGAAGTTGGCGATCAAAGACCACATTCCCTGACCGCAGTCAAGAACCTGGGTCTTACCGTTGAGCTCCGAACAGATCCTCCACGTCACTCTGACGCGGTCGCTATCATTCCAGATGGTCTCCACCACCCAGATATGGATTTCGTCCATTCCATGATACAGAATACACTCTTGAAGAATGTTATCCTGCAGCCAGCCCATGCAGAACCTCTCGCGTATAACTCCCTCGCACATAACTCCCTCGCACGCTTGTCGCCTACCTGCAGAGACATTCCACAGGTACCCGTCTATTCGGGCAGGGAGCCCAGCATCAGGGCTATGCTACCTACAGGAAGTAGGATTTTAGATCTCGAACAGGTACACCCGCATCGGGTCTGGGTCGCCCCAGTAGTCCCGGCAGAACTCGTACCCGAAGCCGAACTCCCGCAGGTGCTTGTCCAGCCTGGCGATGAGCTCCCGCTTCACGTAGAAGCCGGACAGCGTGTCGACGCAGAAGAGGTTGAAGAGCTCTCGCCCTGTGACCTCTAGCACCGACGCGCAGTTGGAGCTCCACTCACCCCTGTGGCCGGGAGCCTTGGCAGCGTCGTGACTGCGGAACCCGAAGGTGAACATCTCCGGACACTCATCCACAACTGAGACACGCGTGATGCCCTCGCCACCGTCGACCAGCTCCAGCACGGTGCAGTCGAACTCGAAGTCCACCACGGGGATGAGCGTGAGCCTGGCCTCAGTGTGCCAGGTGAAGCCGGTTTCCACCGACCCCTCCTCCGACGCCCACCTATGTCTGTTGGTGAATTTGCCACCTTTGCTGGCGAACAGGTGGAACTCCTGTCCCCCGATCTCAACCACACCACAGCGGGTGGTTCGACCTGGGAAACGCTCCATGCTCTCCAGCTGGCGCTTTAGCCTATCCATCTCTATCTCTCCTCTAGCTTTGAACCCTGCCTCACGGTTCACCACGATATATGGTGCCCAGCACTTGACGAACTGGGTGTACGTTTACGGGTGGTCCAGCATCAGGACCATGCTTTACTGCTTACTTGCGCTCAGCCTTCTTGAAAGCCTTGAACGCCTCCTTGATGTAGAGGGCTTCCGCCCTCCAGCCCATCTTCGCCGCCTCATTCCGCACCCAGTGTGCCAGCTCGGTGAGCTTGGCCATATCAGCGCGCTGCCTGTGACACGTGGACATCTCGAAGACATCGAACAGCCCGTAGGGCGCCGGCAGGTCATAGACCCGCTTCGCCATTGCGTTCATCTCCGAGCGGAAGTCGAAAGCAGCTTTCTCACCGAGATTGCTCGCCTTGTGCCTCACCTCCTCCCTCTTATTCGCCCACTTCCTCTGGGCGTTGTTGAGCATGGACCCAACGCCAAAGTCCTTGAAGTACTTCACCTTCATCTCCTCCGCACGATTCACACGCCTACTCACAGCTGTCTAACTGCAAGTACCCTTAGAAAGGGCGAGGAGCCTGGGCATCACAGGCTTGCCACCTACTGAATGTAGGATTTGTTACCGTATGAACGGTCGGACACACACACTGGCAAGGTGTGCCTGGTCGTCGATCGTCCATCCACGGGAGGGCTTCTCTTTCCTGCCCTCATGGAATTGGTGGTCACTGAACAGGTACCACCACACGCCTAGATTGCGCTTGGTAGCAGTCTTGTTCACGAGACCACGATTGGTCCACAGCACAAGCCGGAACCCGATGACGCGCAGCATCAGCAGCACCACCAACAACCAGTGCCTCTTAGGCAGGTTGTCTATGGACTGTTGCTCATACCACTGGACACCATGTATTGCGAACATGATGTCCAGGTCATTGGACAGGAGTGTGCCGTCGACATCTACGTACAAAGTACGCATATGTCCTCCTCCTACTACGGTACCCCTCCCATAGGGGCACCTCCAACTCTGCACCACGACCACATTGGTCGCGGGCAGAAGTGGCGACCGACCTAAGTCGGCCTAGTAGATGTAGACCACCCCACGCTCCTGCTTAGGAGGCGTGGGCTGGGGGCGAGGGGTCCAGTACGGGGAGGGGAGAGGCAGCTCCAGTTGGGGCCGCTCCTCCTTCTTCCGCTCCTTCTCCCTCACCCACTCGATCACGACGGGGTGAGGTAGATGCATCCTATCGCTTCTCCTTACGACCGGCGATACGGTCGACCTGCAGCTGTGCCGCCTTGACGCGCAGCTGTGCCGTCTGGACAGCAGCCAGAGCCCACCTGCTGTCAGGCAGGTTCCGGTAGATGGACACTGCGTAACGCACTTCCTGGCTGGCCAAGTCAAGGACCCGCTGTGCACGAGCAGGGGTCATGGTCTTCCAGGCCACGCCCTTGCGGTTGTGGTCGAGGAGCACCTTGTCAGCGACCTCAGGGCTGATGTTCGAAGGCGGATCTATCTCGTAGACGGGGTTGGCGTACGTCCGCTCTGTCTTGGACAGGGCGCCCTTCACCTGAGTAGCCCGCTTACGGATCTGAGGCCCCTCGTCGTCCTGCTCCGTAGAGGAGACGGTCCCCTCCATCACGTACTCGTTGGGCGGGAGGTCGGGGCAGTACTCGAAGTGGCCGTTGTGCTCCTGGTAGCACCAGTTGCAGGCCCAAGGGGTGGAAGGGCAGCCGTGGTCGTGGCCGTAGAGCTCGATCCACGCCATCATGCAATGGCAGTCCTCACACGACTCGGAGGTCGACCCGTAGTGGATGTCGTTGTCGTGAATCATAGAGTACTTGCAGTGACGGTCGTCACTATCATGTCCATCCTCGGGGCCGCAGCACTCAGCGCAGCTCTCGTACTCGCGCTCTGCCCGCCGAAGCGCCTCTTCACGCTCCCTGTCCTCTCGGTCGAGGTCCTCGAACTGAGAAGCCAGCTCCTCCTGGTAGGAGGCGTTGTCCTCAGCAGCCTGCTCACTGTAGTCATGGTGGTTGGCACCGTCGAGGTACGAGTCCAGGGCGTCCCACATGGGGTGATCGGCAGGGGTGGCAGGGGTAGTAGTGAGGGTAGCCGTTGGTGAGAAGATGGGCCTATGGCAGCGGACACAGAGACACTGGTTGCTGTCCATATGGACCATCTGCCTGGCCACGTAGTGAGGGTAGCCTTTGGAGACCAGCTTCTGGATGGTGATACGCCACGCCTTGGGCGTGGCCACCTTGGTCACCTTGCGACCCTTGGTCACGGGCAAGGAGAGCAGGTACGACAGGCACCTGCTGCAGAACAGCCGCACACGACGCATGTCCCTGTTGAAGGGGGTGGTCACGTCTGCATGTGTGAAGTACCCCTTGATGGTACGGCACACATGCAGCATACGGCTGTACGTACGCATGATGCGCTCGCTCACCCATGAGGGCAAGCTCAGGGCCACGTGCATGGAGGGGTAGTGCCCCATCACACACTTGTAGATGTACAGGCGCAGGCCTGTACGCACGATGTATCCCACCACCAGAAGGGCGATGAGAAGGAGAGCGGCATTCAAGTGTTGCATGTCTATCCTATTGGTGTGTACGTACACGTGTATGTGTGTACGTACGTGTATAGAGGGCACCCCTATATGAGGTACCCCCTATGTAGTAGGGGTGTGCTAGCAGGTGCCTGCCATCATGGACGACACAAACAGCACGATGCTGACCAGGTTCATGCCACCCATGATGATGATGAGGGGGGCGTCGCCGTTGAGCAGGGAGATGAAAAAGAACATGCTGGCGATGACAGCCAGCATCCCCGACATGACCATGAGCCACGTAACACACGTACCCAGCGCCCAGATGCAGGCGATGAAGATGGCCGTGGTGTACACGAGGGTGAGCCCGGGGGCAACCTTAGCCGTCCACACCCACAGGCAGCAAGCCATGTAGCTCATGATGCCAATGATGAAGGAGGAGGACAACACGAGCTGGCCCATGTACCCCTCATCACCGAAGGTAAGGAAGGCCAAGAAGAGACCGAACGTACCCAACAGGGTAAGGGCACTACCCCTGTACTCACGCAGCTGAGGGGCGATCGAGTGGATCATCCCACACGTGATCAGGGTCATGATGACCAAGATCATCATGCCACTACCGTGAGCGTCAACGAAGGAAGAGAAGAAAGAGATTAAGGAAGAGTAACTCATGTGATATTGTCCTAACAAGAGCATGACACATATACGAACACAGGGAACACCCCCGGGCTCGCATGGGCCATTAGTGGCAACATACCTACTATGTTAACCAGGTCCTCTCACATTTTTCTCTAAATTCATATAATTCTCTAGGCCCTAGAAGTCTACAAGACTTCCACGGACCAGAGACCCCTCAAATAATTTTCTAATTCTTCTTCTCCTCCAGCTCCTCAAACATCTTATGACTCTCCTCCAGCTCCCAAGCCACTCTGCTCTCTTTTATATATATTTTCCCCTATTTTGGACAGAGTCCCTTTATTACACGCACGCGGGTGTTATTTATATATGAAGGCTCCGCTTGGACCTTCACCTATATTTGGGACTCAACCAAACCAACAGGAGACAGACATGAATTATCTGGAACTACAGCTAGTTGATGACTCTAAGCTTATGGTGCAAAATGCTCTTGCGAGTGCATTGAGGGAGTTCGAGGGTGTGGACGCGCGTTATATTGACCTGGACAAGGTCAAGGCCAACCTGGAAGCCGCACTCCCTGGAACAACCTTCACCGTATCTGTGGAGTACGACGAACTTAACATCAAGCTCTCGCAGTAAGGAGAACTGAATTGAATAGGCATCAGGAGGAAGTATGCCAGAAGCTTGGAATAGATTGGGAGACGTTTGACCTGATCATGGAGAAGCTTGGTGGTATACTACAAAGAAAGGACCTGTTGGAGAAGTACCTTGCGCTCAAGCGCAACTCCGATATGGGTGACAATTGCTACTATGCCGGCATCGCCGCGAACATGCTTGTCACCCATGGAACCTTTGACGAGTTGAAGGAGTTGATAGTTGGGCTCAAAGAACTTACCGAAGAGACTAGACCCCAAACGGGTGAGGTCGAAGGCGGAGAAGAAGATACCGAAACACAAGCGGTACCCGGACATCTATCACTTTAATACGTGGTTCAAGCAGAAGAGCAACGTACACAAACCCCTACACCCCGATTACAAGAGAATGAAGGAGAAGCTTCAATTGGACGCTATAACCAAGATGGATGATTTGGAAGAGGACGCACTCAAGAACGTGCAGAAGAGATTGGATGAGATAAAGGTGGAGGAGGAGCGGCAGGTCGCCTTGGCGGTCAAGCCATCGGACACCTGGTTCCAGACGTTGAATCTGGCCATAGATGAGTATCCCGACCTGCAGCTCACCCCTGAGGAGCAGCGAAGGGTTCACAAGTCGGCCCGCCTGACAAGAACCGGACTCGCCTCACAGGTTCCCATGACATGTCCCACACGAGAGAGATGTCCGTTCGCCAAGGGATGGCAGAACGGTGGAGGACATTGTGAGTATGCCAAGCTCCGCAAGGAGCCCATCGGAAAGCCCTGCATAGTGGAGATGGACCTTATCGCCTACAAGACCAAGGAGTATGCCGACCAGTTCGAGGTGGGCTCTACACCTGAGGAGGCGACCGACAGGTTGCAATGCATGGAGCTTGCCGAGTACGACGTGTATGAACGTAGAGTGACCCTGCTTCTGGGTGGGAAGGAGCGCTCCGATCTGACGGAGGAGAATGTCATAGGTGTGGATGAGGCGGAAAATCCTATATATGCGAGACAGATCGCCTTGCCTTGGCATCTCAAGATTCAGATAAAGAACCGCCGGGACCGCGTCCTGCAGCAGATGGTGGCGACACGCAGGGAGAAGTATAAGAGAGCTGCCGCCATGGGCAAGCTGGAAGAGGGAGACGCCAACCTGGGCTTCGCCGGGGTCATGGGCAAGTTCGAGAGACTCCAGAAGGAAGGGGTCATAGACATCAACGTCTTCGAAGAGAATGAGTAATGATCAAGGACTTCCTATCAAGGGCTAGCTTCTTCGATATCGAGACTACCGGTCTCGATCCCAGAAAATCCAGCACTTCGATTTGGGAAGGGGCCATCTATCATGAGGGCCGCAACACGGTTTGGAAGAGAGCCAAGCCCATCTCCCCCAATACAGGTCGGGTCATTCCGATCTCTCAGATGTCCCCGTGGACTCAAGCCTCTCTCAGTCAAGGAAGCACACCTATCACAGATGAGATCCTGAGCAAGGGTCTCAACCGCAAGCCTTTCATCAGCCGTATGCTCGGAGAGATGAAGGGAAGGGACGTGTGGGTCCAGAACCTGCCGTTCGAATCACGCCATTTGGCCGCCAACATGAGCGACCGCACCTACACAGACTTCATCAAGTCAGCCAGACTTCAGACCTTCTCTGTAAACAAGGACCCCATTACAGGCAAGCTCGCCTCAAGGCGTCTGTTCACCACCTCACCCATCGTAGAGCAGGCCGTGTCAAAGGCATGGGGAGCTGCGCCTGGCGACAGCTCGATGAAAGCATGGGGCGGTGTATGGGGTGCTATCAAGAAGGAGCTCACCCAAGGGGTTCCTGATGATGTGACACGTATCTTCGACATCCAGGACGTATCCAGATCCTTGTTCGCAAAGGCTCAGATGGAAGGCTACATGAGACGTAGCGGTGACATCTTCACGGGCACCTCGGTGGAGACCTACTCCCAGTTGATGGAAGGTATGGCCGAGTCACACAGGGCCCCTGTCGATATCAAGGCACAGTCTCGAATGCTCAAGTCCTATATGGGCATGCTCGAGAAGATGGATTCGGGTACTGGTCTCTCCATCAAGGAGAAGGACTATCTCATGTCCGTCTCTCTGCTCCAGCCCAAGTTGAAGAGACAGAATGCCGCGAAGACCCTCTCTTCCGCCTATGCTCAGATCATGGACTTCAGAAGCAACCAGGGTCCTGGATATCCTGTGGCGATCGGAAGACGGATCAAGGACATCGAAGCAGGACACTACACCGGAAAGACGATCTCAAAGACCATTCCGGAGATGACGTACAAGCATCTGACGGACATGGAAGATGTAGTCGCACAGCTGACAAGGTCTCAGGACAGGAACGTTCGGATCGGCCGGATGCACAGAGCGCAGAAGGTCGACTATCAATCTATGTGGGGCTCGATGAGAGGTGCTCTCAGAGGAAAGGAGAACTGGCAAGGTGCTCTGCATGAGTGGGAGAAGGGTTACAAGGTCAGTGATGAGGTCTATGGCTCATTGAGATCTGGAAAGGGTCTTCCTGGCGCAAGGGCTGGCAATGTCGGAGACAAGGCGTTCTCCTGGGCGAAGAAGAACTGGAAGGCTATTGCAGTGGGAGGAGCGGGAATCCTTGCGTTGCATGCTCTGACCGGCGGGCCCAACAACGATCCTCTATACGGTGTTGATGTAGACGATCCCTATCCGGGAGACACCACGTCTCCTCCGTCTTTCAGTCCAAGCGGAAAGTTCGGCGGAGTCATTCACAGGAAGACTGATTCAAGCATGGCCATGTATGTTCCCGATTCCAAGGATACGATTCAGATCGAGGATGCTGACACCGCCATCCTCCACCTTGCAAAGGGAGGCACGCATGCCATTCGTATGGCTGGTATCGATGCTCCTGAGGTAGGCCACAAAGATGAGTATGCTGAGGGCAGAGTCCTTCAAGAGCAGCCGTATGGACAGGAGGCTACAGAGACTCTGAACCGACTTATGGGAGAGATGGACAGCGTAGGTGTACTGTTTGACGAAGCCGGCCGTACATCCTATGGCCGTACAGTCGGTGTCCTCATGGGAGAGAGAGACGGACAGCAGTTCAATCTGAATGAGATGCTTGTCAAGGCGGGTTCGGCAAAGTTCCTGCCATTCGGAAAGAGACGTGACTCCATCATCGACAGAGGCGCATTCCAAAGAGCGGAGAATGAGGCCTACGCAGCACACAGAGGCATGTGGGACGAAGAGGGGTGGAGAAGGGTAAGACAGGCAGAGGGTGACAAGGACACTGTCACAAACGTTTCGTTCACCAACATGGAAAGAATGAGCAACGACTTCAGGATCGCAGCACTTCTTCGTAGACAAAGAGACATGACCGTATCCTACAACCTCGCCGCTGGTGGCAAGGACGACCACAACGTCATCGAGGGTCTGCCCCATGGTTGGTTCGGCAGCAAGCGTAAGTACAACACCGACTTCGGCTCTGGTTACCAGGGAGAGAGCTTCGGTGTCGGAGACGCCATCTTCATGGCAGGCTCCGCGCTTACAGGATTCGACAGGTTTGGAGGCAAGGGTGGAGCCATCGGTGCTGCGATCGGACTTGGCTGGACAGCTCTTACAAAGGGAACGTCTTCAGTACTGGGAGACAGCACTGCGGGAGACGCCTGGAGGTTCTTGAGTGGTGGTATCACAGCTTCGGCAGCAACCTCCATGTTTGCATCATCCATGATGAAGGGTGGTCTTTTGGAGCCTGTTGGAAAGGAGATGTCTAAGGGCTTCTCGAGCTTGGTTGGAGGAACGACAAAGAAGTTCCTTGGGACCAGCTCTGGAGAGGCTTACCTGAAGAGTAGAGGTATGGCGAGAGAGCCTGCAGAGAAAGAGCTCCTGTCCTTCCTTGAGAGAACAAAGGATGACCCTCGTGGCTTCTTTGCTGTAATTCAAGAGGGTGGTGAGACATTGTCAGAGCTGGGTGGCTTCATGAGGAAGTCCGACTCAATTGGAACTAAGGGAGTCGGTGGCCTCCTCGGGTCACTTACAAATCCCTATGTCCAAGGTTTCCTTGGCTCTCCGAAGCTGGCAGGTGCGATCAAGCATCACGGTACCAGAAAGGGTTTGACTGAGCACTTCGAAAAGGAGATGCCGTGGTTGGGTGTGACCAAGAACGATATTGAATACATAGCAGGAGAGGGTTTCTCCAAGCCAAGGTATATGGAGACTCTTAGGATGAGAGGCTTCAGGGACAAGATCCATGAGCAGGCCTCTGTAGGTACGAGGAATGAGGTATTCACGAAGGTTAGAAAAGAGGTGTCCAAGGGGTATTCTTATGAGTACGGAGGCAAGACGTCTCACTTATTAAAGTCGAACGACGGCTTTGTTTCGGGCATGGGTCTTACCCATCGTGGACGAGCTGTCGCTGACAAAAAGATCGCTCCGTATGAACATGGTAAATGGGTTTCGGAAGGCAAGCCAGGTAAGTCCAAGCATTTCAGCCCGCATGAGATAGATCGGTTCCTAAAGTATGACAAGAACATTCTTGAACATGCACAGACAAGAGCCTCAATAAGAAAGGAAGTGGGAGAGGACACCTGGAAAAAGTGGACAGAGGGTCCTCTGGATGAGTATGGCAGCAATCCATTTACAGGTATGCTTGGACTCGCGGAGGGACTGACCAAGCAAAAGGAGGCTCTTGGTTGGAAATCATTGAATGTAAAGGACCTTGTCGAGAGCTCTTTTACGAAGAGCACGTATGCAGACAGTTATAGGTATATTCCATCCAATCATGCTAGAGGACTTAGGGAAGCAGGGCTGAAAGACGCTATGTATGCGAAGGCTAATAGAATCTCCATGGAGGAAGGAGGGATTGGAGCCATCCGTAAGGAGATGAAGGGTAAGTTCGCAGCCAGCGAAGGTGAGATGAGCACTCACTTCCTTGATGCAAGTGCAGGTCTGAAAGACATCCCAGCAGAAGAATATTTCAAGGCGAATGCTCTTGACCTTTATTACGGAGCGGCTGGTGGTCTTATGTTGGGTGGTGCTGTCGGCGCTCTAAATATGGGTTACGATGCGCTCTTCGGAAGAAGCACCTTCTCTGGGCACGATGACAACTACAACACAATCGAGGGCCTCTCTCACAAGGGAATGGCAGGAGCATCACGTAGGCGCAATACTGGCTTCGGATCTGGCTGGAAGGGAATCTTTGGAGGCTATAAGAAGTTCATGGCTGCCAGCAGGGAGGAGATCGGCTCTGCACTTAGAGGGTGGGCTGGTAAGAGATCTGTGGTCCAGAAGGGTCTCCTCGGTCAGCCTGCTGCATTGCAAATGGCGTTGACCAGTGAAGGATTGTCCGGCGCTATTTTTCAAGATCCCCATGCGATAAGTTTTTTTTCTCGTCATCTTAAAGTTAATCCAAAAATTCTTGAGGAAGTTACTGTAGCACATGAGGTATCAGAGCTTTACCATGGTTTACGGATTGGAGAGAAGACTCTTGCTGGCATGGGGTCTCCAAAGAGATCTATTATAGACAGACTTTTTGGAAGGAATAAGACTCATTCAGAAGAGGCTATTAAGAGTGCTCTTAATTCATCTTTACAACCTACATTTGGCTCTCACTTTAGTCCCTCTGTTATCGCTGATGAATTAATTTATGGCGCAAAGATGGGTCCAGAGCATTATGATGTTGTAAAACGAATGCGTATGTGGGAGATTGCCAATCAGCCTGACAAGGCATACGCAACAAGAACTCGAAAGATAATCGCTGCATTTGAAAAGAACCAACTGCCAAAGTTCTCTGGATTCGATGATGCCTATAACACCATTCGGGGCCTTCCTCATAATGGAAAGGCAGGGGCATCACGTCGACGTAACACACACTTTGGATCTGGATATAAGGGAGATGAAGGGCTTACTGTCGGAGGTATTCTTTCTGGCGCAAACAAGCTCTTTATGGTTGGTGCCTCTGCCATTACAGGGTACGATCGCTTTGGTGTTCGAGGAGCAATTGGTGGGGCAGCCCTTGGTATCGGCCTTGGCTTTGGAATGGAGCTTGGCAAGTTTGACCACGCAGAAGGAAATCTTGGAAAGACTCTTTGGAACGTAGGACTTGAGGGCATAGGAACATCTGCAGGAGCCTCCATGCTTGCATCGTCGATGATGAAAGGGGCATTCTTCAGAGGGAAGCTGGGAAAGTACGGTACAGATGAGCAGCTTGTGGGCATGGCTGAGAGCCTAGGTCTTTCTCCTGAAATAGGAAAGGCAGGTGGCATGTATGGGATGTTGGGGAGATCTTATAGGCAAAAGATTGAAACTGCACTCCCAGGTAAGCTTGGAGAGATTCTGGGAAGAGGAGTGGAGGCTCAAACAGGATCTCCTCACATGTTGGATGCAGTTCTTCAGCATGGTTCCATTCAAGCGATTCCTCCTCAAGAGTTCTTTATTGCGAATGCAAGAGATGTTATGTCTGGTGCTGCTGCGGGCTTTGTGGCATCAAGTCCCATTGCATTCGGTTCGTACCTGTTCTCTGGAAAAGACGATGCTTACAACTCGATCGAAGGTCTTCCTCATAAGGGGATGGCTGGGGCCAGTCGTAGACAAAGAACCGACTTCGGGTCTGGTTATCAAGGAGAAGATCAGGTTGGAGCCTTTGGCGGTATGGTGGGACTCGGAGCCACCCTCTATGCAGGTCGTGGCGCATACAGTGTTCGTGGAAACTTGATGATGGCTCGTGGCCACTGGCGTGGATACATGGACTTCTTCCATGGTACTCCGATTGCGAACAGAGCGAATATCTTGGCGGAAGGTCTTGTGCCCAATGCCAAGGACTGGGACAAGATCAAGCATCTGACTCCTACAGACCCTGCTCAGAAGGCTCTGTTCGCTCAAATTAGAGAGAAGGGAGAGAGGGTATTCTTCTCTGGTGAATCTTGGATTGCAAGAGCACATGCAAGTCAACAGGTAAAGCAGAACATTGGTCCTTTTATGGAAAACATGGGAAAGGCCAAAGGTATGCTGGGTTATTTCCACCCTTCTGTTCATGGAGGAAAAGCAGAGGGAGCGATATTCAAGTTCCGCCTTCCGATGGAAGAGATCGCTTCTCAGACTGGCCTCTTGGCTCAGTATGAAGCCATTACAGGGAGTGAAGGAGTTTCTAAGTTTCTCAAGGGATGGGGAGATGCATTTGCTTCTCATACAGGTCCTTCTATTGACCTATCAAGAGCAGGAGGGGTGGCTCCTGAACTCTTTAATGAGGTAATTCCGACAAGAGGAGGAGAGATTCTCTGGGGAGAGAAGGAGGTCCTAAGGGCTGCAGAAACCACAGGCTTTAAGCCCAATAAGGCAAAGGCTGCTGGAAGATTTGCTCTTGCAATGGCTCCAATAGTATTGGCAGGCTGGGGAGTGAACAAGATGTGGAATGCGATGCATACAGACGCGACTACAGACATGAAGAAGAAGATGTCCAGGAAGAATATTCAAGGACATGCTAATATGGATCCAAAGAGGCATATGAATATTTATGGCTAAAAAAGAAAACATTGGTCCTATCAAGGACAGAAGGTATAGAGAGGCTACGGTGAATAGGAGGAGCGCCTTTACGAGGGTATTGTGCGACCCCACATTCGTACCCATCTTCATCAAGAGAACACTGGACAGCAAACCAGCGGAACATTTATTGGATCCGTTCGGTTTTAGGAATGCATAATGATCCCACAAGAACTATGGACCGATAGGGCGCTCGAGTATGAGGGCGCAGGTAGAATGCAGAATGCAATGATGGCCCGTGCCACAGGCACAGGTCGGATTGGCCGGATGAGAGTTCGTCAAGGACTTTCGGCAGCTCGCAAAGGGTGGGCAACGATGGCAAACAAAGGTCAGGCCTGGGCGGCAGGAGAGTTCAGCGCCGGAGCTTGGCATGGAGCAGATGGTAAGAAGATCTCTCAACGAGCTCTGTGGAAATCTGATAGTCCTTTAGCAATGCTGCAAGAAGCGAAGTACACCAAGCCTGGTCAGCGGCGTGCCTTTGACAAATGGGGTAAGGGTGTAAATCCTGAGAAGTTCTTTGGAAGAGGAGCGGCTGGTCACCTGTCTAGGGGCGCTAGCAATACTGTCAAGAACACTGGCAGTGCCTTTGCGATGGGTGCACTCGGAGGCGGCTACGGGGCTCTTCTTGGGGGAATCTTTCTTCATGGCGGAGCCATGGGAATGTCAGGTAACAATGTAGCATCTCCATACGATGGATTCGTTCGAGGAGCTGTCCATACGGCAGCTGGATTCCTTGGATTCGATTTAGGTATGAGTGCAGGCGCGGCAGTCGGTGCGACATTAGGTTCGGTGCTTGGGCCCGCAGGTACCGTTATTGGTGCAGCAGTAGGCGGGCTCGCAGGCGCTATGGGCTTGGAAGCTGCATCAGATCTTCCTTGGAAGATTGCAGAGATGGGATATGCGGCGACCAAACCGTTCGCTTCTCCTTTCCTAGATTCACAAAGAGCTGCTACAATGAGACAGAGGTCTATGAATATGATAAACCAGTCTGCCATGAATGCCAGAAGTGCATTGAGTATGGAAGCAGCTGGGTATCACCTATAAGAGGTATAGTATGTGGAATAAAATGACAGACGCACTCAACAGTGCAAACGATTGGATGAGAGCTCCAGAGAACAGGAACGTCGCTCTTGGTCTTGCTGGCGCGGCAGCTATTCCAGCTCTTTACATGGCCGGTCCTACCGGAACAGGCATGGCTGCTGGTGGTTACTTTGGTGCACGCTCAGCGATGAGCGGCATGGCAAGGCCTCTTGCTGGGAAGATGGGAGCCACAATGCTCAAGGCGAGTGGAAGGGCTGGCTATATGCGTGGCGCACACTCTCTTGGTGTGTTTAGTGGCAATGCTCTAAGAGGTGGTATCGGTGGAGTCGCAGGAGCCGTCGGTGGAGGAATCGCTGGTGCAGCTCTCGGAGCCCTCTGGGATTAAGATGTGGAATACACTTAAAACTAATGCGGAGCCTATCATGCAGGCAGTGAAAGCAAACCCGATGAAGGCTCTTGGCTACAGTGCTGTGGGCCTTGGCTCTATCGCTGGTGTAACAGGGATAAATGCCTTGGCGTATGAGCATGCAGGTGGTTTCTGGGGCGCAGCAGGTACAGGAGGTATCGCTAGTGCAATCACCGGCTATGCCGGTGGTGGTGGTGTGCGAGGAGCTATCGCTGGAGGGATCGCAGGGGGACTCTTTACTGGGTTCACGGCAATGGGGTCTCACGCTCTTTGGTACTAAATGGCCTATTGTAAGTTCAGAAAAATAAAGAGAAGGACAAAGGATATACTGGACCCCATGGGGACCCGACTTCCTTTGACAAAGAGGCGTAGTCGTAACAGAAAAGCTCGCCTCATGTCTCACCTCAAAAGACTAAGTTTTCAAAAGAAATCAGCAGCGATGAAGCGAATCTACAACTCTCCGGAGTACAAGGCCTGGCGCAGGTCTGTCTTTGTCAGAGATAACTTCGCTTGTATCATGTGTGGCAGCGACGGATACGTTGAGGGACATCATATCCTTAGAAAATGGGACTACCCTGCATTGGTCTTCAACATGCATAACGGAGTCACTCTTTGTGGCCCGTCTACCAACAAGAAGTCCTGCCATGGCAAGGTCACGGGAAAAGAATACAAGTACATCACTAAGATCATGAGTAAGATGGGTGATCTTCAGAGAGCTCAGTTCAGACACATCTTAAAAAAGAAAGGAGTGAAACATGGACCGAGAAAGTAAGTATTATGTCTATGAGCTCTATTCAGAGAATGCTTAGATGGAAGGATTAACTCTTCACCCAGCATGCATCCGTTGTAAGAAGAAGAATACCCTCGAGAAGGATATTGTTCTGGAAGACGGGACCACGGTGTTCAAAGCCGGAGAGTTCCCCATCCAATGCAAAGGTATCCCTGCTGATTTCGGCCAGGTGGTAGACAAGGTCCTTGGTGACAAAAGAAGCTTCTTTGATAAGAATGAAGTTGAGATGCTTGAAGAAGGTCTCGACGCTACCAAGTGGGCAAAGAAGTGGTTGCTCGTTGATAAGGGTGGCTGGGAGCCGAGAGGTTGTACCCCACCCAACAAGCTTAAGTATGACCTTGATGACGATGCTGATATCTACCAAGAGATCATGCTCAAGTGTACTGCGAAGCGTAAGGTCTTCAGGATTGGACGACGTGGTGGAAAGACAGAGTCCATCTGTGTCAAGATGCTTCATCTCATTGACACCTGGCCTACGGGTCACTGTAAGATCCTTCTTGTCTGTCCTTTCAGATCACAGATCGATATTATCTACAAAAGACTCAATGAGTTGATCGCAGACTCTCCACGTCTGAAGAACCTCATCAAGCGCAAGGTCTCCAATCCATATCACGAGATCGAGTTTACCAATGGTTCCTACATCCGTGGCTTCTCAGCAGGCACCAACTCTGGTGCTAATGCTTCTTCCGTACGTGGACAGGGTGGTGACGTTATCGTTCTTGACGAGACGGACTACATGAACCCTGGAGATATCGACTCCATCGCAGCTATCCTGATGGACCACGAAGACACTCAGCTATGGGCCTCATCTACACCCACAGGTCGTAGGGACAAGTTCTATGAGTGGAGCTTCGACCCAGAATACAAGAACTTCCACTTCCCATCGATGGCGAACCCAAACTGGACCCACCGTATGGACCTTGAGTTCCGACGTACCCTTACCAAGGGCGGTTATATTCATGAGGTCCTTGCAGAGTTCGGAGACGACGATGCCGGAGTCTTCAGAAAGAAGGACATCGACTATGCCCTCAAGTGGGGCGGCAACTATGACTATGATGACAGCTACCATAGTCAGATCAATGCTCCAGGATGGGCCTATACGATCGGAGTGGACTGGAACCCGGTAAAGGGTACAGAGGTCATGGTCCTTGGTATTCATAGGTACACAAAAGAAGAGGCAGAGCTCGAAGGTGATTCTGCTCTTGAGGGAGAAGCATTCTTCAGGGTCGTTGACTCAAAGACCGTAGAAAGACAAGAGTTTACTGAAAGAGCGGCCAACCTGGAGATCATTCGTATGAATAGAAAGTGGGCACCGTTCGCTATCTATCTTGACTACGGTGGTGGTGGTGTCAATCACTTAGAGCAACTTAGAATCTTCTCTGCGACAAAGCCCGATGGAACTGCTGACGGTAGAATCAAACACATCACCAAGAGCATCAACTTCTCTGGAAACATCGAAGCTTACGACCCTTGGTCCAAGAAGAAGACCAAGAAGCGTGCGAAGCAGATGATGATTGAAAATGCTCAGCGAAAGTTTGAGCAGCACAAGATTCAGTTGACGCAAGCAGATCCCATTTTGACAAAGCAACTAGAGAACTATATTATCTCTCGTGTGACTCAGACCGGAATTCCGGTTTATGAAATGCAATCAGATGCGGTCGGAGACCACAAGCTTGATGCACTAGTTCTAGCATTGTTAGCAGTTCAGATGGAAGCGACCCAGTTCGGCAAGCCACGGCATGACGCAAAGATGCGTGTCGCCCCTGGTCTCGGACAGGACATAGAGACTTCCGTAATAGAAGAACTTGGCAAGGCTGGAGTCAGCACCAAGCAACAGTTGAAGCTGGAGTTAGCCCCACAGCCTCGTGCTGTCAACGAAATGATCACACCGCGAACGGTGGTAAGGAGGAGTGACCATACTCATCGGTTCGCAAACGATAGAGATCATGAAAAGGACTGGGACAGAAGATTATTAGCGCAACGCAAATCCAAGGTCAATAGAGGCAAGGGGTTTGGCAGGTTAAGAAATTCTCGAGGTCCACCAAGAAGATCGAACTTTTAAAGTTCCCTCGGCATCCTCTCTGCAGGTTTTCCTCCTCCTCCTTTTCCTGTGGAGAGGGTGCCACTTTATTCTTAGGAGAATCATGGCCTTAAAGCTATACGAATACAATGAGGACACCAATCAGTTTGATGAGATTACAGCGATCAATCCGATCTCAAGCTCACACAACGGTGTTGACGGAGAGACTGTAACTCAAAAGCTCTTCATCAGAAACGACGACCTAACCAAATGGTATTCTGGAATTACCATCCTACCTACATCTACGCCTGACGACCTGGTCAGTGCGGGTAACGTGGCGGGATGGGAGGTGAAGTTGCTCGGTGGAGACACTGCGCCCACAGAGGGACAGTGGACGAATCGAGTTTCTGGAACGGTCCTGCCAAGCACAGCGAACATGGCGACAGCCTCTCCTCGCATTCACTTCCTTCCACAAATAGGAACAGCGGTTGCACCAGATGATAACTACTATCCATTCTGGCTCCGCATCGTAGTTCCAGTAAATACAAGAAATAGAACAGAAAACGGAATCAGTCTTACGGTTGATGAAACGGAGAACGCAATCTAATGGTGAGCTACTCTGTCGTGGTAACCATAAACTCCGCTCTCTCTGCTGCCATCAAGCAGTTGAAGAGAAAAGATCTCAGAATCTTAAGGAGCAAAGGTCTGAGGAGTAAGTAATGATTAACTATGCTGTTCAGGTAACCATCCAAGGAGACTCCTCTCAGGAAGACCTGTCTTCCGGAGACAAGAAGGTCTTGCACTCTCGTCCGTCTTTTAATGGAGACAGGCCCATCGTTCCGCTGGATACTCTTGCCAGCCATGAGAAACCAGCCCAGCCACTCGGTACAACACCCACAGTAAGAGAGATACTTGAAGGCTATCGTGAAGTCGATCGAAGAAGCCAGGAGGCGCTTGATCTTCTGGAGAGAAGAAGCCAGGGTCTCATCATGCCCATTGACCCCGCTACGCAACCAGACTTGTTCAAGACAGTCAACAACCTCTTCGAGTCAAAGGAACCTATAGTAGAGGTGACCTATTCAATGTATAGAAAGATCGTAGAGTATGCTAAAGACCTGGGTCTTCTATTAGGAGCAGAGGCCTAATGTCACAACTAACACCCGCACAGATTCTTGAGTTGGAAAGAAGTGAAACAGATCGTCGTCAGGCACAGCTGCGAGAGCTATACCAAGAGATCTATCCTTTTCTTCTTGAGGACTTTGCACACAAAGAAGATGTAAGCACTGCAATCAAGAGACTGTCTGCAGGTCTTTCTACCCATTCACATGCAGTATCCGTAGCGGGAACCGCCGTTAAGCAGGAGGGCTTGACCACCTCAGTCATCTGGCTTGAGGGCTCTGTGTCTCTCTTGGAAGCGATTGCAACGAGTCTGATCAAGAGTGTCAGGGAAGGCATAGAGTTCTTCACTGCCAGAGTTGATTTTGAGGGAAAGGAAAAGAAGAAGCCTTTCAGTTTGGTGGATTAAATGGCAGCGCCACAAATTGTACTTGCTCAGATACAACAAGCAGGTGTTCTGGTAACCGCTTACGAAGAGTTCCTCTTTGGCAAGGTCCTTTCTGGATCTCTTCATGCAGAGCCTGCCCTTGATGCACTTCATACAAGAACCATTGTAAAGCACATGGAGGCTGCAACGGCCATCGGAACCGCCTTCAAAGAGGTAGAGAACAAAGACAAGACCGATCCTTTACAGGTCGTGGATACAGCGGAGAGAGATGCGGAAGAGGGAACAGACTCCGATCCGGTAATCGTCTCTCCTGCTGCAAGTCCCAATCCTGGAAAAGAGGATAGGCGTCCCAATATGGGGCTCGACTCTTGGGCAGGAGACATCTTTACTGGAGATACCGCTGAGGTTGAAAAGAAGCTTAGACAACTTTGGGCAAATTGTATTCCCTGTGATAGACCGACATTGGCTGGGGTCGATTGGGGAAACGTACTGGAGGCATTCGATCTAGACTGGAAGGCTCGTCTTCTTTGGTTGGATGAGCTATTTGATTTCCTTGGTCGTCTTGATGAGTTGATTGATCTTTGTGATGTGCTCAACTTCCTCAATGGCATGTGTGTTCCAGACATCATTGCAATGATAGGAGTGCTTAAGTTCTTGCTTTCCAATCTGGCAAACTCATTGAAGGATGTTTCTCTTGGAGACTTGCTTAATGGGCTGCTTGGGTCCATGCTTCAGCCATATACAAATATGCTTATGGCTATCTTGAGAAAATGGATGGGCCTTATCTTTCAGCCTATCGAATGTATTATAACCTCTCTGATCACTGAGATGGAAAAGATCCCAGGCACAGAGGGAGCAAGGCACTGCTTAAGAGAAGTCAATAAGTCCAACAAGAGGTTGGTACAGTCTACCCTTACTGGAGATACAAAGAAGTTTCAGGGCGGTCTGACAAAGCTAGATGACTGCACTGGATTAGGGTTGGCCTATACATCTACTCTCGGTTCGTTAGGTCAAAAGCTTCTAGAAGGCGAGGCTCTGGCGAGAGACAAGTTATTGTTAGTAGAGAAGTTTTTGAAAGAGATCCTTATTTCAGATTCACAGTCTTCGGGTTTCTTTCTTAAAATCACTTTGCAGATCAAGCATCTTCTTAGGTTGCTGGCTTTTATGGGCGCGTTCCTTATCGTAGCGGTAAACTCTGAGAACATAGATGAGTATTGCAATGGAAAGGATCTCAGCGAAGATGCGATTGAGTCTTTTGTCGCTGCGTTGAGTCCGTCTATGCCGGGTGATGTTACAGTAAAGAGAGACGCCGACGGTGCTCTTGCAGGATTTATCTGGGGTGGCCTCGAGCTTGGCAGCAGCTCTGGTGGATCTGACAAGAACGCACAAGGGCAAGAGACACAAGAAGTGTTCTCTTCCTTTGCCAAGTGCACTAGAGGACATCAAAGCCTCGATCTAAGTCGTATGCAGGCTTGGATTCTAGAACAAGAGAAGGAGTTGTAAATGGCTTTTTGGGACGATTGGTTCAAAAGTACAGACGCTAAGAAGCAGAGATCCAAGACGATTAGGATCTCTCGTGTCCGCACATTGATAGACCCTACACTCAATTACCCCCAAGCTCTGGGCGGTGGTCGTTGGTCAGGCGATGGCTTCAACGTACCTGAATACAACTTCCTTGAGATAGGTCAGGCAGAAGACACAGAGTCTTATGTAATGCAGGCTCATCTAAAGAAGCTTGCACTGATGTTTAAGGAGGGCTTCGACTTCGTTGGTCAAGATGAGCAGTCTGTCCAGTATATCCTGAAGAGGATCTCTCAAATAGAAAGGGCCTGCTGTCATTCATTCTGGAATCTCCTTGTGGGTGTCGGTCATGACCTGATCAGATACTCCAACTCCTTCATGGTAAAGGTTCGCAAAGAATTCGATAACAAAGGCAGACCTGTCTCTGGAGGGCTGGTTCGAACAACTCCTGATGGAAAGAAACTTGAACCTATCGCTGCCTACTTCCGCCTCTCCCCTGAAACCGTAGAGATCAAAAGAAACAAGTCCAATGGAAAGGTAGAAAGATATCGTCAGGTAATGCCAGATGGATCCAAGAAGGAGTATCCAGCTCACGACGTCATTCACTTCCACTTCAATCGCAAAGGTCACTTTGACGTGGGGACTCCTTCAATCATTCCAGTACTAGATGATATCCGTGCTCTTCGTAGAATCGAACAGAACGTAGAGATCCTGGTCTACCAACACCTCTTCCCGCTATACCAATACACAGTCGGCACAGAGGACGCTCCCGCACAGGTCTATACAGACGGAGAGTCTGAGATTGACCTTGTACGCAAAGAGATTGAGATGCTCCCTGCAGAAGGAATGCTCGTAACTCCAGAGAGACATGAGATCAAGCCTGTCGGAGCAGAGGGCAGTGCTCTAAAGGTAGAGGGATACCTAGAGCACTTCAAGAAAAGAATTATTGCTGGACTAGGAGTTTCCGCTGTAGACTTCGGTGACGGAAACACTGCCAACAGAGCTACGGCAGATAATATGTCAAGGCTCTTAATCGACAATGTTAAGTTTTATCAACAGGTTCTCTCTGATCAGATCAAGACGTTTGTGTTAGATGAACTGTTATTGGAAAGCACCTTTGATGGCGACAAGCTATCTTTGGACAGAGCGGTACGTCACCGCTTCAATGAGATTGATACTGAACAACAGATCAAGGTAGATACGCATGCCTCCTTGATGTACCAGTCGAATGTCTGGACACTGAATGAGGCAAGAGAACGAATGAACAGGAATCCTCTTTCTCCTGGTGACGAGAGTGATCTTCACTTAGAGAAGGTTGAGAAGAGCATGCTTCAAGAGACCGCAAGGTTGGCTCCTTCTCCTGCAGCGGGGTCTTCTTCGGACGATCCTGCAAAGAAGGCTACGGCTACAAAGACCAGACCTTCTAATCAGCATGGGACCAAGAGTGGCCCAGAGAAGAAGCGTAGCTTTGTGGACATGGGGCTAGGTGAACAGTTCGACGAGATCAGAGACGACGTAATCTCTTTGATCAAGAGAGATGGAGATAGACTTAACCAAGGCTTGATTCGACAGACCATCCTTGCTGGAGCGACAGCTTCAAAACAAGAGTATAAGAGCAAGGTCTTTAACGCGATGGTCAGAGGAGCTAGAGCTGGTGGTCTTTCTCATAGCGACGCAGAGCAATTGGTCGGTAGGCGTATGACGCCTATGATCACACGGTTCGATTCAGACATAGATCGTCTTTATAGACAGGTCAGTCATCTGATTGGAAATCTAGTTTCACAAAGAGGAGACAAGTCTCCGGAGGTGAGGCTGGCATTCAACTCATTGAGGTACAGAACAAAGTTCATTGCTGCAACCGACATGCATCGTGCAGAGAACTTTGGAAAGGGTATCGCCATGAATGCTCTTGGGCACGAAGTCGCGATCTCAACACAGCACAGTGATGAGGATGATATCTGTAAGGAACGCCACGGACAGGAAATACAGCTCTTGGCTTTGGGAATCGATGAGGTTCCTCCCTACCATCCCATGTGCCAATGTGATCTCACCCCAAAGAGGACAGATGATTAACGAAGTTCTTCGAGAGCAAAAGAGGTTGGCTCAGCAAAGATATCGGGAGAATCACCCTGATAGAGTCAAGGCTCAGAAAGCGGCTTATTACGAAAAGAATAAAGAACGTGAACAAGAAAAACAGAAAAGATATCGAGATCTTACCAAAGAGGAAAGAAAGCTTTATGATCGTAAATATAGAGTTAAGAGTAAATATGGCCTTGATTGGGATAAGTATAAAGAATTGATTTCTTCTGGTTGTGAAATATGTGGATCTATGCCCGAAGAAACTATTATGCACCTTGATCACGATCACTTATCTGGTAAGATTCGGGGCCCTCTGTGTATCCATTGCAATACTGCTTTGGGATCATTCAAAGATGATATTGCTTTATTGAAAAAAGCAGTTCAGTACTTAGAGAAGCAAGATGCGTAAGCGCCTGAGTAGGAAATTGGAGAAAAAGAGAATGGATAAGTTTATTAGGTTCAGAGACTATATCGAGATCAAGCCAGTCAAGCTCACTGATGGTAGGCTCGCGCAGAAGTTTGCAGACAACCACCTTGGAGCAGGACAGTCCTTGGAGGTCCTTGCAGACCTGACATTCGCAGGACTGAAGACAAAGAACCGCGCTCTCTACCTGCCAGACGAAGTCGCCAGAGGAGTGAAGTCTTGGCTCAAGCCATACGGAAAGCCAATCCAGCTACACCATGAGGATCACTTAGATCCCATTGGCAGGATCATCGACGCCAGATACATCAACACCATGGACCAGGTCATGCACGCCAACGACTCTGTAAGGGACTACGTAAAGCTTAATGACTTTTGGAAGGTCAAGGACAAGGCTGCGGTCTTTGGAGAGATGCTAAGACTTTCCAAGGATGAGACCTATCAAGGTCTTGGCCGTATCCGTGGACACCTGAGAATCACTGATAGAGATGCAATTGAGAAATTGGCAGACGGAAGATACCTTACTGGTTCTGCTGGCTTCAGAGCGGCACATGCCTGGTGTTCTACCTGCATGATCAACGATGAACCGACCGACTGGGCAGACGATGGTCCTTGCGACCACTCTCCTGGTGAAGACTACAAGGGTCTTGAGTGTGTACTTATTCCTGGTGGAATCGCCTACGATGAGTACTCTTTCGTCAACCACCCAGCTCTCGTTCATTCTCAGGTCGTAGAGCTCGGAACTGCAGGGTTTGCGGACAAGCGCGTTGATATCAAGATGGATGACAAGGAAATCCCTAAAGGATTCTATGAGCTTTTTGTTCGTAATAAGGATGAAAATGGGGATGTGTCTGTTATTAATATAGAGGACGAGGAAGACAATAATATCCTCGACTTCCAAACAAGATTTACCGACATGCTGATGCTTCTAGACAAGAAGACAGAATCGGCAGAGGATATCGATCCGACAATTAAGGATCCAGAACAGAGGGAGACAAATATGCTAAGCCTCATGAACATTACCAAGGACACAGCGACTAACTATGCAACGCTGGTCGAACACCTACCAGAGGACGCAAAGCTGACTGATGAGAAGTTAGCTGAGCTAGATGACTCCGCCTTCATTGGCGTAGGTAGAACATTCCCAGTGCCAGACGCTGCTCACGCAGAAGCCGTGAGAAAGGTCCTTGACCAGGTTGAGGAGGGAGAGGGGCTAAAGACCCTGCTTCTTTCTGAGCTTGACAAGGCTGAGAAGAAGTTTGATGATTCTCAGGGAAATACAGATACTTCCGATGACGCAGGAGTTATTGGAGAGGGAGATGGGGAAACTGACCCCGTCACCAAGCTACAGGATGAGATTGAAGATCTAAAGGTTAAGCTTTCTGAGAAAGATCAGATGGTTGAGCTACTTCGTAGAAACCTCACCTCCGTAGAAGACGAGCTTAACCGAGCCAACGAGGCAGCTCTTGAGTTTAACAAGAGAGCTCATGATCTCGTGGCCGAGAAGATCGTTGACAAGAAGGTCGCTCTCGGAGAGACTGTTGAAGACAGAGATACCGTGATTAAGGATTTTGCATCCAGAACATGGGAGTCACTGTCTGACACGCTAAAGGATCTGGAAGGAAGAACCTCCACTCCTGGTCTTGCCAGAGACACTGTAGAAGATGCAATCGTCGACGATCCGACGAACGAGACTGAGGCTGACCTCACCAAGTTCGCAGCAATCGTTGAACAATACAAGGATCATAAGCTCTATAAGGGCGCAGCCTGGGCCGAAATGTGGCTCCAGAACGTCAAGCATCAGGGACTTTTCCCAGCTGACGCAAAGATCCAATAATTAGGAGAATCTAAGAAATGGTTAGACTCTATACACCAATCCACAGAAGGTATTCAGACCAGGGAATTATTGTCCCGAACGTTGAGCTATCAGAGGGCATTCGTCCCTTTATCGGCACAGAGGTAGCCCCGTACCTTCCAGTACAGCAGCTAGAAGAGTATCATGGCGATCACTACTCTATCCTAACGGGTAAGGCAGTTTCCATGGACAGCTTGGGCTTCGTAACCCTGGCAGGACTCAGACTACAGATGGACGCAGTCCGTGACGACCCAGAGTATGCAAACGGTGCAGCCGGCAGCCTTGACTTCGGTGTTGCAGACGCTGATGGAATCATCGCAGGCGGCGCACTTACCCTGTATGACGCAACTGACGTTGCTCAGGCAGTTTGGGATGCGCGTGGCGCAGCAGCCGTGGCTAACGAGCCTGTCATCTGGGCATTCCTCAGAGACACGCTAGGCAACTGTCCAATGGACTTCGGAGCAGGCGACAACACGACTGCATTCAATCCAGCAGGCGTTGTTGACCCGTCCGGCACAATCGTCAACACTGACGTTTACAACTTCGAGTTCGTAGACTCAGTCACCGTCGGTTATCCACAGGGTGTCGCACCTTACTCATACTACAGAAGCTCTCGTAACTTGACGGCAGCAACTGCAGCAGCAGTAGGTCTGACCAGACCTTTCGGTGCCAACGTGAACTTCTCTGTCTTCAGCCCAACCGGTCTGAGGCAGCACAACTACAACAAGCAGGGTCGTGTTGCGATCCTTTGTGACTATGCATGTGAGTACCCTTGGGTCACCACAGCAGCTAACGTTCTCATTGAGGGCATGGCAGTATTCCAGGGAGCTCTTCAGGCTGACGCTGGTGTAGGTCCTCGCCCTGGTGACTTTGTCACCATCAATGCAGCTTCCAACCTAGTCCTAGAAGGACGTGTTGGTGGCAACGCAAACAACAATGGTGGATGGGAGCAGGCTCCAGTAGTCGAGGGTCTTGATCTTGGAAACGGTGACGCAGGTCTCGTAGCCAACCAGAGAGCTCTTGAGAATAGGCTGGGACGCTTCGCTGGCTACCGCATGGGACAGCTACTAAGAGTACAGGATGCTCATGTTGATACCGCATATCTGACGCGAGTTAGGTCTAGGTTTGAAGACAACGGCGGATTCGCCGGAGCAACGTCCGACTTTACGGACATTGACAGACTGCCAGGTACGGCGACGGGCGGACAGCCTTGGAACGTATGGGCAGCAGGACGCACAGACGCGGCTCCAGCAGAGACTGGAAGCGTAATCGTTAACTTGATTTCTCGCTAAAAAGAGGAGAATCAGATAGGAGATACAAATGCCAAAGGGTAAGAGCTTTAAGGATGATTTCAGAGGCTACGAATATATGTGGAGGCATCAGGGTAAGTGCCTTGATGGTGACAAGCTTTCTTTCGAGGATGCATTGGCCACACCAGAAGCCGGATACTTTATTCCTCGTGTAATCACAAACGCAATTCAAGAAGCAGTGGAGCCGCTGCTAATCGGTCCTAGCCTTCTAACTAGGCTACAGTTCCAGCCTGGAACGTTCATCAACCTTCCGATCATGGGAGCACTTGACGGTGACTTCGATATGGGTGAGGAAGAAGAATACCAGGAGATCAGGGTCACGTTAGGCCCAGGAACGGCAATCACCAGCGTCGGAAAGACCGGTGTAGCCGTTAAGTTCTCTGAGGAAATTCTTCGTTACTCGTCATTCGACGTAGTCACGATGCACACCAGTGCAGCAGGCAAGGCGCTAGCCAGATATAAGGAGCGCAAAATCTTTGAGCTTCTTCTCAATGAGGGCACTGTCACTCACGACAACGCCGCTCCTGCGACTGCGCAGTTCGGTACAACTACCGGACGTAACTTGGTCGGAGCAGCTAACGGCTCTGTTAGAATGGAGGACCTCTTCGAGGCTTACTCTGTACTAGTGGCCAATGGTTTCATTCCCAACCTGCTTATCGTTCACCCACTCACCTGGCTGATGTTTGTACAGGACCCAGTCCTGAGAGCATTCGCACTACAGAATGGTGGTGGAGCGATGTTCCAGGGATGGACAGGCAATCCTGGCAACATGGACTTCCCGTCTCAGTTTGGCGGACAGGGCGCTGCAGGCGGTAACTATCTGGTTCCGTCTCACGCTGGTCAGCACGCTGGTGCACAGGATGTTCCATCCGCACTGACGAACTACTCTCAGAACCTAACCAGCGCTCCACAGCTACCTGGTTACTTCGGGTTCCCAATGAGTGTTCTAGTCAGCCCGTTCATGGCATTCAACACCGCAAACAACACGACTGACATCATCATGGCGTCAGCTGACGAGCTTGGTTACTTCATTGAAGACCATGGCTTGGTGGTTGAGGACTGGACCGACCCAAGGAACGATATCCTTAAGGTCAAGATGAAGGAACGTTACAGCTTGGCTGTTAAGAATGAGGGTCTTGGTATCGCCGTACTAAGAAACGTTGAGGTTACACCTAACGAGATCGTTCTGCCTGCTCAGGCTCACATTGATGTTGGTGGTGCTATTGACGCGATCAACCGTGGCGTAGCGATCTAATAACATCGCACTGACCTTATCGGTTAGTACATAGGAGATAACAATGCCAGATTGGAGCAAGGAAGCACTTGTAAATAGAGGATGGTCACAGACTGTTCTTCCGCCAGGAAACTGGTCCGGAATTTCAGGCGTGTGGACTGAGTCTTACGACGATGTCGCGAACCTATTCCGTCTTCGTAGAGGCCTTGATGCAGCAGTGACAGAATTTGTCATCTGCGCACCAATGGAGGGAAGATCCAGACTTGGATCAGACGCCGCTACAAGCAAGGGATTAAGGTTGGTAAGTGTGGAACTCAACTATGAGGTAAGAACTGCAGATCTTCAAAATGTGACTGTTCTTCCTCTCAGGTATACACCACCTGCTAATGGTGTAGTCGCAGCCTCTACAGCAATCGTGGGAGCATATGATGCAGCCCATGACCTTGCAGCAGAGAGAGGGTTGGATACCGCCAATCCTGAATTGCATACTCTGCTATTCACTCTGACGACAGCAGATTACTTTGACGCTGACGAAGCGCTCTTGGTAAGGGTGGCTGTTGATGGCGATGCAGGCGCAGCGGGCATCTTCGACTGGAGAAGCCTTGTCCTTCATTGGGACGCAGGAGCATAAACAATGGCAGATATTACTACCAAGGTTGCTGGTGCAGCGTTTGATCTCGCTGGAACAGACACTGGAGAAGCAGCACAATTAGACATTCTTGATGCGGCAGCATCGATGGTTGCAGCACAGGTGGAAGCAGCTCTTGCTGAGCTTTCCACTCCTGTTACACTCAGTGCAGCTGCAGAGGGTGGCGATGCTATAGTCGTGACTCTGGCAGGCCCTGCTCACGCAGCACAGTACTTTGCACAGGTTTACGATGCAGCTGGTCTCGAAGCTCTCGTTGGCGTATGGACTATCACAATCGGTGGTGGCGCGTCAGCAGTCTCGACAAACGTAAAGCCTGGCGTCGTATTCACCTCAAGCGCAGGTGGAGCAGCCACGCTGACTGTCACAGACGTTGCAACAGGAACAGGAGCGACTGTTTATCTCGAAGTAAGACCGGCAAGCGTACAGGCCGGATCAAAAGCAGGACCAGCAGCGCTGATCCCACTTACCTTCGCGGTATAAAATTACACGGATTGACTGAACTATAGAATTTGGTTATTCTCTCGGAGGAGGAGAGAATGGGTACAATTGTCACTAGAGTAGTTGGTGGTGTCTCTATTAGAGCCGGCTCTGACGTTATCCTGGATTCAGGAGAAGACGTTGGATCCGTATCTAGAGGCTTCCTTGCTCTAACTGAAAATTTACAAGTATCAGATTCAGTCACAGTAGACACAGTGCAGTTCTTGGGGGGTGGCTCTAGCCCCTATAGACAATCAGTTCCTGATAGCTGCAACAGCATTGGGAACCGTAGCGAACTTAGCTGCAGCCATAACCTCGGCGTCTTTCTCGATGGCATTGTAATTGACCTAAGAGATTAGAACACATACCATGTCCGTAAAGGAGAATGGTATGAGAATTAGACTAGGATCGAGCTTTATGTGGAGTCTCCCAAGTTGGGAGAGGGATGAGTGTCTTAACAAATCTCAGCCCTTACGAGATATAGAGTTCGATGAACTCTCTGAGGAAGAGAAAGCAATAGTTGCAATGAGTCTCAAGGCTGGCACCATAACTGATGCCACAAATGAGGATGGCTCTGGGCTTGGTCAGCTAGGTGAATCAGAGGAAGCCATCCAGAGTTATCTAGAGCTCTCTGTTCCCAAGTTTCGTAAGCAGGTCGTCAAGAACATCCAACCAGAGCAGATCGCTCTTGTAGACAATCTAATCAAAGCAATCAAGGCTTCTTCTCATCCAGGGAAGAGGCCTTTGTTGCAAATGCTTCTCCCGTTAAAAAAGGGTATGATAAGTCCTAAGGATCCGTTTATTGGTGATATAGGAGTTGACTCTAAGTGGGCAACACTCGAAAAGATCGAGATTGAGGAGCCCACGAAGTCCATGGACGCAGGCAAGCTTATAACTAAGTTCGAGACCTGGGCGAAGGACAATAACAAAGAGCTTGGTGAATCAGAATTCACAGAGTTCATGGAGACATTATAAATGGCAGACATAACAGTAACTACCACCTTGGATGCAGTTCTTTACCAAGGCGCTCTGCTAGCTCAGAACGGACAGATGCCAATAGTGGGTTACAACCCTGAGGTTACTTTCTTCAACGCAGATTTGGTTGAGGTCGTAGAAGAGTGGGAGCGCCAAGAGTTCAACGTCGGTGGTCTCTTCAGACGAGATACATATAGAAATGCCGCAGGCGATATCGTAAGAGTTTCAGGTTGGCGAATCGAGAACCCTCCTGTAATCAGTGTGACAGCTCCGATTACCGGACAGATCAATGGCGGCAATGTGGCTCTTACATTGACAGGGACAAACTTTGGAGTCCTTGTTCCTCAGATACAGGTCCACCTGTTGTTCAGACCCTCTTACAAAAAGGGCTCTGTTCAGAGAAGGGGTGGCGGACTCAACAGAATTGCAGCAACTGTGCTCACCGTAGCGGACACTTCCATTACAGCTACCCTAAATCTCAATGAGGAATATAGGGGTGCTCAGATGTTCGATAATCAGGTCGCCTCAATAGTTGTACAAAGACTAGATCGTGGACTTGAGAGTGATCCCATCAACTTCACTCTGACCGGTAGTCCGGACCCGGAGGCATAAGAGATGGCAGATTCAAAGAATATCCCAACCAAGCTAGGTATTGATCCAAGACGAATTGATATAGAAGTCGGTTCTGATATTGAGATCGGCGCAGTTGAGATCAAGAACGCGACGACTGATGTAAGAGCAATCGTCTCAGGCGCAGGTTCTTTACATGTACTGGAAGACAACTCTGCTGCAATCGAGCTTGTCTTAGGAACAATCGATACAGACACAGGAAACATCGTAACTGCTGTTCAGCTATTGGACAATGTAGTCGGTGTAGAGGGTGCGGGTATGGTTACGAGTGGCAA